CTGTCGTTGAGTACAGCAAGACGGCAACTTGGGTGATACAGTTCACCGTTACTGTCAGTGGCTGTGCCATCAATGAATGCCTGAGCAATCGCGACGACTTTGCTTGCACGAGCAGCGTCCATCCAGATAGTGTAGTTTACACCAATCTGAAAGCCTGCTTCCTCACCGAACTTGGCCTGTAGTGTTACAGGAATTTCGGTCTTGTTGAACGAGCCTGAGCCGTCCTTCAAGTTATGTGTGTGCGTTGTAGGTGCACCAACCTTAGTGATGAGAAGAGTCATTAGACCCAACCCCTTTCTGTGACCGTAGTCACATAAACTACCAGCAACCCGATGTTACCAGTAGGCGAAGTCCCGAAAGACCCCGACTTATTCAACGGCCAGACCCGTGATGGGGGCCAGACCGCGGAAAATCTCTTGAACCGTGTTTAGAATCAAAGTGGAACCAAGTCTTGGGGACTAGGCAGAGCACGGTACTTGTTTAGAATATAACATTAAGATAATACTTATCCTAGAGGCCCAGATCCTTGAGCCCCTGGATAAGCAGATCCATCATTGATTTCTGCCCACGCTTGCCGGCTTGGAACATTACACGGTCAATAAGACCATAACGCAGATGAGCATTAGCTTTGATGTATTCACCACGACCTTCGTGATATACTTTCTCGTAGCTCATCTTTGGATCAGTCATCCAGCGGTAGATAGCAACAGCCATCTTGGTTGGTGACTTGGACGTTTCAATCTCATCGACCATCATCTTGACAATGGCTTCCAACTCGGTTGAAGAATACACAGCGTTCCATGCCTTGAAGTAACGGCTTGACCACTTTGTCTCTTCTGCCTTAGCTTCTGCCTTACGTTCGTCAAATGCACGCAACATGTGGATGTACTTGGTGTTGAATGCTTCACAGACAGCCTGTGTTTGATCTGACAGCGTAGGAATTAACTGTTGCAGTTGAGGGATTAACTCAGAACGCATGCGGAGATAGATAGTGTTCTTCTTCTCTTCGCGTACATCCTTGAGTACCTTGATGTAGTGCTCACTGAGCTCTGCCAATGGTCCATCGTAGACATTACCTTCCAACTCATGCTTGAACCGATCAGGGATACGACTCATCATATAGCTGTCAACCCTGATATCTTGCTTGATGATATCATCGATCATTGATTGCCACATGGTTGATACGCTGCCACTGATAAAGCGGAATGCCTCAATGTTTGCTGTCTGAGAGCTTGCATCGATAATGTCATTACCACTAGCTGGCATGTAGGTTGGGTAGCTTGGACCGAACACACTTGCATGCACCATCATGAAGTTCGAGAATGAACCAAACCCAGGGTTGTGCAGTTGTGCATCAATCATGTCCTTGGCGTTATCCCGTGTGAATCCCCTCTTGGTGTACTGTGTTGAGTTCAGGATTTCATTGAGCTTAGTGTCAACAATAGTGTCTTTAAGCAGTGTGCTCATCGGCAATGTTGCTTTGCTAAGGTCAATTACCTGTACCATGTCCTCGTTTACACGCATAAATGGCATTGTCTCTGCATCGTAACGCTCGATTGAATAACCACCAGGTCCGTTTGGTGAACGAATGATAACAACCATGTCGATTGCTTCTTCTGGTGTGGTTGGTACTTCCAGGTCAGCTGGGATAACAAATCCATCCCTGAATTCCTGGTGTGACAACCCATAGAGAGTTACAACTGGCGAAGAGCTCCACAACTTAATGCGAATGAACCTAGCCATGTCACCATCTTGATCCCATGTATCGTGGAGGTCTGCTGTCTCAACAAAGCGATTGCCTGGGATGATTGCACCGAAGCGCTTGTCATACCATACAACATTTGACTTTGACTCTGGCAGCTCTTGTCCACCCATGATTTGCAATGCCTCATGAGTAATGACAGGAGCCATGAATGCATTAAACATTGGCAACCAGATGTTACCACGCTTAACTGATGCACTCATGCGATTAGCAAGCTGACCATACGCCATGTGGATGAAGTTTGAGCTGTCATACAATGAGAACCCAGCCTTTTGCCACTTGATGTAGTTTGCTTGCCACTCTTGGAGTTCATTGTCTTCGTTGACTACTCCATGATCCTCTTGATCATCCATGCTAACAGTCATCCATTCTGGCATATTGCCCACTTCGATTTCTTTCTTGAAGTCAGACAAAAGACTGTCACATGTAGCTTTGAGGTGTTCAGTGGTGTACAACCATGGATTGTTGATCATTGATTGATCGTCAATCGTTACTTCGTACAGAGTTGGCATCGGCCACGCTACAAATGTATAATTACCATCTGTTGTGGACAATTCCTTCTTCTCCATTGATTCGTGGTACACAATATCTGCTGGGATTTCATCATCCTCAACAATGTGCAACAAGCCCTTAAGCATGAAGCTTTCCATTTTCATACGGAACAACCAAGTACGATTGTCACCGTGCACACCACCAATCATCCTGCCTCTTACTTCCGCATCTTTGATAGGGAAACAAGCTTTGATGAATGCTGATTTGCGCATAAAGGCTGGTCCATCAAACATCACCTCATCTGCTGGATCATACTTCAATCCATAGCTAGAGTAGTATTGCTCAAGCCATTCGTTCGTATAAGCCTTAGTGGTGACTGACTTCATTGACCTTGAACGATATACCTGAGTAAACCGTGTGATTTCTTGAAGTCGCTTTGATGTCTTCTTCATGTCGATTACGCTGACACCAAGATCATCCAATGACCAGTTGTTGTCTTCACGCATCTTCAAGAAGAAAGCATGTGTTGCATTAGCCCAGGCAAAGTTGGATTCTTCGATGAGTGCATCTAAGTCTCCGTTGTCCTTGCTGATCCACTGCTTCAGCTCATTGATTGTGATCATCTTAAGCTTGAACTTCTTACCGCGGCTGTTAAGCTTGTGCTCCAAGAGTCCATACTTCCAAGTAGGGTTGTTGTTGATTGGCATAAGCCAGATATGGTGGTTGTATGCACCATTCTCACCAGTGCGAACTGTTGTCCCCATCTTGAATGGTTTGCCCGTCTTCTTTACGGTTGAATAGGCCAATGACTCACGCTCTGTTGGGTCGTTGGTGATGGTGTGGAAGAAGTCATGCATGAATGCAATCACTTCTGCTCCTTTCTGTTGAGGCTCTGTCGTTAAACGATTGAGCTTTTGTTGTGGTGTTTCCATGGGTTTTACCTCCCCATTTGTTGTTGGTTGATTGTTTGATTGATTTAATACAGACATGCGATGCATCCGTTGGTGAATACTTCAGTGCCTGATCCGCCCATTTCTTCTGGCTGGTATTTCGTGCCACATACATGACATTCAACTTTGCCAAATGGCTCATCCTCATCGATAACTTGGACAGGCTTAACGGGCTTAGGCTTGTATGCCTTAAGCTTGTCAATAGCTGCTGATGCCCACTTGGTGGTGAGTACATTTGTCCCATCGATATGTGCTTTCATCTTTGTTGTCAAAGACTCCTGCTCATCAATTGTCATGTTTGATTTAACTTCCAAGAACAAAGACCGGATAAACTTTATCTGCTTATCTGTCATTGGTTTGTTCTTTGGTGCAAGTTGAGCCAGTTGCTCTCCACACAGTTCACAATAAACTGCCTTGTAGTCTGTGTTTACTTGTCCTGGAATTAATTTCCAATCCCAGACTTGGTGTTTGCACTGCTTCATCGGATTTACCTCCCGAATTGTTGTTGGTTGATTTGACATGGCTTCTTTCCTTTCGTTGTTTGTTGTTTCTTGATTGACATTTTCTTGCGGCACTAACTCAATTGCGGTAGACCCCTGTAGACCGTGCAAAGGACGCTCTGGGTAGTAACCAAGTTGTGGGACTGGATCCCAGTTAATAGATACGGTATAACCTCCCTTTGGTATCTTCTGGACATAGTTCCATTTTCCACGTGAATTTTGCCTATTAACAGATACTCCATTGGGTTCAAACCTAACCCACTTTACAGTGCCTGTTATATGAGGCTTTGCCTTGGAACGTACCTTGTCCCCTGGATTAAATGGCTTCATGATTACTTTCCTCCCTCGTTGAATAGTGATAGTTGGTTGTCTTTCATTGTTTGCTTTGCTTGAGATACTAGTTTCTTCTTCTCGACCCTAGTTTCACTGCCTGCTTTGCATTCGGTGCACCACACACGCTTTACTGGGTAAAACGTAATCCAAGCATTAGCTATGTGAACATAGTGTTTGCCTAGGGCACACCACACCTCTTTCTCTGAATCCCGAGCAAAACGGGAATAGTTCTTCCAATGTAACCTTGCCATTACTCCCCCTTTATGTTTTCTTCTAGGAATTGTTTTGCATTTTTCTCACACCAACCACACGAACCACATTTCTGAATGTGCGTGTTTAATTTCCAGATTATGAGATGCTTTTCTAACTGTTTCTGCTGGCGAGAACTTAAAAGATATCCGCCATTGTTCTTTTCGCAGAAATCAAAGTATGCTTGCCTGTCTAAATCAAGCACACCTAATTTGAATATATCACTCATTACTTTTCTCCTTGGTTGTTGTTTGTTACTCGTAATTCAATTTCCATGTCTCGGCATGTCAATTCAAGGCTTGCGTTGAGGTTAAACCGATCAATTATGGCTTCAATGAATTCTTTCGAGAATCCATACAAAGTATTATTAACGTTAACCTCGGTGTATTGAATACCGCTATTGGCAGTGTGGACTGATGGCCTTCCACTCCATGGTCCGGTAAGAACCCTGTGTGATCCATCTTGCATTGTCAATTCAAATGACTGGCCTCCATAACCACGACCAATTTTATTGGATCCATCATGGATAAAGCCATTAACAATTGCACCATCATCTGAAATGCCAACAAATGAATATGATGATTTTGTTTCATCACACACATTTTCGTATTGGGTATACGTCAATGCTCCACTTGTTAGCCGATTGTCATTTGATTGGATTTTAACCTCATGCCATTCTCCCATGTGATGTAACACAATTTCAGCTTTTGAGATTAAATCCAGCCTTGACTGGAATTTATTATTGTTTTCTAACATTACTTTTCTCCTTTGTTGTTTTTTGGCTTACTGTTTTCTGTTGATTGCAAAAATCTATCTTAGAGCATTCGGCCTTTCGTCAAGACCATAATTGCATTCCAGTAGATGTCTGCATCTTTTTCTTGCTTGTTTGCCTCTGCATCATTCAATGCAAAAACCAATTCATTGATGAGTGCTTTCTTGCTTAATTTTTCTTGTAGTATTTTTGCTACAATTTCTTCGGCAGTGAACACTCTTGGTTTTGGTACATTTTCTTCAGGCATTCGTTTCTCCTTTTGGATTGTTGTTTGTTGACATGTTTACTTTCCTGCGTTTTCTGTTGGTAGCTTAATTGATTCACCGATTCGCAAATAACGAGTCTTCAATTCTGGATTGAGGTCCACGATATCACCAACCATATTTGTGGTGCTATTGCCGTAGCAATTGGCCTTGGCTATACTCCAAAGAGTATCTCCTTCGTATGCAACAACTGAACTTACGTAACAGTATGTTGGCTTATTGATTAGCAAGCCCGATGCTATTAAAGCCGCAATTGCGACAATAAGAACAACGAACATTTTTGTTGCTTTACTCATTGCTTTCTCCTTAATTGATATTGGATAAATAACCATGTGATTTACAACCTCTTGATTAACGGTTGGGTCATGAAGTTAACGTCTACCAATAGACAATGTACTTAATTAGCAGTTAGTGCCGCACAAGGCTTTAATACCTGCAGGAGAAGCCTTTACTGACTCTTCCCATAGGTTTACTGAATGAAGGGTCCAGCGGTAGCCCCACATGCGTGCACGTGAATCCCATGAACGCTCACCTAGAAGGCGGACAATCTTTCCATTGTACATCTTATTCATGTACTCTGGGATGTTATGGGTGTGTGTGAATGTATGGCTATCAGATGCACCGCACCCAACAAGCTGTATCCACACTGCCTGGCCATCATGGCACACGTACTTGCCAATAACCTCGGCATACTGTGCATGTGTGTTGTACGCCTGAGCCATCTGCTCACACGTGGTTAGTGTTACTGGTAACATGGTTACTTTCCTCCCTTATTGGTGATTGATGTTTCTACTAGGTATGCCCTTACATAGGCACATGTCTTTGCATTTACTGGTATGTTGTGCTTTACACAATGCAGTAGGTACTTACGGTACGTACGTGCATATGATGTCCTGTTATGGTCCATGACTATCTCCTATGTTTGAAGTGAATAAAGCCCAATGTTTTACATACCATGGCTATCGTATGGTTCATGTTGTTTAGTGTCCACCAATGGACATTGATTAGTGATCTGTTCACTAGTCATTAAAAAAAAAGATTCCCAGGATGGCAGGGGGTTACCATCCCGGGAAATCTCTTACTTATTTATATGCTTGCTTCTTCCAATAGAGCAATGAATTCTGCTCTGTGTTCAGGGCAATGGTGCCACGAACGATCCTTGCACTTACTGCTTACGATGTGGTTGATCAATACCCACTCGTAATGACCAATAGCAGGATATACTTCTCCTGTTATCTTGTTCTTCAATGTAACTGACATGATGCTCCTTATTGTTAGTTAAGACCCCATACCCGGGTGGGCACGTTAAAGATCTTAAGGGTGTGTATATACCCACTACTACTGGCCCATATTTTTTCCATATTTTTAGCCTATTAGTTTTTTTTTTATATATGTTTTTACATCAAAAATTTTTCCCTTATTTTTATACCTATATAGGAAATCGGCCGGCAAAAAAAGTTTGGAATATATTGTGATAGAGGTTGTCAAAGGTAAACATGCTTTGCTATTATCTTTGTTGCCATATACATATCATGTACAAGAATCATATAACCATCAATGCCTAGTACAAAAGGATAAGAAAATGAATAACAACAAGAGTACGTTGACACAAAAATCACAGGATGATATTCAACTGGATATGTTCGAGGATTATGAAGGGTTAGACGTGGAAGATGATGTCTTCTATCAGTTTAACGCTAAGACATACTATGGAGCTAAGTCAGCTTACGTTGAGGTTGAAGATTATGATTTCGACAACTACGGCTATAATGACTAATATTTAACGTATATAAAAGAAAAACCCCCTGGATATACCGGGGGGTTTTTTTATATCCTTATATAAGTATTATTATAGATCATTTAAATCGTTAGGAAACTCCCTAGGATCGATAACCCAGGATTCAATACCATCCTCTTCGCACAAGCCCTCTATGATAGAAAATTTATCCCTACCGGTAAGCTCGGAAATATCATCGATCATTTCCCACACTTCAATACTAAAAACATTGAATACTAAGTTACCATTGCCATCAGGATGGAAGGTAACCACACTCTCAGTCTCTAAGTCATCATCATCAAGCAAGAAGACCTGTTCTTCTAACTCTTCCCCGTTTTCCCTATTATAGATTATAAGTTCAAACAATTTTTTGAAAAAGTCCATACACATCATTCTACTAGATGATACCCTTATAGTAATCTGTTAAAAATAAAAAAAATAATTTTTGCGCGGAACTTGCGGGGAAGCCCAAAGATTTGTTATTTCTTGTAAACAAAAGAAGACCACATATATCTATGTCTATCTATCAGATCTGTTACAAGATGTAACTCATGAGCAGCAAAGACAATAGCCGAACCAGCCGGCGGCTTTAACGAAAGGCCATATTCCGGGAATTCTATCAGCCCCCCCTCGTAATCTTCATTTAAGTATCCACATAGCGTATACTCAACCGGCCTTGCATTACCGCTACCGTCATAGGCGTAATCCCTGTGGGCGCTCATACCTCTCATAGGAAAGTCCCATTTCCTTATATAGATCCCATCCTCATCATAATAGTATAAATCATTATTTATATTGAGTTCAGCCATATACTGGTCTAAACATATTCGGGTGGCAGAATTTATCTGTTCAAATATGTAACTATTTTTTTTTATAAAGTTTAATTCGCCAATTCTATAATTAGGGTCATTATTGTTTCTGCCCCAAAATTGCCACTCAGACTTATCTAGATCTAAAAATATTTGATCTAAATCTTGAAAAAGATCTGTAAATAATAAAATATCATCAGTTAACCTAATCATCTAATTCAAGACCAATCATTTAATAGCTCCAAACTTTTCTTAATAAACAAATCTAATATTTTACTATTATATTCATCCTTAAGACCATCTACTGGATGAGGGGCTTTATTATGGGTCATATCTGGAGTTAGTTCTTTTACCCCAACTGCATCAAGAATCTCAGATTGAAAAATAAAATTAGTTATTCCAGCATCATGCGCATACTTGTGCAAACTGTCTAAGAATTTTTTATTTTGATTTAATCTTTGCTGATACGTGTAATGACTACTAATTCCCTCATACTTAAGTATCATTTCAGTAAACTGTGGAAGTGGCTCTATAATTACTATAGTAGAATTTTTAAAATTATTTACAATTTCTTTTATATACCTTTTAGCTACTTCATCAGCGTTGTCGTAGCGTGAAAGAAAAGTCCTTACATCAACATAGCCAAACCATAAAAGAAGTATGCCGTCATCTTTTATATCGGAAAATGGTATAATCCCATCACCATAGAAAAGCTGTTCTTCTTTACCTGAAGACAATTCTTCTTCCTCATACATTTTCTTAAAATCAAGATTCCAAACACTTTTTGCCGCTTTACCCCAAAAGACAACATCAACTAAACTCGGCGTTACTTTATTCTTACCATAATGCTCAGAGACTCTAGACACATGGCAATCGCCAATCAAATATATTTTTTTCATATTATTAAATTATTCCTTTATTTTTAGCTACAAATTCATGTACTAAATTGTATTTATTATCTTCGTTATGATTTCTTATCATCAAATCAGTTACACCAATACTCTTCAAATATTTTATTTTTTCTAAAACTTGTTCTTCTGTCCCAAAAATCGTCCATCTTTTTTGATGTTTTTGTTTTATTTGATCTACAACTTTTTCTGCTTCTTCATAAGTGTTTCTAATTATTAGAGCAGCGCAAACCATTCTATTCTTATTTCTTTTAAATTTTTTTGGATTATCTACAAAACTATCCATCATACACAAGTTGTAATCGGCAAAAACCGAAGCTGAATTAAGAGTATTATCTGACGTGCCAGACATAACAATTTCTGGTACCTTTTTTTTATCTATTATAGATAATACTTTCTTAATCCATTCATGTGTATACATTACTCTTTTTTGACTAGTATAAAAATTTTCTTTATTAAAAATAATATCATCTACAGATGTTTCAGAATCATGAATGTCACCAGATACTATATTGAACATTATTCTATTTTCTTGAATTTCGCTAAAGCCTCTGTACATCATAACGAAATATTCTGGGCTTATTGCATATGTTCGTATTGCTATCATATATTTAAATGTATGCGTTGTATCTAAAACATTTGCGCATTTTATCCAAAAATCATTTTCTAAAGAATGATAAACTAAAAGAACAGAATAATAGTTGCATTTATTTGCTAATTCTGAAATTTTTTTCAAACCATCTATATTAGATGAGCCATTAACGTACATTAAATGTAACTTCATTTTATTAATGAATATCCCTGTATCTTACAGCGGTTATCCCCTTTTTCTTTTCCTCTATAAGTTCCAGGGGTTCCTCCCAAATAAATCCATTTACAGGAGTGCACCAAGTCGACCATCTATTGTGTGGATCTTCTTTTATATTTTTTATTTGCTGTTCGTACTCTGCAGTTTTGTAACAGAAAAATGTACCAGGGTTACTAGACGACGGTAATACAAAGTTTGAGTACGCAAAACGCACCCCGCTAGTGACTTCTTTAACTCCATGGCAATAATCTCCATGTGATCCATGAATTATTAAATCTCCATTTTCTGGTTTAACCAAAAGTTCTTCACCATTATCAAGAGGTAAAAGTCCTCCTACAAATTCTAGTTTATTATTAAAATTTGGATAATATACTTCTCCACCTTCAAAATCTCCAAAATAAACAATTAACCCATAATGAAGACGGCAACACGTGCCCCACATATCCGGAGAAATTAAAACCCTTGAAGATATATCGCATGTTTCACAAACTGGACCACAATCTTCATGAACTGCCCCAGGAGCATCTGCATGATGATACATGCCTGGTTGACCAACCTTGGACCTTAATAGGGAAAGTTGTGGATGCATAGAAAGCTCCGGGTAGAGCAACTCACTGGCTTTTTCCCAAACCTCATGCATCTCAGGAATTAAGGGGGTAACTCTTGAGTTGTACCAATCTTGATTATGTTGAATGTTTGAGTCTTTTAAATGTTCTTTTAAAATAGAGTTTATTTTTTTTAATAAATCATCTTTTATAAAATTTTTATATATAAACAATTTAGGAGCTAATTGTTTTATATTTGGATTTTTTCTAAAAGATTCTTTATACATAGACATAGTATAATTGTACCTTATAAATTGGGTGATTTAACCTCTAGGTTAGACTTAATCTTAATAATAAGATCTTCTCTAGATTTTAATTTTTCTACAGCGTTGTCTCTACCTTGAGCAAAGTTTTCACCATCAAGATAAACCCAAGCACCTTTTTGAGTGAACATACCTTGGCCCAAAGCAAGATCAAACAAGCAGCCAAATTGATCCACGCCCTTACCGTAAAGAATGTCAAATTCTGTAATTTTTAGTGGAGGAGCCATTTTGTTTTTAATAATCTTAGCCTTAACCTTGATTCCTATTGCCTCACCAGATTTATCCTTAAGATCTTCCTTCTTACGCAAGTCAATGCGTACCGAGGCAGCATACTTAAGAGCCATACCACCAGGAGTGGTTTCGGGATTACCAAACATAACACCAATTTTGTTGCGCAACTGATTTATAAACAATAGGAGCGTTTTTGTCTCGGATGCGGCCGAAACTAGCTTTCGCATCGCTTTGGCCATTAGACGAGCTTGTAGGCCCATCTGAGCGGACTCCATCTCACCTTCTAGCTCTGCTTTTGGAATGAGTGAAGCAACAGAGTCAATTACGACAACTCCCACTTCACCTGAGCGTACAAGACGGTCAACTATTTCTAAAGCTTGCTCGCCGTAATCTGGTTGAGAAAAGATTAACTTATCTAAATCCACGCCTAAAGCGGTCATGTAAATTGGGTCTAAAGCATGCTCGGCATCTATATAAGCACACTTCAAGCCCATTTTTTGAGCTTCTGTAATAACAGTAAGAGCAATGGTGGATTTACCGGAAGACTCTGGTCCATATATTTCCACTATTCTCCCTCTAGGTAAGCCGCCTATGCCGAGAATATTATCTAGCGTAGCAGCACCGGTGGGGATACAAGGCCATTTTTGCACATTGGTAGACCCGAGAGTAATTACGGATCCGGCACCAAATTGACGCTCTAATTGAGCGATGATTACTTCTAAAGCTTTTGATTCATCCATAGAGATATTCTATCATACTTTCATTGCTAAAGCTGCTTGGACTTCCTTCATCTTGTCCACAACTTTAGCTTCAACAAATCTAAGTTCAGCTTGAGTTTGTGGATCTTGACCAAGCATTGATTGTCTTACTTGTTCGCGCAACTTAGTTAACTGCTTAAGATAAGTAAATGATGGCTTTATTGTTTTGCTCATTGTGAGGGTCTCCTAATCTAGATGGTATAATTACTACAAGAAATTATATACAGATGGGATACAAAATGCAACGCAAAATAGAATTAGATGACAATTTTTACAGAGCAGTATATTTGCTTAAGAATAGATTTAATAACGTAACTGACCTTATTAAGTACTGGGCATACGCGGGACCTTGCGATCAGGGACAGCCTGAAATAGAAAACATAAAAAAAATTGGCAAGTGACTTGAAGTAAAGAGAAAAAAATAGTAGACTGGGATTTTACCCCCTACCCCCTACCCCCTTACTATATACATATATGTTATAAATAATATGTATATATATAATAATATATTATATTAATATATAGAATCTTAATTTTTAAAACATGAACGGAGCACAAAATGAAGATATACCAAATATATGTTCCGGATCTTAACGCATACGTTAAATACAAAGTATTAGAACCAGAAGAAATAGAATCGTTTGTTTCACAAGTAAATGCCAAGACAGAAAAAGAACGAAGAAGAAAAGTTCTTCAATATGTAATTTTTAATTTAAAAACAGAAATATCCCAAGCATTGGGGTTGATGTCTAGACCAGATGCAGAAAGATGTGTAGAAGCACTATACACAGGTTGCGTAATGCTAAATCCTGGATTGGACATAGACTACTGGGTTGCTATTGCTTATTCGTTTGGTGCTGAGGAATATGATCTATCTACAGATAGAAATTTTGAAGAACTAAAAAATATACTCAGTAAAGTAAAAGATAAAAAAGGTTCTAAGGGGCAAGATAAAGCAGTACAAACTGCCAAGAAGATAAGTAAACAAAAGTTTCTTGGATTAGAACATCATCTTAAGAATAGTATTATCGGCCAAGACGAAGCAGTAGAATCCATTTGCGAAGCATTGATTAGATCTCAAGCTGGTTTAAATGATTCTAATAGACCATTAGGTGTTTTTATGTTTGCCGGCGCTTCAGGCGTAGGTAAGACACATTTGGCAAGAACATTGCACGAATATTTATTTACATTAGATTATCCGATGGTAAGAATAGATTGTGGTGAATTTCAACAAAAACATGAGAACCAAAAGCTAATAGGTTCGCCGCCAGGTTATGTCGGCCATGATGAGGGTGGACAGTTGGTTAACCAGATCCAAAAAAATCCGAACTCAGTAGTGCTTATAGATGAAGTGGAAAAAGCTCACCCAGATATTTGGAATACATTCTTAAGAGTATTTGACGAAGGAATCATTACCGACGGAAAAGGTGAAAAAGTAGACTTTAGAAATACCATAATAATATTAACAACTAATCTTGGTAACGAAAAAACAGTGGATCATATGATCGGCACTGGAACAGGTTTTAATAAGAATGTAAACTATCAAGGGTCCACATCTGCAATTCCGCTAAAGTCCATGGTTGAAAGAAACACGATGGACGCAGCAAGAAAATACTTTAGACCTGAATTATTAAATAGAATTGATAAAGTTGTTGTGTTTAATCATTTAACTAGAGCTGACTGCGAAAGAATAGCTGAATTAGAAATGCGAATAATTTCTGACAAATTAAACAAAAAAGGTTTTAATATTGAATATAATCAAAATGTTATCAATGGTTTGATTGACAGAGGAATTGATACTGTCAAGGGGGCAAGAGGATTGGCTCAAGTTCGTAGAGATAAGATAGAAACCTCATTAGCCAAGACTATAGTTAATACATCAGTTCCTAAAGGTACAACATTTACTTTAGACTATTTGGATGACAACTTTCACTTTACAGTTATTAAACCAGCTAAAAAAGTAAAAACCACATAACTGAGTCATTACTATTAATATTAAGTATTAGATTAGGAGTTTCTATGGGAGAAGCAACAAGACTTTCTGGAGCAGTTGCTCGCACAAAAACTAGTGGTCGATCAATTGGCGCAGCCATCAAAAAAAACCCTAAGAAGAGCATGGCCATTGGAGCTGGAGCAGTTTTTGGCTATGGGGCCATGAGGGGCCGTAGAGGTTCTGGAACTGGGCAAAGAATGCCAGGTTCACAAAAAGGAATAAGGAACTACTAACATGCCAGCTTTACCAGGTAAAAAACTTCCATATGTTTTAGATAAACTTGGTTTAGGTGCAGGCGCAGCTGGAAGATATGTTGATACTCCACGCGGAGCAAAAATAGCGGGCAGAGTAGAAAAGAAGATGTTTAGGGGTGTAGGGAAAACCTTACACCCAATGGATAGGTATAGTCCAGAATTTGCTGCAAAACACAGGGCACAATCAATATCTGCAAGACAAAGACAAGTTGGGGGAAGGTATGCAGCTGGAGCCATTGGCCTTGGAACAATGGGCATGTATAATGGTAGAAGTAGTGGATCAAGAGGTGGCCCAAGTCCAATGACAAGGGCAAGGCCAGGATCAGGTAGAAACCCATAAATAAAAAAGTTAGGAAATGTGATGAATGATTGGAAGAGTTATACAGATGTTAATGGTGATTTTCAACTAGCAAATTTTTTGTATAAAAGCATTAATGAATTGATGAAAAATTCTTTAGATATGGGAACATTGTTGTCTAATGATCAATATAAGCTGAGGGCTTATAAAGAGCAAACAAAAAAATTGTTTAAGAACAAATGGTTAAACATAGCAGATGCGTTAGAGTATTTTGACATTCTAGAAAAATGTGTTTGCTACGTTGATAGATCAGAGCCTTACTGTGATGTCTGTAAAGGTTCAAGATATAAAATATCTTCCTATTTATCTCCAGATGAAATGAGAGAAGTAAGCACTTTTGTTAACGCTATGCAAGATAGTGAAGTTCAAGAAAAACTTCAAAAAGGTTTAATGAAGCTTTTAGAAGATATTAGTTAATTATGTTTTGCCCTCGTTGCGATTATCGCATGGAGTTAATGACTGAAGAAAGATTTGTCGAATATGGAAAACTTTCGGTCGAGTCTAAGAAAGAGTACTTTTGTAATAATTGCGTTTGTGCTTTAATAGAATGTTTTAAAGGTTCCGAATTTTATAGCTCTGATTGGATTGATTTTAATGGCTGATATACAAAAGTTTAATGATAAAGAACAATTTTTAAAAAGCTTTGAATCACTTCGTCCAGATTTATTTTTTCCAGAAAATTGGACTGATGAAGAAAGAACAAAAGCTGTTGAATTAATAAGGCCTCAAAAAACTAGGTCAACGATGTTTTCTTCAATACCTATGAATTGTGAATCTATCAAATGCATTTTTGCAGCGACATGTCCTTTATTAAAAGAAAATCTTGCTCCGAAAGGAAAACCATGTCCGATAGAAATGGCGATGGTTGCACAGTTCACTGCTGAATATATGGAACAGCTAGATGTTCATTCTGATAATTTAATTGAAGTTTCAATGATTAGAGATCTTGTGGATCAAGAAGTGCAGTATCTTCGTAAGACAAAGTTATTAGCTAAAGAACATTTTATTCAAGAAAACATTATTGGAGTTGATCAAGAGGGTAGTCCAATATTAAAGAAAGAACTACACATGGCAGTTGAGCTGGAAGATAGATTGCATAAGAGAAGAAAAGATTTACGTAATCAACTTCTTGCAACCAGAGAAGCTAAAGCTAAAGCTGGTCAAATGCAAGCAGACAGCGCACAGGCTATATCTGATATTCTATATAAGGTACAATCTGTGCAAATTGAAAAAGAAAAATTGTTAAGACAAAAACTTGGAACATATGAAGTTGATGATTATATTGAAGCATCTAGTAAAGAATTAGAGGCTCCGCCAAATGGCGATAATCAATGACTTCAGCACGCACCCGTCTAACTTATTAGCTAACGCACTGCGCAATACTGGAACTAAAGGTTCTTTTTTTGGCAGGATAAGTAGTTCATCTGCTAATAGTGTTTACCGGAACAGGTAAAGATTTTTTGGAAAGATATTCTCAGTTTGAGAAAAGATATCAGTCGGAACTTTTAAAAAATTTAGATGTTGGCAAAGCGCAAGGTGTTGATTTAGATTTTATAATGAACGGTGGTGCAATAAATCTAGATATTTTAAACGCGGAAGCAAAAACTATGCTCGAAAGAGAATATAAAGAAGATGTTCTCAGGCTACCAAAAGCGTTTAGAGATATAGGTAATCCTGGTATACAAATGCCTTCTAGTAACAGATACAGACATGCATTTAGATATGGCGTAGACACAGAAGAACGGATTATTGAATCCAGCTCAAGTTGTTTTGAATAGAACAATGTTTAACGTAAATCCAAATAAATCTGGTTTTGAAGCATTTAATGTTGGAACTTCTAATCTTATGGGACATAGAGCTTTAAGCCAGATGTTTAAGATAGATGAAATAACCGGTGAAACTGTATTGAGGAATATGTCAGAAGTTATTGCTGGTAGATCAGTAAAAATGTTTGACGTTGAAACTTCTGGAATATTTAGAAATTCACAAATAGTTCAAATGGCTACAGCGGATATAGCAAGCAGTGGAAAGATATCAGCAGGATTAAATACAAGCTTTAAATCACCGCAACTCAATGGGTTAATGTATGGAGAAGGTAATCCTTTTGTAAACTTATTTTCTTCTGGAAAAGTTGTTGGTTCAGAAAATGGTGGAAAAGACTTTCTTGATGAAGGAGTAAAATTAATCAATAATCTAGTTGAATCCAATTCAGTTATTGCAGGTCATAATATTAATTTTGATATTCAAAAGTTAACTGGAACAATGAAACAAATGGGGGGTTACTCTTCTCATTCTGAAGCAAAAGCTGCAATTGAAAGATTACATTCTAGAATTAAAAGTGGGGAAACTTTACTTGTTGACACACTAGAATATAATAGATCATACATGAATGATTTAGTTAACAAAGCTGTCGATGATGAATTTGCAAGAACTGGCATAACAAGAACTGATTCTAAAGTAGCTGAACTTCATAGGCAGTTTATGTATTCTCCAGAAACAATGGCTGATGTAAAAGTCGGTGGCGGAGCAGCATATTCATCTGTGGAAGCAATGTCTTTAAATACCGATCTCACAGCTAGAATAGTAAGAGACGCAGAAGCCGGAGATGAAGCAGCAAAAATGTTACTTGACAAAATGCAAAGAGGTTCTCACTTAGCAGATAATGACACACTTTTGCAAAGTTTTATTTTTAGATATACAACGTCAGATAAGGAAAGACTTCAATTGGCTAGGCCAGGAGGAGGAAGAAGTAGTTCCGTATACGAAGCTTTGTCAGAAGACGCAAAGCAAATAGCCGACAATATGAGAAGAAAAATTTATAGATCTAGCGCTAATGTTCCAACCAAAAATATAGCTGATGTACAACATTTGTCTGAAGCAACTTTTAATTATCTTTTAACAGATGAAGGAACTAAAAGTGTAACAATGTTTGCAGATAAAGATGTAACAAAAGGTTACATTAGATATGATACAACTCAAGCTAAATTTGTTCAACATTCTCCAGAAGGCGTTGTGGACTACATGGGCGGTAGTGCAGACAGAGGAGCATATGAGGTTAGAAAAACTATAGCCGCAGCAAGGGCTGGTAATGCAGACGCAATAAATTCAATTGCTAACTTTGGCATTACATATGGACAAGAAAGTAGAATACAAGAAATAAGAAAAATAACACAAGCTGTTGGGGAATCAGCTTCTGGAGAAATAACCAAAGAAAGCATACTCGGATCTATAGGAAAAGTATATAAGAATTTTTCTTCTGCTCCAACTTTATCTGAAGCAGTAAAAATAAGCATAGGCGGAAGATCGGCAGAAGCGCCTTTCCAGCTCGGTTTTGGTGTCAATAACCTAGATGACTATTTGGTGAGAACACTAGATGCATCGAAAGCAGCTGGTAAAAGTGGAATCGGTTATGATTTCCTCGACGCAAAAAGTAGAGTATTTAGTACGATTATGTCGGAAGGCACACAAGCTAACGCAGAGTTAGCTAGAACAACTATTGCAAATAAACTTACTCAAGAAGGAGTAAGTGAGGAAGTAAAAGCATCTTTGAAAGCTCAATTAGAAAGTCTAAATTATTCTTCTTATATGGACATATTATCTGAAACAGGTGTATCACATTTCCAAGCACAAAAAGAAGCTTACCTCGGATTAAAAACTTCAACAGGATCTTCTATAGAAGTTGGATCAAGAGTATTTTTGCCAACAGAAGTTTTGCAAGATGTATTAAATAGTGAATCAATAAAATCTACTATTGGCGAAAACGCAATGCAAAAAGGAAAAGTTTCTTTAAGCGTACTTAAAAATAATGAAAATCAAAATACAATAAATCTTTTTTGGCAATTAGGTTCAGAAGCAAAATCTACAGATTATGAAGCAATAGCAGCGCAACTTGTAGATGACGCTTTGGCAGCACACACCGCAAGAGCAACAGATGTTGGAGTAGAAGAAGGTGTTAGTAAGGTAAGAGCTCTCCAAAATTTAGGGGCAGAATTTCAAGCATCTATGGATTTATCTGGGAAAGATAAAGGTCATTTAGTTTCAGTTTTGGCGTCAAGCTTCCAAGAAGGAGGAATAGGATACGCTACTCAGAGTGGAGAAAGGGCAGAAGGAACAATTAAGAGTTTATTAAGAGCTGGCTGGGATTTAATCAACGATAAACTAATAACAGAAAGAGCATCACACTTAGATGTAGTTGGCGATACCGTTAGGGTTTCAGCTTTTGCCGATGAAGCAACATTGGCAGCAGCTGGAGTTTCCGGAAGAATGGAAGAAACCAATAAGGGTGTCATTAACTCGCTTAATAAAGCAGCAGACATTTTAAGCCAGGATGGTACGGCTGCAGAAGCTAGAAAAGTTATGACTAGATCTAGGCTTGGTTTTGGTGAAAATAAAGCTTTAAACTTTTTTATAGAAAATAAAAAATCAATTTATGGGACTGGTGCTGGCATACTTGCAGCAGGAGTTGGTTACTATATGTATGGTAAGCATAAAGAAAACCAAATTTACGACGAAACAATACAGCAACAGCCAATAACACAAAAGGTGTCTAATGGTGAAATGATGAGACAAACAATGCAACCTCAAGCTAGTCTTTCTTCATATAGAAGAGATCCGCTTGTTACTGCTGGAGTTGTTGGGAATTTGGATAGAAATAAAATTGGCCATCATAATATGAGTTCAAAAAAACACGCTCATTTATTTGGAGGATAAATTAAATGGGTTTATTAAATGTTGGAGCAAAAGTTGGAAGTAAGTTTGGCGGAACGACTGGCTTAGCTATGGGCGCAATTGGTTTGGCCGGTGTTGCTAAAGGTATAGGCCCATCAGCTAAAGAAGCAGTTTTAGATGCAGCCTTCAACGATCCGTATGCAGATGAAACATTCATGGGGAGACCTATGTCTAGTGGGTTTTTGGGAGCAGCAGCGACTCACGGTACAGCTGGTGCTGTTGGCCTTGGCCTTGGAGCTATGGCAATTGGCGGATTAATTGGTGGCGGGGCAGCAGCAAAGTTAATACCTAAAGGCGCAGAACTTGGCAAATTAGCTGGGTATGGCATGGGGAGAGGAACTATGATTGCTGGAGCAGGGGCAATCGGAGCAGCGGTTGGAGCTTCAGGCGGTGGCATGAGTGAGACTTTAAGTGTTTATGGTCCAGATCCTACCGTTGGTGCAAATCTTGCTACAGCAGGCATCGGGACAGCTTTAGGTGGGGCAATAGGTGGTTTGGGTTATGGCTATGGAAAAAGTTTTAAAAAAGCAGCCATAGGAACTGCAATCGGGGCAACAATAGGCGGCCTCGGGGGCGCTGCTGTAGTGCCTGGCATGGCGATGTCAAGAGTAAGAGATAATAGACAACTACTATCAAGTAGCCCATACAGCACTTCACTTGCAGCAGCTCAAGCATTAAACGCTTCAGGAGATATAGTTCTCGGAATGCATAATTCAAGGAAGAGTTACTAATGCCAATCGATCCAATGACAGGAATGCCAAAGCCTTATACTCAAGACGAGATGCTTGAAACTCCTCTGTATGCAAGAACGTTAGAAAATCTTCCTGGGATAACTGCGGGTATTGGGTTCCAGGCTGGCCGTGGTGCTAGAACAATTATGGCTGGCGGCGGATTCATGGACGACGCCTCGAGGTTTGGGGTAGACAAAAAGGCTCAAAGGTATGGAGCTTTTAGAAGTGGGGCAATGAGTCTTGACCCAAATGATTTGAGTTCTGGACAACAATTTCTTTCTTTTGGTAGAAGGGGTAAAAGGGGAGCTAGACTCGCAGGGGAAGCAGGAAGACAACCAATTTATTATGGTGCAAGAGTTAACACTGTAACAGCTAGACCTAGAGCACTAAGAAGGATGTCAAGCTTAAGTGCATTTGCTGAAGACCAAAGAACGTACACTTACGCACAAGGTATAAGGGGTCCTCTTTCTAAGGCAAGGTTCGGTCCTTTGGGAAAATTGGCAGAAGCAAGTGGAACGGCAAGAGATGAAGCTCTTCTTGGCCCTGGTTTGTTTTCTGGAATAACCGCTGGAAGAAAAATGGATTTATTAGAACGTAAAGCGCTAAGCGGAAATGCAAGAGCCATGTCAAGATTGAGTCAATCAGATATCGGTATACAAAGAATGGCTGGAATGAATAATGCACGAATGACGACAATGACAATGGGGTCTCCAGCTGGAATACCGATGCTTGAAAGAATGACAAGTTCTGGAACAGCATTATCAGAAGGAATGGTGGCTGCAAGAAGTGGTGAGATTGGAGCTAGGGGAAACCTATTGGCATCTTCTATGGCAGGTAAAGGTACCCGCTATATGTCTGGGTACTTTAGAGGAGCACAAGGATTTGCTGGTGTAGCTGGGCTTGAAGGCGAAGCTTTCGCTGGTGCTCAAAAGGCGATAGCCAACATGACTAGTGCTTTAGGCACAGAGGGAATTGCTGGTAAAGCTGGAGAAAAACTTGCAGGAGAAACTGCTGCAAAACAAATTCTTAAAGAAGGTGCATTCAAAACTCTTGGAGCAAAAGGTACGATGGAAGCCTTTAGCACTAAAGCCGGCATGAAGGTGCTTGGGGCAAGAGGTGCAGCAATGGCTATCCCTGGGCTTAATTTATTAGCTACAGCATCTTTAGTTTATGATATTGGCAAAATGGGTGGCGAAGTAATCAAAAGTGGTATAAACTTAGCTAGAGACGCAGAAAAATCCTTACAAGGATCATTTAGTAAACCTATGTTTGGGATGGGATATAGAGACACTGAAGCAGCTGCTACATCGAGGTCAAGAGGCGTTATGGCTATACAAAATTCTAGGTTAAATGCAAGAAGCGCATTGGGTTCGGAAGCGTCTATGATGGCAGCTCATTTTGGGTAATTATGGATCATAAAACTAAAGAATTTAGAAGAAGACTAGAAAAACTTTCTAGAGAAGATCTTTTAGAATTAATTAAAGATCAAGATATAGAATTGTTTAAACAGGTTAATAGAATTGAATGGGTTTTTGAAAATAAACTACAACACATTAACTGGGCTGATGGGACACCCATAACTGGAAGACCTCTAACTAATAGAGAATTATCTTTCTTAATTGATGAACCATTTGAGATAGATAGAGAACTTTTAGATGTTGGAATATCTGGCGAACAACAAAGGCAAATGCATTTAGCTAAAGATCCTGTTGTTTGGGCAAAAAACTTTTTACAGGTTCAACCTAGAGTTTATCAAATATTAATACTAAGAGATCCATCATTAAGAAAAGTATTAAGAGCTGGTCGTCGTTTAGGGAAAACTTTTACACTTGCCATTACACTTTTGCATTACAGTTACACGCATAAAGATGGTAGGTGTCTTGTTATTGCTCCAATGAAAACACAGGTAGAACTTATTTACCAGGAAATTGGAAGAATAGCTGGCAAAAACGAAGTTGTTATGAATTCAATAACAAGAAAAGTTAGCAGCCCTCAATTTATGATGGAATTTTCTAACGGTTCAACTATTAGATTCTTTACATCTGGTATGCGTTCCGGTGGTAAGTCAGACGTAGCTCGTGGTCAGGAAGCACACGTGATTGTGTTAGACGAAATGGACTACATGCATACGGATGACCTAGATGCATTGTATGCTATGTTGCAGAAAACTGCAGAAGATCAACCAGACAAAATGATGATTGGTGCTTCTACCCCAACTGGTAGAAGAGAAAAATTTTGGGAATGGTGCAGGTCTGAAAGGTTCCAAGAATTTTGGTTTCCATCATATTGCAACCCTTATTTTTCTAAAGATCAAGAAGATGAGTTTAGAGAACAATACACCGAAATGGGTTATCGCCATGAAATAGAAGCAGACTGGGGCGAAGACTCAGAAGGCGTATACCCAAGAAAATTTGTGGACAAAGCATTTCTTAGCCCTTCGTGGACTTATGAGCCAGAGATAACTTCGGCAAGATCTTTCCATGTTATAGGCGTTGACTGGGACAAATACGGAGCTGGGACTAACATAGTTGTTGTTGAAGCATGCTCAGATAACCACGAGGATCCAAGATTTAGAGGAAGATCCAGAGTGGCATATAGGGAAGAAATAGATAGGTCTGAATATACTTTAACTAAAGCTGTAGACAGAATATTTGAGCTTAACGAAATATTCAAACCAAAACATATTTATGTTGACAGAGGATTTGGAGAAGTCCAGGTCGAACTACTGCACAAATATGGCGTTGAGAATCCTAGATCCGGTCTTAAAGAAAAGGTTAAAGGCGTATCTTTTGCTGAGGCGATAGAGGTGAGAGACCCATACACAAAAATGTTGGTTAAAAAAGAAATAAAACCGTACATGGTAGATAATCTTCGTCAGTTCTTGGAAAAAGAAAAAATAGTTTTTCCAGAATCGGACGAAGAACTTTATCTCCAATTAATTTCATATGTTGTGATAAGAACAACTCAAATTGGGAGACCAATATTTGAAGCAAGCGGAACCGCAATGGACCACGCGCACGACGCTTTAATGTTAGCACTTTTAGCTATAACCCAAAACTATGGAGAATTTTCAAAAGGTAACTATGCTATGAATACCGAAACTTTCTCTAACGACTTTTACATGCCAAAGGTTAATACGGTCCAAGATGAAGAAGAAAAACCAAAGTATGCAATAGTTGGCAGAAATGATGGTTTGGCTGCAACTAAGTTTAGAAAAAAAAGTTCTGTTATATCTAACGGTAAAAGAAAGATGTTTTAATTATGTCTATTAACAACATCGAAAATAATTTTGGTCCAACCAGTGACATATTTGGTGGCTATAAAACGGACGTATCTTTTTTTGAAGAAGAAACAAGAGACGACATTACTGTAAATAAATACGCTAATAGTATCCCAACAAATCTTGATTACAGCTTAATACCAAGTATGACAGTTGATTTAAACTTTTTAAAAAATCAATCTTTTCAAACATATAATTACATTCAAGAAACAATTAAGTCCATAGATAATATATTATATAAAGTTTATCTAGATCAAAAATTAACTCCAAATATGGAAGAATGTCACACAAAACTTTGGGAGGAATTATGCAAATATAACGACGTCAAACTGCCGGAACCAGATTTTGTTTCCTTTGAAGAATATAAATACGCCGAAAGATCTATGTCTACGGTTGCCAGAAGATTTATAGCCGAGTTTAACCAAATTTGTTCACAAAGCGTTTTTTCTTATTTGTTAAATTATAGGAATTTATTAAACGCAATGTTAAATGAAGCTTTTTATATTAAAAATTTTATATTAATAAATTTCCAGGAGCAGTATGAAGATGACTCACAAAAAGAAGTTGCAGTACAATTCGACGCATGGGCAAAGGTCGCAGCACAATGCACGCAACGCATTGTCAAATCGATCTCTTCATCACCAGGAGAAATCACAGCTTCCGAACTGGATCAAATTACAGAAAAACAAGCCGTTGAATTCCAAGCATTTTTTTCGATTAGACTAGAAGCTTTAAACGAAGAAATCGCCAGTTTATTAAATAATCTAAAAAGAGATTACGTAGATAACTGCAGTATTTTTTATGATAGGTATTTATCACAAACACTAAATTTTAAAACAAAGATAGTTTCTCCTATGGAGGCAAACTTCTATACAACAACATTTGCATCTAGATTCCCAACTTTAACAGAAGAGTTAGTTATCGCCACAAATGTAATAAATGCAAACTTCGGCATGATACTCAGCGACTTGATACAAAGAAATCAAATTATAAGATCTAGAGTAGAAAAATTGTTAGACCTAATTCAACAAAAGAGAAGATATTCTAATTATATATTTCAACTTTCATTTAAGGGACAAAATAAAAAAGTTATTCGCAAAACAATAACAGAAGATAATTATTCTGAAATATATAAGAATTCTCATATAACTTATAAAGATCAAAGTGATTTAATTTCTGATCATGCAAGCTTACATAACCTAACTGAAAATCATCACCCACAATATTTACTAAAAGATGGCGGAACAATAACTGGGAATATTTCCGTTGATCCTGGCATGAAGATAGACGGAGTTTCACTATCTGGTCACGCGCATACGGGTAATGACGGTAGCCAAAAAATTAAATCAACAGACATTGATTATGATATTGTGAGAACAGATACTACTGTAGTTGTACCTAAAGCTAAGTCTATACAGATTACGAACATACAACAGGATATAATAGATGGTGGAATACCGGTCGTTGATGCCGTAATAACGATAGAGATAGAAGATGGCGATGTTGCTGTCAATCACGAATATGAAGTTTTTGTTTATGAGGTTTAATTATGGCTTGGTTTAGATATTATGATTTAGATGGAAATTATGTTTATCCTAATTTAAGGAAAAAAATAACTTTTCCAATAGCTAAAGAAAACATTGTTAAAGATTCTTGGCTTTTTATTGATGTAGAAAATTTAGATGTTGACATTTACTACGCTTTAAATAAAGAAGGTTCAATTTTTACCAAAACAGCTTCCGTTGATCCAGATTCTTATTTAGTTGTTTATGAAGATAAGTCTTCTGAAAATTATGATTCAACTCCGGTAATAACTCAAATTGTTGATAATCTTTTATATTTTAAAGCAGCGGAAAATCACTCAAAGGATATTGATATTAATAAACAATATAGTTTATATTATAAAACTCCAAATTTAAAATTAATTAAAAAGAGAACCCAAGATAATCAGTATCAAGCTTGCGAAGAATCAGAATCACAATTTGTTTCTTCTGAAGAAGATGTAAATGTTTCTTCATATATAAGGGATTTAAATTCAAATAATTACTATAATTTATCATTTGTCAACAGTGAGTCTAATTGGGATTCTGGTGTTTCTAAAAATCCAGGGGCTTCTTTAATAGGAACTTTTACTGGACCAAGCATAAAGATATACTCTGACAAAGGTCCTGACTACGGTAAGTTCAGAATAAGAATCACAGCCTATGGTTCGGATCAAGATATAGACAATAAAGTTGTTTTAGATTGGCAAGAAATTGATCTGTACAATCAAAACAAAAGCACAGATGCGCTAGTCTTTTCTAAGACAGATTTATCGTATAAAAACTATGTATTTGAAATAGTTTCTAACTATGAAAAAAATATACTATCTTCAGATGGAAAAATAAATATAAAAAAATATAGTTTTTCTTTAAATAATTATTTAACTTTGAATAAAGAGGAAGTAAGTTCTTCATTATTAGGAAGAATCGTCACAGGAGCAACTTTGTAATGGCTGAGATTATAAAAAAAATTGAAAACTTAAAACCAGGCAAGAATTATATATTTAGTGTCAGAACCAAAAATACCGACATTAACGCTTATTCAGAAAGCGTAGATTCTATATTAGTTTCAATTCCTAAAGATACCACGATACCAGACGCCATATCTAATTTAGCTCTATATGCATCATTTGAAAATGTCATGTTTGTTTTTGACTTTAGTAATGATTTAGATATAGACAAATATGAATATGAATTATACGACAATGGTGCCGGCACGGGGACAGCTACTTCAACAGGTTTTAGTTCCGCAAACGTTTTTACGGTAGCGGTACCAAACAGTACAGACACGGTCGCTAAAACTTATTGGGGCAGAGTTAGATCAGTAGACACGACTGGTAATCTTGGTCCATGGACAGCTTTAACTCAAACTGATCAATCAACACCGCTAATTGATAGCCAATATATCAGCAGCTTAACTGCATCAAAAATAACAGCTGGAACAATAGGCGCACAAACAATAACCTTGTCTGGGGCTAACTCCATTCTAAAATCTAACAACTATGCCGCAGCGAATACTACATTTGGTGGAACTGGTTGGAAGATAAGTGGCGATGGAAAAGCTGTGTTTAATGACGCTAGCATCAGGTCTAGTTTAGATATTGGCGAAGATCAAGGAACATCAGACGCGACGTCATTCCATGTTGATTCGAATGGAAACATGTGGAGCGGTTCAAATAGCACTAGCTTTTCAGTGGCTCCATTTAGGGTTACTAACACTGGCGATGTCACGGCTAATAGTCTCACTTTAACAGGTAGGACATCTTTAAACAATAGTGGAAACGCTTCTATATTTTTAACCAATAATGTTGATGGCATAGGTCTTTATAGTGATGCGAATACAGCATTCTATGTTGATGCTACTGACAAGTTTTCTTTGGGCAATAAGCTAACATGGGCAAATAGCATATTGACAGTACAAGGTGTATTGAAGCTTAGCGATGGCTCAGATGTGGTAGACGCTGAAGAAGTCGGCAATATAGCTCAAGATCTTGTGGATGAATTTGGGGTCACGATATATGAAGATGGGTTCATAGGTGGCTTAACAATATCTGCTAATACAATGTATTACGGAAACGGAACTTTTGCTAGCGGTAACACTGCTTTCTTTGTTGGTAAAAATTCTGGTGGACAAGCTAACTTTTCTTTAGGTGATAAATTAACTTGGGATGGCTCAACATTAAGTATAACGGGTAACGTTACCATTACTGGTGGTAGTACATTATCTTTAATCCAATCCGCACAAGATGCCGCAACTGCTGCGCAATCGGATGCAGACACCGCATATGCATTAGCTGAAACAAAAATAACAGCTGGAGAAATACAAGTTTCGATAGATAATGGCACTACCATAATTAGCGGAGATAGAATAACGACAGGCACAATAAACGCCGATTTAATTACCGCTGGAACATTAAGCGCAGATCGTTTATTTGGTGGAACCATAAGCGGATCTGCCATACTCCTGGGTGATCTATATGTTGATACAGGTGGATTTATTCAGGCAACTAATATTGAGATAGATGCAGGATTTAGATATAGATGTAGTGGAGTTTTTAATTCTACTGGAAGCAGTACAAATGCAAGAGTCCATGGCGCAGGTTCAGTAGAGGCATTATGTTCTCCTTCTTCAAAAAGAGAATACAAGTACAATATAGAAAATATACCAGACGCATTAGATATCTTAAAGACAGTTAGACCAAGAGTTTTCAATTGGAACATAGATGCCTTTGATAAAGTTGATCCTTGGACTGGAGAACCTTGGACAGAAGAAGCTAAAGCAATAAATGAATTTAATAAATCATATGGTTTTATAGCTGAAGAAATGGCTGAAGATCAACCCTTGCTAACAGTTTATGAATCTCCAGACGCATCGTTGCCACACGATCAACCAGGTGGAGCATTTGATTTTTCAGCTTGGAAACCAAAAATGTGGAAAGAAATGGATTTTATACCACTTTTAGTTAAGGCAGTTCAAGAGTTATCAGCTAAAGTAGAAGAACTTGAGTCTAGACTAAACTCATGATATACTGGCAGAATGTCTGAAATAAACGACCAAGAACAACAAAAGCCTGGTATTAATTTTTTTTCTGTTGAAATATATCCAAAAGTTGTTTTATATAGAGGGTTGCTATCGGATTCTGATATTTTGCATGAAACCATGAAAAAATCTTCAGATGATTCTCAAGGTAAATTTTATTTAAATACCTGGGATAAATGGTCTGTTTTTGGTATATATTCTAGTCAAAAATATACGACTTTTAGTCCCGCTGAGGAAAATGTGCAGATGCACAAAGACGAGAAGTACCTTGTGGATAGATTAGCTGAAGCATCCAGTATTGCAACTAAAGATTACATAAAAAGATTTAACGTCGAACTGCCGTACAATACTAGATTGACAAATTCATCTTTTTGTAAATATGGTAGAAATCTTGAATCTATAAAAAATAACTTAACAATGCAGTATCATACCGATTATATTATTTGCGAAAAAGATACTCCTGGTCAAAAATTTTTCTTAACATGTACAGCTTATATAAATGACAATTATGATGGTGGTGATATTTCTTTTTACATAAATGGTGATTCGATTAATCACAAACCAAAAGCTGGCGATATTCTAGTTTTCCCTTCTGGTGCACCTTATTATCATGGTGTAAAAACCATTAAAAATGGAGATAAATTTATGGTTAGAAATTTTATGATTTACGATTATGATGGAAGTAAAGAATGGCTAGAAAATCAAAAAACTTATGGGGCATCAAAATGGGCTGAGATGGAAAAGAAAAGAGTAGATATAGAAATGGAAAAATATATGCTCTATGCGGTAGGCGACAAAGTGCTTTCTTATGAAGAATATTTACTTCATAGGCATTCATGATCTACAGAATTTGGGTCTTAAGTAAAATGGTGGTATAATTATCAGATGTCTAAAATAAGCAAACAAGAAACTGGTGTAATGGGAATTCCTGAATCAGATATTAATGATTCTAATTTAGACGTTAATTTAATTATAGCTGTTTTCCAAGAAAAGCTTAGTAATTTAATGACAGAATTAGTTATAAAAGAAGCAACAATTAAACAACAAACAAATATTATTCAACGATTAAAAGGACAAATTTAAAATGAGTGACGCAACAGAACCAACAGAAGTAACTGAAGAAAAAAAAGATTTTTCTGTAGAGATTAAGATTAGTGAGCAAAATCTTTCATATAGAAGCGATTTCGCTGAAGCTGAGACCGTTTTTTGGCTTGAGGCAGTAAAAGACCTTATTATTAAGAATGCTTTTAATAAAGCTGGCCTTGAGCAAGGTAACTAACTTATAAAAATATAATCTAATAAGTACTATTCTATTAGATTTATACGGGAGCCCTAAATGCCACTATTAGACTATTTACCATTTCGTCAGATAGACGACTTTAACAGTGGTAACTTTGTAGCAAAAACTATAGAGCCTGAAGACGTAGGTACTTTGGGTAAGGTCATGAGAGTGGCATCGCTTGCCCTTGGTTACCATGGTTCAGTTTACTGGTATAATACTAGAGCAACATTTGAGCCATCGCCATACGACTTTGACAGAATTATGCAGGCGGTAGATACCGACTCGTATATCCGTCAAGCAATGAATAAATATAAAGATTTATTCTGGAAAGAAAATTGGAAGATAGTTGGCGAAAACCCTGAAGCAGTAGCTTATCTATATCAAAGAATAGACTTTTTAGAAATGACCATGAAGAGACCATTCTTGGATTTCTTGATAGAAGTTTCCGATCAACTTTTCAAGTACGCTAACTGTTTCGTGGTTAAAGCTAGAGGAGATATTTCCGAATATTTTCCAGATAAGTTAACTCCAGTTTCAGCTGAGCAAACCATAATAGGATATTATTTAATCCCAACAGAACAAGTCAGAATTCTTAGAGATAAATTTAACAGACCTAAGTCATATGAACAAAGAACTGATCCTTTAACGTATTCGCCTTCCGCTAAGACGCCAGTTTGGGCAGCAGATAGAGTTATCCATTTAAATTTTGACAAAAAAGCCGGCAGAGCTTTTGGTACGCCATTTCTAGTAAACGTTTTAGATGACGTAATTGCCTTAAGACAATTAGAAGAAGATATTCAAAATCTTGTCCACAGAGAATTGTTTCCTCTGTATAAATACAAGATTGGTACAGCTGAACAACCAGCGGAGCCAGAAGAGATATCGCGTGCTGCAGCAGAAATTGAAAACCTTAGAACCGAAGGTGGTTTGATACTTCCGTTTAGACATGACATTGATGTTGTTGCATCGGGCAATCAGCTACTTGATGCCTCAAAGTATCTTGAGCACTTCAAGGAAAGAGTTGCTGTTGGCTTAGGTCTAGCACCTCACCATCTTGGCATGATGATGAACGGTGGCAATAGATCAGTAACAGACAGATTAGATGTAGCTCTTTATGACAAGATCAAACAGTACCAAAAACAATTTGCTGAAATTGTTAGAGTTAATATTTTTAACGAACTATTGTTTGAGGGTGGTTTTGATCCAATTAAGAACCCAATTGAGAGTGATGTATCAGACCGTTGTTACTTTAAGTTTAATGAAATTGACGTAGATACTCAAGTTAAAAAAGAAACTCACGTAATACAGAAGTATACGAACTCTATTATTTCTTTGTCTGAAACTAGAAAAGAATTAGGCCTTGATCCAGAAATTGATGAATCAGAATTATTTGGAGCTATACAGGCAAGAATTCAAATGGACATAGCAACTCACCAGGCCGATGTCCAGGCTGCTACAGCCCCTGAGCAGGGTGCAACAACTAAAACTTCACCAAGCGGTGGCAATACAAAAATAGCGGCACCAAAGCAGCCCAAGTCTACTAACATGCCCAACAAAACAAAGGGACCAGGGAATATTATTAGACCAACAAACCAACAAGGCACAAGAACATCTCCAAACATTAGAAGAGCAGATGATTTATCTTGGTTGTCAGTAGTTGAAAATCTTTTGGAAAAAGAGTATACTGTTATAGACGCAGATGACTTAATGTCAAATATTCCAAAGGATGATGATGGGCTTAATAATTAATTCAGAGATTAGCAAGCAATTCTTGCTAGAAGAAGACGCTGTTCAAGGTTTCAAGAAGGCAGTTGCTAATAATCAGCAACAACTTGCTTTGAAGGTTCTAACAGAAATAATTGATACTTTTATGGAAGCGTTTGATCTTCTTATTGAAACAGAAGATGATTCGGTTACCGAAGAAGTTGTAGAACCAAAGGTTGAAGAAGAAAAAAAACCAGCAGCAAAAAAAGCTGAGCTAAAAGAAGAAAAAGTACAAACTGAAGAAAAATGAAATTAATAATTGGCTGTCCAATTTATAAAAGAGATTGGATTCTTCCGGAATGGATTAGATGTATTATCAATCAATCCATTGATATGAAAGATGTTGGTTTAATTTTTGAAACATCACCTGATGATTTTGAAACTACTAACTCTTTAATAACTTGGAAAAGATTAGATAAAAGATTCCAAACTTTTGAGATTAATGAGAGAAAAGATATACCTCATTTTGAACACGAGAACAATGGAAGACAGTGGACTATGTCCAAGTATCATAACATGGTGTCTTTAAGGAATTCAATACTTCAAAGAGTAAGAGAATATCAGCCAGATTATTATCTAAGTTTAGACTCTGATATTTTGTTACAAAATCCTAATACGATAGAGTTATTAATAGCTCATATTAAAGATGGCGCAGACGCAGTTTCGCCTTTGATGTTTATGACGCCTGTGGATTCAAGATTTCCTAGTGTGATGAGTTGGAAAGACGAAGATCACAGTGTAGCTTATAGAAAGGAAAAATATCCTTTAGGGGATTATTTCCAATCAGATGTTATTATGGCTGCAAAAATGATGTCTAAAGATGTTTATAATAATGTGGATTATCAGTTTCATAAACAAGGCGAAGATCTTGGCTGGGCAAAAAACGCTACAGAAAAAGGTTTTAAATTATATAGCGCATCGTACATCTATGCCCCACATCTTATGTCTAAAGATATGTATCAGCATTATTTGACAAACGGCGACAATAGGGGTAATATTAGAACTAATCAAGTTCGATAAAGTATGATATATTTATATAAGATTGTTTAATCTTATAAAAACAAATTTACTATATAGCTGATCAGTAATAAAGGAACAAATAATGGCTTTTGATTTTGTAGAAAACTTCACGATAGAGATGCCCAAGTTTGCCGACTCTAATTATAATTTTATGGAATCATTTGATAGTAAGCAAGGGCTAATAATCGAAGTCGCCGCTATACATGAGCGGATTGACAGCAAACTACAATAACTACTCAGCAATAGAATTAGAAAAGGCTCTCCAGTCTTGGGTTGAGCCGTATCCTAAGCCAATCATTCTTAATCACGATTTAAACTCTGAGCCAATTGGCCGTGTTATGGCTGCAAGAATGGACAAAGAAGAAGATGGTTCTTCTTTCGTTCGTTTGCAGATTGCCGTGACTGACCCAGTTGCCGCACAGAAGATAGCTGATAAAAGATACATGACCGGTTCCGTCGGCGGAAGAGCCGGCAAAGCTGTTTGTTCAATATCTGGCGATGATCTGGCTTCAGAAGATGCAAGCGGCAAGCCAAACGTTGCTAGGTTTAAAAGAGGCAAAGTATATAAGGGTAAAATGGCTTTTGTTGATATGCAAGACATTTCTTTTAAGGAATACTCTTTTGTTAACCAGCCAGCAGACCAAAGATCTGGCGTAAGAGGTTCTAAGCCTGTAGAGGGCAAGGCACCGGTCGCTGACTCAGAGAATTGGGTGGCTAGAAGTTCAGCTTTTATCCTACACATGGATAATGAAGATATTGTTTCAATAAATGAAAATGAATCAATGTTTAAGAATATGAAGAAAAAAGAATCAAGACCAGTTTACCTGCATCTTAAAGGAGCATTCCTTAGTGCGATGGCTGTCCAAGAGAGTGAAAATGTAATTAACGAGCAGGCTTCATTACTATCTAATGAAGACTCTATTGAGAAAAAATATGAGGAGAATCTTAAAATGGATGATGTTGCAGTAAACGAAGACATCCTCGCCGTCGCCCAAGAGCTTAGCGAAGACCTTTCAACATTGGCAAGCGCCTCTAAGGAAGAGGAGTCAGCAGAAGAAGTAGCTGATGAAACGAATGAATCAGCAAAAGTTGAAGTAGAAGAAGTAAAGCCTCTTGAAGAAGAAGTCGCAGTTGAGTCGGATGACGAATTAGCAAAAGCTAAGGCTCGCATAATCGAACTTGAAGCACAGATCGTTTCTGCAGCACCAGCCGCAGAAGAAGAATCTACAGAAGTTGCAGTAGCAACAGAAGAACAGGATAAAGTAGTTGTTGATTCTGTTAAAGCTGAAATTTCTGAAGAAAATAAAGAGACTGAAGGAACAGAAGCAGAGCTCACTGGCGAAACAGTTGCCCCTGAGCAAAATGCGGATGATTCAGTCAATAAACTTCAGGCTCTTGAAGAAGAAAACCAGAAGCTTAGAAGTGCATTACATAGAACTCTTGCAGAAAGAGTTGTTGATGCAAAGATTACAATTGGTATTGAATCATACGATGCTAGAGAAACATTAGTAGCTGATCACGTTAAGCGTACAGCTTCTTCTTTAGCTGATTCTTTAAGAGATCTTGCAGGTATGCCAGCAGCCAAAAAGGCCAAAGCAGCTATGCCAGAGATCAATTCTGAAATCGAAGCTAGCGAGAATGAGACAGGTGTCATAACTCTCGATGGAAAAGATCAAGAAAAAGAAACAGTAGAAGCAACACCATTTGAAGATATCTTTGTAGATGCTCTTATGGGCCGTCGTAAACTTTAAAAAAAATAATATCTTAAGGAGATACTTAAATGAGTTTAGCAAAATTTCGTAAAGTTGGCACCAAAACCGGTGCTGGTCGCTTTGTAGTTTCGCAGGGTATCGCACCTGCAGCCTACTTGCTCACACACCCAGGTCTTCCAACTTGGTACGCAGATTCAGAAGATGATCGTTTTGAAGTAGTAATCACCAAGGGAACAATCCTTTCGGTAATTGCTGACAGCAATGGCGACGCACGCGTTGTTCCTGCAAACGGTACATCATCAGGCAAGGCTTATGGAGACAATATGCCTTCAACCTGGGATCCAATGAATGGCGCAACGCCAAACTATTCATCGGGCGCAACTGACACAGTAACTGTGCCTGCTCGCTCTATTCCAATTGGTGTCGCACAGTATGACCTCTATCGTCCATTCGATAAGGGTACATCACAAGGTGCAGGTTTCATTACCCATGGTTACGTAGAGTACCCAATGGTTAGTGGATTGAACGCTGACGTAACTGTTGGTTCGCTCGTAAGATCGGATAGCATGGGACGTCCAGTTAAGGCAGCGGCAGCGGATTTCTTAGATTCGACTGACGTTTATTCTTACCTCCAGGTTGGTAAGGTTATTGAGGTAGAAAAGTTTGCAACCAACTTTGATGATGGTCTGCTTTCCTACATGCAATTGCCGTCAGATCCAGGTGCTTTGAAGACTGTATACGAGCTCACACGCTCGGGTTCATTCTCAGGTAAACTGGGTATACGTTCTAACTTGGACGTTACAAATGTGGTTGGTGCATTCCGCGTCAACCTCACACTTTAAGAAACAATAGCAGGAGGAAAGATCCTAAGATGAGTAAGACAATCCAAGAGCTCCTCTCGGGTCTCCCAGCATGGGAGACTGTATTAACCGAGGATGGGCACATCGACGAAAACAATAGAGTGACCATCAAAGAGGCTTTTGCATCACCAGATGCAGCAGCACTTTTTCCTAAGGTCATCTCTCGTACACTTAGAGAAGCAGCAGAGCCACAGTTACTCGTGACTCCATTGTTATCAACAGTGCGACTAGGAAAAGGACGCTCCTTGGAGTTTCCAGCCGTAAACGCAATTCAAGCAGCAGAAATTCCAGAAGGACAAGAGTACCCAGAACAGGCACTCGCATTTGCTAAGCAGATTGAAGGCAAAGTCTCGAAGAAGGGCGTCAAGCTCTCCTTCACAGAGGAAGTCATCGCAGACTCCCTTTGGGACATTGTAGGTCTTCATGTTCGCGCAGCAGGTCGTGCAATGGCCCGTTTGAAGGAACAAATTGCCCTTAGCCGTTTCAAGGACGCAGCAACAATTGTGTTCGACAACGACAGTGGTTCATATGATGATACAACCGGTAGAGGGATCGATGGCGCGTTCAACGACACTCTTCACTGGGATGATGTTGTCGACATGGCTGCTGTTCTGATGGCAGAAAATCATGTCCCAACAGACTTTATCCTCCATCCATTGATGTGGTCGGTATTCTTGAAGGATGCGATTTTCCACACTGGTGGATCCGCTGCAGCTGTTAACACAAGCTGGGGCTACCGTCCAGACTCACCAAGTGGTGCACTCAATTCGACAGCCCCAATGGGTCTGAATGTAATTGTCACACCATTCGTAAGCTTCACTGCTAAGTCAGGTGCAACGCCAGCTAAGTCTGACGTGTTCTTGATTGACCGCAACGAAGTTGGCACCCTCCTTGTCAAGGATGAAATGAGCACAGATCAGTTTGATGATCCAACTCGTGACATTCGTCAGATGAAGATGAAAGAGCGTTACGACATCGTAATGCTTGGTGACGGTGAAGGTATCACTGTTGCTAGAAACGTTAATCTTGCCCGTAACTACGAAGTACAAGTTACAAACGAGATGGCATAATAACAAAAACCTTAGGGTTAGTTATAGTTACGAATCCCTAGAGAATGGGGGGTGTGAGAGAAATCTCCACCCCCTATTTTCATATTTCCGTTTTGTTTATTACTATTGATACTAGTTAATAATTTTGGAGAATAATTGTGGCCCTATTTCTCATCGATCAAGCTAAAGTAAATGCGTACAGTGCATCTATAAAGTTTGGTAGAACAGTAAAAATATCTTCATTAAAAAATGAAAACTTTAAAGTCTATACAGATGCAGCTACCCCGGCACAGGTAAGCGCTCCATTTGAAATTATTAATACAATAAAAGATTATAATCAAATTTCTAGAATTATAAGTCTTTATTGGAAAGCTAATTTAGTTGATGGCCAATCTTATTTTATAAGAATTGAAAACATTGTAGATTCAGCTGGATCAATAGTCCCTTATGAAATAATAAAATTTACTTACGTTTCTTCCGCTACGCCATCAGATAAAGAATTTGTTGATCCAGGTACAATCCCTGTTTTGATTGAAGATAGATCCGTAAAAACAGAAGTAGACATTAGCTACAATATTATAGCTAAAAACCCTTTATTCTACATAGAGAATATTGACCCAGTTGATGGTGACTTTTACTTGTCGAATGATTATAACTATGGAAGAGTTACTGTAACCTTTAACGAAAAACCAGCTTCAAACTTTTTAAACAATAGATATTTTTTGTGCCAAAGAAAGAAAATACAAAAAGGTCCTTCTAGATGGGAAAACATTACAACAAGTGTGAGCACCCATTCTTGGAGGGCAGAAGTGTATATTGATTTCCCTTCGCTAGACGCAACCCCATCTTATTTTACTGCTGATAAAGATTATTTTGAACAGGGTTATAAATATAGAATTAAAATTTCTAAAGATATTGGAATTTAATATGGCTAATTTTGTATACAAAAAAGCTAAAGAATCTTTATTGAATGGTGAATTTAACTTAAGTTCAAATAGCTTAAAAGTTCTTCTTATTGATAAATCTTTATACACACCAAACGAAGACACCGATAGGTATATATCGGATATACCCGCAAGTGCCATAAAAAAAAGATCAAATAGTATAACCAATGTAGTTAACTCTTTAGGTGTACTAGATGCAGATAACGTTTCCATAAATGACTATAGCGGTGAAAGCTTTAGTGCAATTGTTTTGTATCAAAGCGGAAGCTCAGATTCCAATTCAAAATTAATATTTTTCATAGATACTTCAAGCGGTCTACCATTTGCAGGATCTAACAGCGACACTCCTGTTACTATAATCTGGAGTGATTCAAATACTAAAATACTTTCCATTTAGGAGTTTTTATGGCCACAAACTATCCATCATCATTAGATAATTTTGTAAATCCAACAGCTAATGATAACTTAAATTCAACTGTAGTTCCGCATCACAAGCAGCACACTGACTTAAATGATGCAGTAGAAGGAATGCAAACTGTCTTGGGTATCAACCCGGCAGGTTCTCATCTTACGGTTAAGGATAGAATTATTGCAGCAGAGTCAAATATTTCAACTCAATCAGTTTTAAATGGGATGACAGATGTTACTATAAGTTCAGCTGCGAGTGGTCAAGTATTAAGATATAACGGCTCTCAATGGATTAACTACGCAGAGTCAAATCTTGTTGATGGAGGGAATTTTTAAAGATGTCTAATACTCTAAGAATTAAAAGAAGGTCTAGTGCTGGGGCAGCAGGCGCCCCAGGGAGTCTTGAAAACGCTGAGCTAGCATTTAACGAAGCTGACAATACACTTTATTATGGAACTGGAACTGGCGGGGCTGGTGGTAGTGCAACTTCCGTTATTGCTATTGCTGGTTATGGAGCATATGCTACGCTTGGTACAGACCAAACAATATCTGGTAATAAAACTTTTTCTGGAACAATATCTGTTGCAACACCAACTGCAAACGCACACGCCGCTACCAAACTATATGTAGACCAAGCAATGGGTGGAGTCGCTACTGCATTTACTGTAGCCGCCAATACTGGTTCTAATTTAACAATAACCAGTGGAAGTGACACGTTTACAATTGTTGGTGGAACAGGAATAACTACACAAGCTAGTGCTACAGACACTATAACTATAACAAACCAGGGTGTTATTTCTTTAACTGGAACAACCAATGAAGTATCTGTCTCCGCATCAAATGGTGCGGTAACATTGAGTCTTCCAGCCAACGTCACAATTAGCAATAACCTCACTGTAACAGGCGATTTAATCGTTAACGGAAATACAACAACGCTTAACACTGCAACTTTAGTAGTTGAAGATAAGAATATAGTTTTAGCTAATACAGCATCTCCGACAGATGTAACAGCAGATGGTGCTGGTTTCACAGTCAAAGGCGCAACAGATAAGACCTTTAACTGGGTTGACTCAACAGACGCCTGGACATCATCAGAGCATGTTGACCTAGTATCAAGTAAAATTTTTAAAATTGATGGGACTTCAGTATTAAGTAATACTACACTTGGTTCAGGTGTTATTAACTCAAGTTTAACGTCGCTTGGTAATGTTGCAACAGGTACTTGGAGTGCAACAACTATAGGGATCGCTTATGGCGGTACTGGCGCAACTGATGCGGCGAATGCAAGGACTAACTTAGGTTTAGTAATTGGCACAAACGTACAAGCTTACGATGCGGAACTAGCAGCAATTGCTGGCTTAACTTCTGAAGCAGATAGAATTCCTTATTTCACTGGAGCAAACACGGCAGCTCTTGCAACTTTTACCGCATTTGGCAGAAGTCTTGTCGATGACATAGATGCATCTGCAGCTAGAACTACACTAGGTCTTGGAACAATTGCGACACAAAATTCAAGCAACGTTTCAATCACAGGTGGTTCTATAGACAATCTAACCTTTGATGGTGGAACCTTTTAAATAAGAAAGGTTTTTAATGGCCGTACCGAATTTAGCGAAAGGGCAAATAGCCCTAGACCCAACCAATGATTTATTGTATTATGTCAACGAATTTAATGCAGTAGTTTCTACATCCTTATCTTGGGTAAAAAATAGTAGCAATATATCTACGACAGAAAATGTTGTTATAAGTGGGGACTTAACTGTGTCTGGTTCAACAGTAACAGTTAACGCGGAAACTCTTCTAATAGAAGATAATATTATAGTTTTAAATACTGGCGTTACTGGTGCTCCAAGTACTAACGCTGGGATAGAAGTAGAACGTGGAACTTCTACCAACGTTCAAATACGCTGGGATGAGTCAACGGATAAGTGGCAACTAACTAATGACGGAACTAATTTTTACGATATTTTGAATTCAAGTGGAATTACTGGCGATCTAACTGGCAATGTAACCGGTAATGTAACCGGTAATTTAACGGGTAATTCTACCGGGACCCACACAGGTGCGGTAGTTGGGAATGCGGATACTGCAACTAAGTTATTAAATGCTAGAACCATATCTTTAACAGGGCCAGTTACTGGGTCAGTGTCTTTTGATGGTACATCTAATGTTTCCATAACGACTTTACTAACAGCAGAATCTTCTGGCATTACTAGCCTTTCAGATGTTATGATTACTTCTGTTGCTAGCGGCGATTTATTAAAATATAATGGAACTAATTGGGTAAATGCAGCAGGGTACGCAACTTTAGATTCTCCAACTTTTACGGGCACAGTAAGTGGTATTACCGCAACGATGATTGGCCTTGGGTCGGTCAATAATACTTCTGACACGGCTAAACCAGTTTCTACCGCTCAACAAACTGCACTTGACCTCAAGGCCGATATTGCTTCACCCACTTTTACGGGCAACGTTTCTGGTATCACCAAAACGATGGTAGGTTTAAATTTGGTTGATAATACCGCAGATACGGAAAAGCCTGTGTCTACTGCGCAACAGACGGCTATTGACCTTAAGGCGAATATTGCTTCACCTACATTTACTGGAAATGTTTCTGGCATTACCGCAACTATGATTGGTCTTGGGTCTGTAGACAACACTTCAGATACCGCAAAACCTATATCAACAGCTACGCAAACTGCCCTCGACCTTAAGGCGCCCCTCGCTTCACCTACTTTTACAGGTAATGTAAATACGTCTATATTATTTGTAGACAGCATAGAGGTCGACACAACAGGCGCGACTAGTGGCCAAGTTCTTAAATTTAATGGAACAAAATTTACACCTGCCGCAGATAATGTGGCAACAGCTGGCAGCCTCAACATAACAGATTTAGCTGATGTACTCGTCTCAAATATATCAAACGGTGAAATTCTAAAGTGGAACAACAGCAGTTCAAAGTGGGTTAATTCAGCCGACAATGCTGGAACAGTTATCAACGCCCTTGATGATATTAGTGATGTAACAATTACTTCGGCAGCCACGGGTGATCTTCTCAAATGGAGTGGTTCAGCTTGGGTCAATGCCGCAGGTTATGCAACACTTGCATCTCCAACTTTTACTGGTAATGTTTCTGGAATAACTAAGGCAATGGTTGGCCTAGGTTCGGTTGACAACACTGCTGATACTGCAAAACCAGTTTCAACATTTCAACAAACAGCTCTTGATCTAAAAGCAAATATCGCTTCTCCAACATTTACAGGAACTGTAACAATCCCCGCAGGTGCTTCCATTTCGGGTTTTGCAACACTTGCATCCCCAGATTTAACCGGAACACCAACTGCGCCTACAGCAACATTGGCAACTAATACAACACAAATTGCTACTACGGCATTTGTTCGAGCAGAGGTTGCAGCACTTGTAAATAGTGCTGGTGCGACCTTGGATACCCTTGGGGAGATTGCCACCGCACTTGGAAATGACGCTGATCTATCCACAACACTCACAAACAGCATTGCCCTAAAAGCACCCCTTGCTTCACCAACTTTTACGGGTAATGTAACAATTCCAGCAGGTGCATCTATCTCAGGTTTTGCAACCTTGGCTTCACCAACATTTACTGGAACGGTAATTCTTCCTGGAAATACAGTTACATCTTCAATGATTTTAGATGGGACTATTCTTGATATTGATATTAATTCTTCTGCGGCAATTGCATATAGTAAATTATCATTAAGCAACTCTATCACCACAACTGACTTGGTGTCTGGTCCAGCTAGAGGTGGTTTTAATTCTACTTTAAATGCGCAAACTGCAAGCTATACTTTACAGGCTACAGATTTAGCTAAATTGGTAACTATTGATTCTGCTTCTAATACAACAGTAACTGTACCTGATATTTTATCTGTTGGAGATAGAATAGACGTTTTAAGAAAACATCTTACCGGTGAAGTAACTTTAGCTGGAGATACCGGAGTAACAGTGAATGGTACTCCTGGGCTCAAGTTGCGTGCACAGTGGTCAGGTGCTACACTGGTTAAGTTGGCCGCCAACACTTGGGTGGTAATGGGTGATCTAAAGGCTTAATTATGACAGTTCCAATAGGTAGTTCGGGCCGGCTCAAGAAGAGCCGCTAAGCCCACTATAGCTCAAGGCACAACACAGGTTAACGCAAACGCCGCGATAATTGCGGCAGGACATGTTGTGGGAACTGTTGTAAGCGCAGCCACCCAAGATGCTACCTTAGACCAAAAAGTTCTCACAGCCTTAACAGATACTGCAGTCGTCCCATTGGGTACAGTTATAAATTATGAATATGGGCTTTTTTCTCCACCAAGTTTTTTTGGTCCGCCAGGTTTCTTTTCCCCACCAGATTTCTTTTCCCCGCCAGGTTTCACTGAGCCACCACCACCACCATGCCCTGACTGTATTGGCGTAGATCTTAGCAGCATAGGACCTTGTTGCGGCACGTGCGTTGGTATCAAGGCACCATACCTATCCTGTATCTAAAAAATATGGTATAATTAATTCAATAAATAAAAAAAAAAGAAAGAATATAGATTATGAGCGATATAAATAAAGACGACTTTTGGTCAGACCTTACTGCAACTTTTGACCAAACTGAAGAAATGTTTTTCGCGGGTTGGAGTGCTTTTGAAACACGATTTGGCGAATACGGCACTCCTGGGTTCACCGAGTTGGTGGCTCCAGCAAAATCAAATATGTTTGGTCACAACGATTACCAAGATGTCCACTATATTTTTTACCGAGGAGAAGACGGACAATTGCTCTTTATTTCAGGGAGATATTATGACCAATCCAATAAGCGAAAACCTTTTATTTTTATGGCTCACCCAGACCATCAACGCCAAGGCCTTGGAACACTAATGCTTAATTATATAGAGGAAAAATTTATTGCTGAAGAGGGAAGTAGGTACGGTTTTACCGACACTGAATTTGCTGAAATGCCTAGAGCGCAACGTGCATCGCTAACAGTTCCCGATATTTACAAAGATGTTGTGGTATCTGATTCGGCAGCATCATTTGTCAACAAAACGGTTAATCAATTTTTTACTGAATAAGACATTAAGGAAAAATAATATGTCAGCGTATCAAGAGTGGAAAAAAAATTTAGGCACAACACGTCCTTGGGATTTAATTAATCCTAATGTTGAAAAGGTTGATAGTGCAGAAGAAGGTGCTCGCTTTGCCATATGCGAAGAGTGCCCAGAGTTGATAAAAACCACCAATCAATGTAAGCAGTGTGGATGTTTTATGAAATTAAAGGTTAAACTAAAAGAAGCAAAGTGCCCACTAGATAAGTGGTAAATTTTGTGAATGAAAAAATATTTATAGCCATTCCAGCATTTCAAGAAGAAGATCTTTTAAACACAGTAAAAAGTATTTATGAAACCGCTGAAAAGCCAGAAAACGTTTATATTGGTATCTGTAATCAAAGATTAGATAATAATTTTGAAGATTTTTCAGAATATCCTAATGTAAGAACGGCCAACTTAACTACTCCTTTTCCTTTTGGATTAGGTATGGGGTTTTTATTATCCACGTGGTTAATGGATGATGAACATTATGTCATGAGGATAGATCGGGCATATGAGGTTTAAGGCAAAATGGGATAAAACTTTAAAAGATTATCATAATTTAATACTAAAAACGTATTGCTATAATATAATTATTAGTTCAAGGACACCTTGGTTTGAAAAAAAAGAAAATGGCGATTTGATATACCACACTGATGCTTACGTGCAGCCATCGGACATAGCCAAAGGAAATATAGAAGTTTTAATAAAGCTAAATAATAGCAAAGAAATATACAAAGATAAAGAAGTGCCCGTAAATTGGTCAGAAAAAGAATATGCACAATCTCATTTTGTAAGTGGACATTTTATTTTTTCTACATCCGATTTTTTTAAAGATATAATACCAGATCCAAGAATTCTTATGTTTGGTGAAGAGCATACCTTTGCTTTAAGAGCATGGACTAATGACTATAGGATATTTACAGTTAAGGAAACTGTAGTATTTCACTTAGGAAAAAATTCAGAATATAGGCAAACTTTAGGTGTTGGTGATTTTGCAAACCAATATGATAAAATTGATCATTCCCGGTCTAATGAGGCACAACGCAAGGCATTTTAATAAAGTTTTGCTAGGTCAAGAATTTGGCCCACTCGCTGCAAAGAATGAAGAAAAATACTTAGAGTACATGGAAGCTATGGGCTACTCATATAGAGACTTAATAAACCAGGATACTAACATTTGACTAAAGAGTATTTTGTGTAGTATCATATATCTACTTAAGCATAAAGGGTATAAATATGTATACAGCACCAGAACCTATTGAAGAAATTGATTTTTTAATACAAAAACAAGAAAATGTTTTTTTTGCATTTGTTGTTAATGACACTATTGTTTTAAAAGTGCCAGTTCCTGTCCATGAAGAACTTGCTATTAGTGTTTTATCATCCAACCCAAAAGTGTATAGAATTCCTGAAGAAACAGCTGAAAGCGTTCAAGTTGGGTGGATTTTAAAGGATGAAAATCCAGAAGATAAGTTGGATTAATCATGCTTCATTTTAAGGACCCAGCATACGCTAAAGGTGTAGTGGTTGATCCAGGTTTTAGTAAAGTAGCCCAAGATATATATATGGTCCAATTTTGGAAAGAAGATTTCTGTAATGAATTAATAGAAAAAATAGATAAAGCCTATATAGATAATTCTGGCTCCATTGATTATGTTGATAGCATACCGGCAAATGATCTTCCAATCAATTATATTTCTGATACCCTTTTTGATGACTACTGCTTACACTCTAAAACTTTGATACTCCCTATTGTCAATGATGCGTTTTTTGGCGATTATAATAAAACAGTTGTTGATAATAATGATAGAATAAAGAATAACTCTGTTAGCGCAGAGAGCTGGTTCAACGGTTGGCAAAGACCAATTTTCGGAAAATACCAAAAAGGCATTCACGAAAGCATAGGAATGCATTTTGATTCAGGCATTATAAGTTTTTCTATAAAATTAAACAATAATTATGACGGGGGACTATTAAACTTTCCAAGGCAGGGTTACAGTAATATTGATGCTCCTGTCGGTAGCATGTTATTTTGGCCTTCTAACCCAAGCCATATTCATGAAAGTACTCCAATTCAAAGTGGAGCTAAATATTTTTTAGCAAATTGGAGCCTTGCCCATCAATATACTGGCGCTTTATGGAGATCATACGGACAAATATAATAGAGTATAGAATTAATAATATTTATAACCTATTACTATAATACAAGAATTAATGTACTTCAGGAAGAGGTAGCTCGTGGCTTATAGCGGCTCTAAATTTGCAACAAATAATACACTTTTAATTAAAAGATCAGATGAAGCTGATAATACGCCTTCTTCACTTGCTGAAGGCGAATTGGCCATCAACGTTGTCGACGGTAAATTGTTTTATAAAAACAAAACAGCAAATGCTATAATACGGAGTTAATTTAATATCTAATGTTATTGGCACAGCAAACCAAGTCACGGTTTCGGCCAATGCCACTTCTGGAGTTTATACCCTAAGTCTTCCATCTACTATCCAGACTAGTCAGGCTAATGTTTCAACTCTATTTGTTGACGGAATTGAAATTGACACAACTGGAGCCACTACAAATCAAGTATTAAAATTTAATGGAACTAAATTTGCTCCTGATACCGACACTGGTTTAGCTGGAACAGTTTACACCTCAACCATAGGCGATGGTAGCACTACTAGTTTTACTATTACCCACCAGCTGGGAACAAGAGATGTTGTTGTTGTTGCACGAAACGCAGCAAGCCCATATGAAGTAATTGACGTTCGTTGGGAAGCCACAACAACCGGAACAGTTACTTTAGATTTTTCAGCTGCACCATCTTCTAGCTCGGTTAGAGTTGGCGTCTATGCAGCAGTTGCTGGCTCAACAGTAACAATTGGTTCGATTGATGATCTAGGCGATGTCACCTTGACTTCAGCCGCCAATGGAGACTTCCTCCGTTACAATGGTTCAGCTTGGATCAACGATGCAGTAAACCTTTCAACAGATACTATTGGCGACTATGTTTCTAGCTTAGTGGCTGGAACGGCAATCACCCTCTCCAATAATAGCGGCGAAGGCGCTACTCCAACAATAGCAGTAACAGCCAATACCTTTGATTCTTTCGGCGCCGCTTCAAGTGCCCAAACGGCAGCACAAACTTTTGCTACAAACTTGGTTGCAAACGTAGCTACTTCATTTGAGGTTGCAGGTGATTCTGGTACAAGTAAAACTATTACTTCAGGTTCAGATACGCTTAGCATTTTAGGTGGAACTGGTTTAACATCTGTAACTTCAAATACAGATACAGTTACACTTAATCTTGACAGCACCGCAGTTACAGCAGGCTCTTATGGGAATGCAAGCACAGTCCCAAACTACACGGTTGATGCTCAAGGTCGTTTGACGGCCGCAGCAAATACCGCAATTAGCATTCTTGCTAGTCAGGTTTCAGATTTCCAAGGAAACGTTAGAGCACAAATTAGTGCTGGCGGAGATCTTGCCTACAATTCGACTACAGGTGTCATTAGCTTTACAAATGACGCTGGAGATATTGAATCAGTTACTGCTGGCACTGGACTCACTGGCGGTGGCACTTCTGGAGCAGTTACTCTCGATCTTGCTTCAACGGCAGTTACAGCAGGATCGTATGGTGCTGCTAATACCGTTGCAGGTTTTACGGTAGACGCTCAAGGTCGTTTGACCGCAGCTGCAAACACAGCGATTAGCATTCTTGCTTCGCAAGTTTCAGACTTCACCGCAAACACAAGAGCACAGATTAGCGTTTCTGGGGATCTTGCTTATAACTCAAGCACTGGTGTTATTAGCTTCACCAATGACGCAGGTGACATTGAATCAGTAACTGCAGGCACTGGCCTTGTTGGTGGCGGTACTTCTGGATCGGTTACCTTAGATCTTGCTAATACTGCAGTTACAGCCGGGTCTTACGGTGCAGCAGGCACTGTCGGAACATTCACAGTTGACGCACAAGGTCGTTTAACCGCAGCTGGTAATACCACAATTTCAGTAACAGCCTCACAGATCAGTGATAAGGGATCAAATCTTGTCACTGGTTTAACAGGAACTGCAAATGAAATTGCAGTTTCTAACTCTGGCGTTGGTGCGGTAACACTTAGCCTGCCAGCTAACGTAACTATTTCAAACAACTTAGTTGTTACTGGGGACTTGACAGTTAGCGGTAACACAACAACTGTTAATACGGAACAGTTAAATGTTGAAGATAATATTATTACATTAAACTCTGGCGTTACAGGTGCTCCAACATTAAATAGTGGTATAGAAGTTAACAGAGGAACATCAACAGATGTTTCTATTCTTTGGAATGAAACTACGGACAAGTGGACATTTACAAATGATGGCACCAACTATGCTAATCTTGGAGACGTAACTGCAGCTGCTCTTATCGCAGCAGCTGGTGGTGACGGAACTAGTGGTCAAGCACTCACCACTAATGGTTCTGGAGTATTAGACTTCACTACAATCGTTGGAACAACAGAAGCTTCTATCATTTCAGCAGTTGGTGCTGATGGAGCCAACGGTGCAGTGTTAATGACCAATGGTGCTGGGGATCTTACTTTCACTACTTTGACAGCAGGAAAGATTTCAGACTTCACTGCTAACACCAGAGCCCAAATTAGCGTTTCTGGAGATCTTGCCTATAACAGTTCAACTGGTGTTATTAGTTTCACAAACGACGCCGGAGATATTGAGTCGGTTACTGCAGGAACAGGATTGACTGGTGGTGGCACCTCTGGTGCTGTTACTTTGGATCTTGCTAGCACAGCAGTAACTGCTGGCTCGTATGGGAACGCAAGTACTGTCCCGAATTACACAGTAGACGCTCAAGGTCGCTTAACTGCTGCAGCTAATACTGCGATATCAATTGCGTCAACAGCAGTTACCGATTTTGCAGAAGCTGCACAAGATGCTTTTGGCACATTGGTATCAGCAGGAGCACAATCAGGAATTACAGTAACTTATGATGACGCAAATGCGAAAGTTGATTTCTCAGTAGCAAGCCAGTCATTTACTGCATCTGCAGATTCTGGCTCTAGCCAAACAATTACAGCAGGAGATACATTTACAGTTTCTGGTGGCACAGGTCTTACATCTGTAGCAACTTCAGATACTATTACCGTGAACCTAGATAACACAGCAGTCACTGCTGGTTCCTATGGAAATGCAGCTACAGTTCCAAACTACACTGTAGACGCTCAAGGACGTTTGACCGCAGCAAGTAATACAGCGATTAGTATTCTTGCAAGTCAAGTAAGTGACCTTTCTTCAAATGCAGTGACATCATTGACTGGAACCGCAAATGAAATTGCCGTTAGTTCTTCAGCTGGTGCAGTAACCCTTAGTCTTCCAGCTAACGTTACGATTTCTAATAACCTCACCGTTACTGGAAACTTTACAGTCAATGGAAATGTCACAACTCTTAATACTGAAACTTTAGCTGTTGAAGATAATATTATTGTTCTCAATAGCAATGTTACAGGAAGCCCAGCCCTCAATGCTGGACTTGAAGTTGAGCGTGGTACTTCTGATAATGTTCAATTACGTTGGGACGAAACTTCAGACAAGTGGCAGTTTACTAACGACGGAACTACTTATGTCAATATTGCTAGCAATTCAGACATCGCTAACGTAGCAACGTCATTTACGGTTGCTGGTGACTCTGGCTCAAGCCAAACAATTACTTCAGGCACCGATACTTTAACAATTGCTGGTGGCACTGGTTTAAGTTCTATCGCAAGTGCAACTGATACAATAACTTTAAATCTTGATAGCACAGCTGTAACAGCTGGTAGCTACGGCAATGCAAGTACTGTTCCAAACTACACAGTAGATGCACAAGGTCGTTTGACAGCCGCAGCTAATACTGCAATAAGTATTCTTGCCAGCCAAGTTTCCGATTTTACTGCCAATACAAGAGCACAAATAAGCGTTTCAGGTGATCTTGCTTATAACTCGAGTACTGGTGTTATTAGCTTCACAAACGACGCAGGTGACATTGAGTCAGTAACGGCTGGCACTGGTTTAACTGGTGGTGGCACCTCTGGTGCTGTTACTCTTGACTTGGCCTCAACAGCAGTCACAGCTGGCTCATATGGTAGTTCATCTTCCGTAGGAACATTCACTGTAGACGCTCAGGGGCGCTTAACAGCAGCTTCTAACTCGTCTATCTCGATCACTGCCAGTCAGGTCTCAGACTTCTCTGAGGCAGCTCAGGACGCCGTAGAAGGCGCGATAACAGCAGGTACGGGTGTAACTAAGGCCTATGATGATAACGCTAATACGATTAGCCTTTCAATTGGCCAGGACGTTGCCACCAATGCAGCAGTTACCTTTGGTAGCATAGCAACTGGCGCCATAACCTTAGATTCTGGAACTGGTGAACTTAATACTTCAACTCAAGTTGTTAATGTGAACACGGTCACAACAGTTGATAGCTTTGACAAGACAGTCTACAGAACAGCTAAGTACCTTGTCCAAGTAACCCAGGGATCAAAGTATACGACTTCAGAGGTATTACTTGCTCATGATGGAACAACATCTTACTTGTCAGAATATGCAGTAATTGAATTGGGCGGAACAGTTATTCCTTTAACAGTCTCAACTTCGATTTCCGCATCAAACGTATTGTTAAGAGTTACCATCACAGACGCAGCATCAACAAATGCTACCGTCAAAGTTGCAAGAACACTTATAGCAGTGTGATATAATAGTAATTAAGTTTTAAAATATAAAACTAGAGGGACAGTGAACTTTAGTGGCAGACAAAGATTTTGTAATCAAGCATGGATTAGTAGTTGGGGACACCGCTACGATCAATGGCGTACAAATTGATCTGTCTGGCGCTACTCCCAACCAGGTTTTAAAATTTGATGGTACTAAATTTTCACCTGCTTCAGAAGGTGATATTAGCGGCACAGTCTACAGTGCAACCATAGGCGATGGAACAAATTCAAGCTATGTAATTACACATGGATTTGGAACAAGAAACGTTGTTGTAGTAATCAGAAACGCTGCATCACCATACGAAGTAATTAATGCTCGTTGGGAAGCTACAACTACAAACACAATTACAGTTGATTTTAGTTCACCGGTTACTTCTGACTCTGTTATCGTTTCAGTGTACGGTGCGGTAACAGGCGTATCAACAGGGTCATCTTATTATCAGACTATTGGTAATGGAACAGATTCAAGTTTTACACTTACGCATAACTTTAATACTAGAGATGTTGTTGTTACTGCAAGAAATGCAGTAAGTCCCTATGAGGTGATCAATGCTCGTTGGGAAGCAGAAACTGCCAACACTGTAGTATTAGATTTTTCAGTTGCTCCATCTTCTAGTTCAGTAAGAGTTGGTGTATATGCAACTGTTAGTGGAACTGCAGTTACAACCATTAATGACTTAGGTGATGTAACCATTACATCGTCAACAACTGGTGACTTACTTAAGTGGAATGGAACAGCTTGGATAAACGCTGCTGGATATGCCACACTTGCTTCACCAACCTTCACGGGAAATGTTTCTGGCATAACAAAGACTATGGTTGGCCTTGGTTCTGTCGATAATACAGCGGACACAGCCAAGCCGGTATCCACTGCTCAACAAACTGCTCTCGACTTGAAAGCAAATATTGCAAGTCCAACATTTACTGGGAATGTCAGTGGCATTTCTGCAACGATGGTTGGTTTAGGTTCTGTTGATAATACGGCCGACACCGCTAAGCCAGTCTCTACTGCACAACAAACCGCACTTGATCTCAAAGCAAATTTAGCTTCACCAGCACTTACAGGAACGCCCACTGCTCCTACAGCAAACGCAGCAACCAACACGACACAAATTGCAACTACTGCGTTTGTTCGAGCAGAAGTCGCCGCACTTGTCAATAGTGCTGGTTCAACACTTGATACACTTGGCGAAATTGCCACCGCACTTGGAAACGACGCGAACCTTTCTACGACACTAACAACTAGCATCGGTCTAAAAGCACCACTTGCAAGTCCTACATTTACGGGCACTGTAACTATTCCTGAAGGTGCTTCCATTTCTGGATTTGCGCCACTTGCAAATGCAACTTTTACTGGCACCGTTACACTACCTTCAGACACATCTATTGGTAATGTCAGTGCAACAGAAATTGGATATGTAGACGGTGTAACATCTGCAATTCAAACACAATTAAATACAAAAGCTTCAACAGGAAAAGCTATTGCAATGGCAATAGTATTCGGAGGATAAAATGGCAGCGCCAAATATAGTTAACGTTACAACAATCACTGGTAAGACAGCAGTTCTTGCTGTCACGACTACAGCTACGGCAATTGTCACTAACTCTGGTTCTTCGGGCAAAGTGTTCAAAGTCAATGCCTTGTATGTTTCTAATGTTGACGGCACAAGTGCCGCTGACATCAACGTAGACATATTCCGTTCTTCTACTGCGTATCACATTGCTAAAACGGTTTCTGTTCCTGCCGATGCAACTTTAGATGTACTCAGTAAGGCTATTTACCTAGAAGAAGGTGACGTACTTCGTCTTACCGCATCTGCTAACGGTGACCTTGAAGCAGTATGTAGTTATGAGGAGATTAGCTAATGTCTGGACCAGGTGGTGCTATTGGGCCCAAGAGGATTGGAAATACTGGGCTATTGAGTTTTACTGACTTACAGCAATCTCTTCTAGCTCTTTCTACAACTTCATCCGTTGAATATCTAGTTGTAGGAGCAGGTGGTGGCGCAAACGCAGGTGGAGGTGGTGGAGGTGGTATGCGTACAAATATGGCTGGTGCAACCTCTGGTGGCGGTGGAGCGACAGAGGCATCATTTCCAATAACAGAAGGCACTACTTATACAGTTACCGTTGGCGCTGGTGGCGCTGGTGGTTTCTGGCCGAGTCCTGGTGGATACAAAGGTGGGAATAGTGCATTTTCTACTATTACATCAACTGGCGGTGGTGGCGGTGTTCATGGTGGCAGTTATGGTCCTGGAGACACAAAAGATGGCGGTTGTGGTGGTGGTGGTGGGTACTCAATTACTGGTGGAACTGGAACAACAAATCAGGGATTTGGGGGAGGAAACGGCGCTTTTGTTGCACCCGGCTATCCTGGTGGCGGTGGAGGTGGTACATCTTCCGCTGGTGGTGATGGTTCGGGAAATAATGGCGGTGGAGGAGGAGCGGGTACCAACTCGTCAATAACTGGTACCACTATTGCATATGGTGGTGGCGGTGGTGGGGGTACACGACTGGGTGCTGGCTCTGCTGGTTCTGGAGGTTCGGGTGGTGGGGGTAATGGTTCCAACTCTACAACAGGTGCTGCGGGAACTGCAAACAGAGGAGGAGGCGGGGGTGGAGGAGGTCAAAATAACGACCTTGTTGGAGGCGCAGGAGGTTCTGGTGTAGTAATAGTTCGCTACCCAGATTCATTTTTGGCAGCAACATCAACAACTGGTTCGCCAACCGTAGTAACAGCAGGCGGCTACAGAATATACACTTTCAACGCTTCGGGAAGTATAACGTTTTAATAAGAGCAAATTCACAAATATACACGTACTGTCACAAGCAGTACTAAAATAGGAGAAATAAACATGGCACACTTTGCAGAACTTGGCGAAGACAACATCGTATTGCGAGTCATCGTAGTATCTAACGATGATTGCAAAGACGCAGAAGGCAACGAATCAGAGGCTGTAGGCGCTGAATTCTGTCGTAACCTTTTGGGCGGTACATGGAAACAGACCTCATATAACGGCAACATGCGTGCCCGCTACGCAGGTATCGGCTACATCTACAACTCTGCTTTAGACGCATACATCGCCCCTAAACCTTTCCCTTCTTGGACTCTTAATGAGGAAACTACCGAGTGGGAACCACCAATAGCTCCTCCGACTGAAGGGGCTCATTCTTGGAATGAAGATACTCAAACTTGGGATGCATTCGAAATATCCGAGTAAGACTTGACAACTGATTATATATAAGCTAATATTTTTCTATGCCTGTAGAAGAACAACAAATTAACATAACAATCCCTAAAGAAAAACTTGAGCAATGGAATGTATTCTTTGCACTTCCGTGTTATGATTCACATGTAACAGAACCTTTTATGATGAGCTTTTTGCAAGCTTGTCTTTATTTTAAAGAAATAGGTTTAAAGTATTCAGTCTGCACAATATCTGACTCATTGATCAACCGCGCAAGAAACAACCTTGTTGCCAAGTTTATGGGTAGTCCAGACTTTACCCACATGGTATTTATAGATGTCGATCTTCAATTTGACAAAGAAGCTATATTAAAGTTATTGTGGCACGATAAGGATGTCATGACTGCGTCTTATCCAATCAAGGAAATTAATTGGGACAAAGTAAAAGAAGCTGCACAAGCAGACATGCCAGCTCAAGATCTTATGGAATATGCCAGCAGATATGTAGTGCATATGACAAAGCCAGGTGAGAATCAATTAAATATTGATAACGGAGCAATCGAATGCTACGAAGCCGGGACTGGCTTTATGCTCATTAAGCGTCAAGTGTTTGATAAGATGTTTAAAAAGTATAAAAAATTAAAATACAAAGATGATACAGGAGCTTTGCACGGCGAAGAAACAGAAAACGCCTACGCTTTGTTTAATTCTTATGTAGATGATGATGGAAGATTCTTGTCTGAGGATTATGGTTTTTGTAGATATTGGCAAAAGATGGGGGGAAAGATTTGGGTTGACCCAACTATTAACTTGACCCATTTTGGACGCATTAAATATACTGGTAAAATGTTAGAATTTTTAAAGAGAATAACACAATAAATATGGATGAAGACAGTAAATGTTTTATTAAAATAAATAATTCAATTGTAATTTATCGTAATGGTATAGAAAATCCAAAAAAAGTTCTTAACCAAATAAATACTTTATCAGAATTAAATACAGAATACGCATGGAGAGACAGCCTAATTTATCATGGGGATAAAACTAAAGAAAAAGTAAATTCTTTTAGAAGTAGTAAACAAATAGATTTTTTTAGATCAAATGAGTCTAATGAAGTAAATTATTTATCTAGCTCAATCTTTAATGTTATAGATCGTTCATTTTCTGCTGCTCTTAGAGACTACACGCAAAGAATCGGCATTGCCATAAAGGCATATGAGCAAGATCGATACAGCACATTAAAATACGAATTAGGAGATTTTTTTTCTGTTCACTTAGATACTTCTCCAATTTTATCTCGTGTTATATCTGGTTTGATGTATTTAAATGATGATTATGATGGTGGGATTCTAGAATTCCCAAAAATTGGGCTAGAACTAAAGCCAAAAGAAGGAGATATAATCTTCTTTCCATCCCAGGTGCCTTTCTTTCATCAAAGTACTCCAATTACAAAAGGTATAAAATATGCGGCAGTTGCTTGGTGGAATTAATTTTACATATATTTGATTAAGGCTATTACTATTAGTTTAGTTTTTATTATAAACAAAATAGGAGTAATATGGCCCGCCTAAGGATTGAAACCGCACCAGAAATTACAGTATATGATGAATCCTTTGTCATCAAAGCAGCCACTGGAGCAAGCGCCCCCTTGGCAGAATTCAAAAACTCGTCTGGCACAGTTGTCGGCAATATAGCGGTAGATGGTACATTAAACGTTACTTCTGTTGTTACTTCAAACGCAGGAACAAGTTCGACATCCTTGGCCACAAGAGGCTATGTTGATACGGTAGCCGCTGGTTTGAATTGGCATGATGCAGTAGCCTATGCTACAGCAGCAGCTCTTCCTACTTGCACTTATGCAAACGGAACTGCTGGAGTAGGAGCAACTCTAACTGGTGATGCCAATGGGAGACTAACTGTTGATGGAACTTCTCAAACTACTGGCAAAAGCATCTTGGTAAAAAACCAAGCAACTGCAACACAAAACGGAATATACACAATTACAGCACAAGGCGATGCATCTAACCCATTTGTGTTAACTCGTCGTGCGGATTCCAATAATAGTGTTGCTGGTCAAGTTTCTGCTGGCGATTCAGTATACGTAGTAGCTGGGAGTAGCAATGGTGGTCAAGCATTTATCTTAACTACCACTGGAACTGGTACAAACGATTCAATTGTTTTAGGAACAGATAATCTTAGCTTTTCTCAATTTACCGGTACCGCAGCATTTGTAGTGGGTGACGGCATGGTTAAGACTGGCAATTCTATAGATATTGTTTCCGCAAATGGAACAAGACTAGTTGTTAATGCGGATAGTATTGATCTTGCTACAGTAGCTCAATCAAATACTTCAGGCGCAAATACAACCAGTTTTGTTAGCAATTTTACTGTAGACGATTATGGTAGAATTTCTGGCAAAGAGACATCTAGCGTATCATTCACTGGTTACGCAACATTAGCTAGCCCAGGTTTAACTGGAGTCCCTACTGCACCGACCGCAGCAAACGCTACTAGCAACACTCAGTTGGCAACTACCGCATTCGTGCAAAACGCTGCAACAATAGCTGTTTCTGATGCTGGCAACAACGCAGTTCTAAAATCGCTAATCGATGCTAAAGGTGATCTTGTTGTCGGAACAGCTGACAATACAGTTAATCGCTTAGCTGTTGGAACAGATGGAAACTTTTTAAGAGCAAACTCGTCGGCTACATCAGGTCTTGAATGGGGTTCAATCCCAACTATCAATGACATTGATGACGTTGGCGGAGTGACAATTACTTCAGTTGCAAGTGGTCAGTTTCTTAAGTATAACGGTTCAGCTTGGGTTAACGCTAGCCTCACTGAGACATTAGGGATTACAGATCTATCAGATGTAACAATTACTACAGCAGCTGCAAATCAACTTCTTTCATATAACGGTTCTGCTTGGGTGAATACATCTAACCCGACAGTAGCAGGCAACTTAACCGTTTCTGGCAACTTAACAGTTTCAGGAACTACCACAAGTATTAATACAGAGACTTTAACAATTGATGACAACATTATTGTATTAAATAATAATGAAGCAGGCACTCCATCAGTTAATGCTGGGATCGAAGTAGAACGCGGAACTTCAACAAACGTAGTACTTCGTTGGAATGAAACAACAGACTGTTGGGAATTCACAAATGACGGCACTAACTACCAGAGAATTATTACTGACACAGTCACTAACGCTCAGGCAGCTAGCTATACACTAGTATTAGCAGACAGCGGAAAGATGATCGAAATGGGGAATGCTTCAGCCAATACGCTGACATTGCCACCTAACTCTTCAGTAGCTTTTCCGGTAGGGACTACTCTCACAGTCCTTCAAACATTAGCTGGCCAGTGCACACTTACGGCAGGAGCAGGAGTAACACTAAACGGTACTCCTGGTCTTAAGTTGCGTGCACAGTGGTCATCTGCTACACTTATTAAACGCGCAACTGATACATGGGTTGCTTTAGGAGATTTGGTAGCATAATATGGCTGAAAATACTGGTAAAAAGCAAAATAGAAAAAACGCTAAGCCTGCAATAGCCCAAGGCACTACTAGGGCAGCAGCAAATGCTGCGATCATTGCGGCAGGCCATGTTGTGGGCACCGTTGTAACTACTGCTACTCAAGACGTCAATCTTAATGACAAAGTTGTTACAGCCTTAACAGATACTTCGGTAGTATTACTTGGCACAGCTATAAATTATGATTATGGAGTTTTTTCTCCACCAAGTTTTTTTGGTCCACCAAGTTTCTTTTCCCCGCCAGGTTTCTTTGCCCCGCCAGATTTCTTTTCCCCGCCAAATTTCTTTTCCCCACCAGGTTTCTTTGCCCCGCCAGGTTTTCCTTCTGTCATTTGTGTAAAGGGTGAATGCAGCTGCTGCGTGCCTTGCTGATATAGCATAAAAACAGTAGTTATATAAATTAAATTATTTTTTATAATTACTGTTTATTAATTATTGGACCGTATAAAATGAAGGAGTAACCCATCTACGTCCAGAAAGAACTGGGGTAACTCCATGTAAATAATTTATATCTCCCGGATGCAGAACGGCTAAACCAGCTTTAGGAATTATTTTTTTAACGTGTTGTGGGTAATATAGTTCACCGCCCTCAAAATCTTCATTGTAATAAAATAATGAGTTTAAATCATAATCGGGGAATGCATTTGGTCTTCCATCTTGCAACTGTTTGTCTGCGTGAGGCAATTGCATATCACTTGGTCTCCAGCAAACAACTACTGGAGGTCTTTTTTTTAGTTTGCAGTTAAATATTTCTTCTGCGATATGTTGCATTTTTATAATATAAGAATCTATTAAATTATAGATATCAGGACTTAAAGATTTTATTATTTCCCCACTACACATTCGGTCGTGCCAAAGCTCAGCACTGTATCTACTCGAACCATCTGCATAACTAACGCTTTTGCTATTATTATCCCAAATTTTTATATTTGCTACAAAATCATTTATGCTTTTTAAGTCGTCTTTTTCAATAAAATTTTGAAAAGTATATATATTTTCTGGACCCTTTCCAAAATGGTCTGGTAATATATTAAATTCTGGAGCATTTGTCATCAGTGCTTCTCCTGTGATATAATAATTCGATTAGATCATTATATATCAAAAGGGCTGGTAAATCAAGTTATGGATATTCAGTATATCTTAGACAAAAGATTTGGCATAGTGTTGTATAGGAATGCTTTAAAAAATAGTGATTTAATTATAGAGGCTCTAGAAAATGTATTAAGCAAAAACAACACCGGGCATAACAAGTGGAAAGAAGCCACTACTGGCGATGGCGACTATATAAAATCTTATAGAAATTGTTATGATTTTCACATTTCTGAATCAATATTAAATTCAATTACAGAAGACATACCTGAGCTAACTGATATATACATGAAGACTAAAGAAACGGTGCTAGAATGTCTCTATGATTACGAAACAAGATTTAATATAAGAATGGATTACATGGAAGAGATAAACTACATCAAATATGGAATTGATCAACATTTTAAACAGCATGGAGATGACGGTTTCAGTTATTCCAGCACGGTTTCTACTGTAGTCTATCTTAATGACAATTACGAAGGTGGCGAGTTAGCCTTTAATAATTTAGGATTTAAAATTAAACCAAAAATAGGCGATGTAATACTTTTCCCATCTAATTTTATTTTCATGCATGAGGCATTGCCTGTCAAATCTGGAGTAAAATACTCAGCGGTTACTATGTTTGACTATAATTCAAGATTTCATTACCCATATACAGGGACTGATAATGGCGGAAAAGAGATGAGAAATCCAAAATCTAATATTAAGAATATTAAAAAGTTAGACAATGATTATATAGTTCACGCAATATAGAAAGGGATAATAATAATTATGACAAAAATAACTTTATCAAAAACTCTTCAAACTCCAGTTCAAATCAAACAATCTAGGTTAAAACGCGACTGGATGGATAGTACGTACAACAAGCACGCATATCAATGCACTCCAGTTACAACAGCGAATGTTAGTGGTTGGGAAATGCTACTGCCCGAAGATGTTACTGTTATCTGGAATGGCGGCAATTCCCCAGCTCAAATTATTAGCGGTGGAGTCCATAATGGTTGGAATTTTGCTCATTCTAATATTAATGGAATGATTTCTTTTGCTACTGGATGGGTAATAAATACAGAATCTCCATATCATTTGTGGGTAACTGGGTCTCCAAATTATTACGTTGACGGCGCATCGCCTATGACGGCAACAATTCCTAGTGATTGGTGGCCGGATGAACTGCAAACAAATTGGATTATCACAAAAATAAATGAACCTGTTATCTTTAAAAAGGGAGAACCCTTTATATTCTTTACCATATTCGACCCGGCGTTAATGCCAAGTGCTGATTTTGAAGTTGTTAATAGATCAGATTTCCCAGGACTAGTTGCAGAAAGACAAAAATACAATGACCTTAAATCTAGAAATAGTATAGAAAAACCATGGACCTGGGTTAAGGGCATTAGAACTGGCCTCAATGCAGACGGCGATAGAATAGGTCCAAAGTACTCTGGCCTACCTAACCTTAATTCGCCAGAACAATAGATTTTATAGGTATTTTTTATAACATTTTTCTTTGAGTAGTTACTATATAAGTTACAAGAATCCAAAACAAAAGGAATATAAATGGCATCTGATATTTTTAATCTGTTAACGCCAGAAGAGAAGCTTCAAGAGCTTCAAGTGGCTAAAAGATACATGGCGAATAGAATGTTTGCCCTAACCGCTCAATTGGGCATTAACAGTTCTTTTGATATAGACACCTGGGTGGCCGGAACTTTTGATTCTAATAGCGCAGCTTCTCACATAGAGCGCGATTTACAGGAAATTGTAGAAGTGTATAAAGATTTATTATCTTTAATTGCAGAACTTGAATAATACTACCCGCAAAAAGGAAACCTATACATTATGGCAATTTTTGACAGTATCCCAGAAGAATTAAAGCAGCATTTAACAGATGAAGTTATACATCAAAAGAAACTTCATATATATAGAGTGGCAAGGATCTTGGGTCTCGATCCAGAAGACGCATATACGAATGGTGTTATTCTACCTGATGAATATTCTAGCTCTAATGAAGAAGGAACTTACAAGATGCTTGAAAATAATATCGCAATTTTAAAAAATTTATTAGAGATATAATTAATAATGACAGAATTTATGAATTTTTCTGCGCTATATCAGTTAAGGTATAATAGTGCTACAAAAAGTTACGCAAAAGATGGCCCTCAATTTAATCGAGCACAAGGTCAAGGCAGGATACCAATTGATGAAGAATTTAATTCATATTTATTCCAAGCATATTCAGATCCTTGGTCATAGGAGTCAAAAATGAAATTTAACCCTACAGAATATACATCTTATCTAAAATCGAGATTAGATAAGATATGTCTAGAAATAGGACTAGCAGAACAAGATTATGCTAGCATAGAAATAGATGTATTTATAGAAAAAGTTAATGAAATATATCCATATCAAGATAGAATTATGTCTCAGGATTTTATCGAACCAGAAACTCAAAGATTAAGAAAAGTATTAATTATGAAAATAATTAATAATTTATACAATTATAAGCTTTATGCAGCAAAAATAAACGAATCGGGTATCTAAATGTTAGAAGAACAAAACAGAATCACGAATTTTGCACATGGCAAATGGGTCGCCCCAACCTGGGTTGATATTGCAAAAGGGTCACATAATCTTTCTAAAACAAAGTTAGTAGACGCTTTATCAATTCAAGAACAAGCATTAATTAATGCTAAAATTGTGGAGAATGAAATCTCCCTTGGCATGGATAGATCTGTAAAGTCGACCAATTATGGGTACGGAGAAATCCGAAGGCCTGAATTACTAGTTGCAAAAATGCCGATACTCACAAATGGGTTGTTGTATAATCATGTAATAAACGAAATGTTAGTTAGAATGATAAAACCAAACAGGACGCTATTGATTGGTAGCGGAGTAGATACTAAGAGTAATTTCTTATCTACTTTCTGTGGAGAAAATGTTTTTGTATCTAATGACTTCTGGCTAAATAGACTAGAAGAGTTTTATGATGAAGAGGAAACAGCTTTTGATGTTGTAAACTTGATAGATATAGCAAATGGAGAAGGTCCGAAAGATTTAGATCTAATCTTAACATCCGCGGAAGTATTAGTCAGTTATTTTGATGATGATATTTTTCTTAAATTAGTAGATTCTATGGCAAGCGGCGGAACAATAATTCTTGGTACCAGTGGTGATATGATGACTACATATGGGGTGTCAAATTCACTTTCTGCAAAAGTCTTGAATATGCATTTGATGTCACCATATTATATAATGCATGAAAATCTTAGAAAAATTGATAATATATGCTTTTATCATATTCCATCTCTTCAGGGGACTACTGTAATAATCAAAGACTAAGTCTTTGTGTTGTAGATTTGGTAATCTATGGATGAGTTAGAATTTGGTCTTACATGGACACAGTAGATATAAGAAGTTATTATAATTTATTGAATTTTACCAGACCGATAAGTAGTAAAAGTACACATCTTTTTTGCGTTGACGGTTTTCAGCGCCAAGGCAATAATAGCCTTAGAAAACTTTTATTGGAAACTTTTCCTACCATCTCTATAAATAGAGCCTTAACTCATGAAGTATCCAATATTGAAAGAAGCCTGTCAAAAGGTATCCCCTGCGTAGTTACTTTAAGAAGAAGCTTGGGGACAGCATCTTCATTGGTGTCTTATCAGAATAAAAAAGATAACATTGAACATATATATAAAGATGAAAAGACTTTGGACGCTTATATACGTTCTATGATTTTCAAAGAAACAATAGATCACATCCTAGACACCCATTTGGAATACTTTCGATATATTTTAAATGCGAAGGATAAATATAAGAATAATTTTTTTATTGCCACATTTGATACTTTGCTTTATAGCTCCCACAATTTGATGGAAGACATTAGAAAAAAATTTAATATAGAAAATATTAGTAATTATAAATTTGAGAATAAATTAATTAATATACCGGGTCATAATTCTACGGCCAATGACACTATTGAGCAATACATTCTAAATAATTTTACTTTAAAATTAAATGAATTAGATAAGTTATACGATATGATATTAGGGATAATCTAATATCATAATATAAATATGGATACGTTTTTTCTAGAACCAAAGCTAAACAGCTATTCATACTGCACCACCAGCAATAACTCTCTCCACATTAGCGGAAGTATCGAGCTTATTGTAAACGTAGAAAATTTTTCTTCATTGGCTATAAAATCTCTTTTATATAAAATGGATAAAAGAATCTTGAATATAGATTCTGATAATGGCTTTTTAGATGGTATAGATAATGGTAATTCATATTATATTTATAGGATTAATCCCATAGACCGTAAGGTAAAGCAGGGGGCTTATGGTAGGGGCACCATATATTTGCTCGATAAATTTCACAATGCGGTGAGGTGGAAGCCTCAATATAATGTCGATAAAGTTTTATCGCCGGAAGTGTTTACTGCCAATTTATTTTTCTTTTCAAAATATATAAAAAAAGAAAATTATGACTACTTAAAGAAAACTCAACTTAAATGTTTGTGATATAATTAGGCGTATCGCATACAGTCAGGATGGCATCGTAATGTTGAAAGAAAAGTTTAATTACAAAAAAGTATCTCCAAAAAAGTTGGGTGACGGAATATTACTTTTTGAACAAGTCTTGGACGTAGATTGGGACTACTTTGTCGAATGGGCTAGCGGCCATATATTGAGGGAAAAAGAAAACATGTACAAACCATCAATCAACCCCGATACTGGCGCGCCCTGCTATATAAATAGAAGTGGTTATTATTTTAACGAAAAAACCGTCAACGAAATGCCCTTTAGAAGCGTAGAGATACATGAAGATAAATCTCTTGAATCAATTGTTTTGTTAGCTTTTATCGAAGATATAAAGTATAAGTGTTTACTGCAGTATATAATGGAATACCCTATGTTATTTAAGTGTATATGGTGGAGATCCAAGGGGCATGTTGTATCCTATGGTCCCGGGTCATACTTGGGCCCACATTCCGATAATAGTTGTGATTACATCTTTGGTCTAGAAGAACCGCAAATGCAGTTCGCTGCGAAGAATGTAGTTGGTTCTGTAGTGTATGTGAACGATGACTATATTGGTGGAGAGCATTATTTTAATTATTTAAATATAAAATATAAGCCTAAAAAAGGTGATATATTGATGTTCCCAAGCAATTATATAGCTACTCATCAAGTGTTGCCCGTAGAAAGCGGAGTTAGGTATAGCTACCTCGGTTGGTATGGCCATGGTAGCGCAAATGAAAAGCTTAGAGAAAAGATATATAATCCATTAGAGTCAACCGATATAGCTACCAGAATGGCAAATTTATATTTACCATTCTTGAGAGAAGATTTAGCTAATTTAGCGTCTAAAGATTATGCTAACAATCAAAACGCTGCTGAGGTATTGCGATTAGTTGGAGCCTTAACCCAGGGATGAAGTTTTAAATTTTGATTGTTACTATTTGATTTAATTGCTAATAGGGTTGTATTCATTCACGCAGTGAGCGCATACGAACCAGTAGCTTGATCTTATGTCCTATAAACCGGGTGGTGGTCTTAATGGTAGAAAACAAAAATGAGAGTATGCCCATTTTAGACAAAACTTTAAACATTGAAAAATATTCAACTTTAGATTGGTTGACTTTGCATCAGTGGATACCACAAGACGGGACCAAGCAAGCAAAGAGGGAAAAGCAATTTAAATCATGAAATACGGAGAAGAAATAGCCTACAATAGTCCTAATGTGTCTTATGATGGTATTTTAATAATTTATGCAGATAGCCTAATAAACCCAATTGTATTAAATAATATAACAATATTTTATGCTTCGAACGAAGATTATTCAAATTTAACAACAATTGGCGTTTTAAGCATAGACATAAACCCTCAAGGAATTGTTTCTGTAGAGGTTTTGGACAAAGACGTAAGCGCTATATCTTCAGCCCAAGTTATATCAGTTGGTGTAAGTGGGCAAATATCCATAATAGGATAAGTATAATTACTATATTAAATATTAATTTCTTTTGGAGCTCCCATGTTAACTGACACCGTATTGGTAAATGATCAAGTAAGAATAAAAGTAAAGTTTGTTGACGTAAACAATGTTACTGGGGCACAAATACTAGTCAGTCCTACCTCTGTTTTGGTCACTGTTTATAAATCAGATAATACTCAAATTGTTTCGACTACTGCGACTGCTCTTACTAGCTCAGAATACTATTACGATTTTACCCCCACGGTTGCTGACACGTATAAAATAGTTTTCGTAGGCAATATACCCGGTGGAACTTCAATAACAGTTAACCAGCAGCTTTATGTAAGTACGTCAACCGATACCTATAAGCCAATTATAACGCTAAAAGCAGATGAGATAATTATGTTTGCAGCAGACGTTGATCCGATTTATTTAAACCCAGAAGAAATGCAAGCCTATTTCCCGGAAGCATCTTTGCTTGAAATTGGGGAAATAATTCATTATCATTCAATGGAGGTCAGAGATATTTATGGATTTAATGATTCTAATCCAGCATCTGGAATAAACTATACTAGCTTAGAATATATAAAAGCGGCTACAGCTTGTGACCTCAGTAGGACATATAGTTATGGCGGCGACGATGACGTCTCTGTGCAATTGGGGGACCTAACCGTCACAGCAAGAAATCTCCCAAGGACAAACATAAGCAGGGGCAATGCTGTCACGTGGTGCCAGATTGCAGCAGCATTGAGAAAAGAAATGTTAGCTGGCATAACTGGAGCTAGAGGCTTCCAGCCAAAGGGACTACCTACAATGCCAGTTATAAATGCTGGGAATTATATAGATCCAGATACAGGAAGAAATACTTATTTGACAGACAGAGATCTTTACGGGACGAGTAGATCTAGGGAGCTATCTTACGACCCTATCCCTAAGAGGGGTTTGCATAATTATGATTAATCTTGAAAAATCATTTATGAACATTTTAAAAAAATGGGGCTATGATGTTTTTATACAAAGAAAAAAAGCTAATGGCAATTACGAAGATAACCTTCAGCAAGTAACCACGAGAAGCGTTTTCCCAAAAGGAAGATTTGAAGCCAAATCAGCTAGCGAAGAAGACGAGGGGATAGTCGTTAATTCTGATGTAGTTTATTACTTTGAAGGCTCCGTTAATCCAGGGGAGGGTGATAGAATTTACGAGATGATTCCCAACGCTGCGAACAAACACACTATATATGTGATAGATACAAGTGCTCCGATAAGAGGCAAGGGCGGAAAAATAGTTTACTGGACAGTTGGAGCAACTAGAGAAAAACAGGTTTAAGGTGTTAATAGTAAAAAAAAATCAACGATTAAAATTTAGATTTACATTTGTCGGTGATGCTAGGTCGACTTCAACTACATCAACTAATTCTAAAAATATTTCATTTAAACAAATATTAAACAACAAAGCAACAATAACTACAGTTGTTAACCACGGTTTTCAAGTTGGACAAGCAGTTACAATTGCTGGAGTAGATTCAGTATTTAATGGATTACATACAATAGAAGAGGTAACTAATAATACATTTAGTTATAGAACAGTAGAATCAAATGTCAGCGTTGTTGTTTCTTCTGGAACAGCGTCTGTTACTTCCGCCTTATTAAATGGCGGTTTATCCTACGATCCAATAGCAAATGGTTCAGACGTTACAGTTAGTGTTTATAGGGGCCTTGACCAATCAGGGGCAATTATAGGAGTTCCTATATCTTATAGATATACAAATTCCACGACAAGCCCTGACGCCTACATAGAGAGAAATGGAACAACTGAGTTTGTTTTTAATTATAGAATTCCAGAAAATATAGAAGCACAAAATTCTTTATTCAGCGGCATTTACACTATTGTAGCTAGAACTTACATCGACGGAAATTTATTGAGTTCAACGGTTCAATTTGAACTAAAAGATACTTTATACGATTTAGTCTCAGGTGTTGGTCAAGGGAATAAATCTGCAACAATAACTTACAAACCGTCTTATGATGACCTGAGCCAAACTAATATGCAGTCTATATTATTAATAGGCCACGCAGATGGGCTAGAATTAAATAATCCAGTAAAAATAAACTCAGTACAAAACGCAATAGATCTTTTATCTGGGAACAAGAACAGCCCTTTACTTAGGGGCGTATTAGATGCATATGGCGCAGGCGCAAGAAACATATTCATATGCGCGGCAGCCCCGATGTCGGAATATGTTTTAAGCGTAGAAGATAGAAACAAAGCTTATGCCGTTTTTAATGGACAAACTCTTAAAACTTTCTATGAAAAATATTATGAAAGATTGATTGAAACATATAGTATTATAAAACAATTAGACTATATAGATATAATTGTTCCATTAGAAGCTTCTATAATAAAAACTGGTGGAGTAGATTTCTTGTCACAACTCGTGCACTATTGCAATGATTTCCACAATGAAACTGGGTATGTGCAAATTGGCGTTATAGGCAGTAGGGGAAATGGAATAAGTTCATCCGATATTGAGTTGATTCAAAATAGCAAATATCTTAGATACAAATATACTACATTTATTAATACTACCTCTAGCACGCAAATTGCTTCTGACATAGGAAGATACGTTGTGCCAGTATATGGGGAGGCTGTGTTCTCTCACCTGCAAATAGACAACACCTACACCGCTTCAGTTGCAGCAGCTGTTGCTGGGATGATAGCCCAGTCTCAATTAAATATGGGCTTAACAAGAAAAAGAATTCCAGGGGCTTTATCTTTGTACGGTGTAGACCTAAATTCTACTCAATTAAATACACTTGACTCAATCGGCATAAACACAATATATAGAGGCACTAAAGCACGTAGGGGTAATGTATATGAAGTGTACCTGACCAGTGATTACACCCTTTCAAATGTTAATTCTGTGTTTTCGAAACTTCCGCAAATGAGGTTAACTTCATATGTAGCTAGCCAAGTCAAAGCGTACGGCTATGATTACATAGGAAAATTTGGGTATGACAAGGTTGTAACTAGTGTTACTAATATGTTGTCAACATTAAAGAAGAATGGTTCAATTGTTGACTATGAATTTAAGGCAGAACAATCTGAACAGGAACAAGGTCTATTAATATTAAATATTAATTTAACTTCTTCTTTAGGTTTGAAAAAAATTAACCTTTCTTTATCAGCAGGACCGGCGGCTTAAGATGGCACAATTACCGATCAGCATGCCAAAGCTTGGCTTGGCAGATGCGATGGATAAATCGCGTTTTGCAAACATACTCCAGTCTGATGGGAATTTAAGTTACCTGGAATTTATATCAGCTGTAAAATCTTTATGGGAAGAAAGCTTTCCGAACTATCCGATCAAGGCAACGTCAAATGGGGATAATTCTTTTACCTGGTTTAACCCAGCAACTCAAGAATACGATACCACAGATGCAATAATAGTGTATTCTTTAGAATTAAGAAAAGCTCATTCGGTTGAACCTAAACCTAGAATGAGACAAATAACAAATAATAATGTTTACGTTTATGGTCAAAGATTCCAGAACGTTGTTGCATTTACGGCCATGTCTCCAGTTGGAAAAAGATTAGGACCAGATTCAAATTCTGTTTGTGATGACCAGGACAACTCTTATTTGGTTGAATCTTTAATAGAATCTTTTGAGGACTTCATGCTGGAGTATACTCCAATCTTTAAAAAGATAGGGGCTTCAGAATTGGTCTACTCCAGAAGACTTTCGGATTCAGAAGTAAATAGGGATTCTAAGGACGTTCACAAAAGAACGGTCACTTACATGCTCACTACCGAAAAGGTCTTTGCAGCACAAGCTAATACGATAGAAAAGATAGCTATAGATGTAAGACAGTTTATGGCCTATGAGCCAGAATTCTTAGCCGCAGCAACTCCAAATTATGAAGATATAAACATTAACCTTATAGACTTAGAGAATACTGCTACTCCACGTCATTAAAACCTGTATTAAAATTCCCATAGTTAATATATTGATAGTTATTTTTATGACTTAGTTGTTACTATATCACAAGACTTATTCTGTCGGAGGTTCAAAGATAACATGGCTACACCGGGTGTAACAACATTAATTAGAGATCGCTTCTACAGCGTCTCAAGGCAAGATGTCCCAGCGGGACCAAGAATTGTGGCGATAGCCAAAAGAAACAAAAATGAGTTCGATCCTTCTACGGAAACAACTGCTTATAATGCTATGAACAAGGTTGCTGACCTTGACGTAGTGCAAGCTACTACAGAGAAAGATGTTATTGACGCTTTTGGTGTTGGTTCAGATCTCCATAAAGCATTTTTGGAATTGATTACTGCAGGCGCAGAAAGAATTCACCTTGTTCCACTTCCTTATGACACGCAGTTTGACCACACAAATGGACAACTAAAAAGCGCTAGCGCAGGATTTGCTAGTTATGGCGAAGATATTTTTAACGCAGCTTTTGCAGCAGCAGAAGCTGCAATCCCAGATGTTATCATACCTTGGGGTAGAGGTGGCAATTCATCAGACTGGGATGCCACAACAGGAGCGACACCAAACGCACAAGATTATCTTTTCCACGCAAACAACTCCAATACAACAGCAAATAACTGGGCATATAAGGTAGCAAGTAAAGTAAAAGATATTTCCGAAAATACAAACCCGTGCATTGCAGTGATGGGTATAGCGCCATACGTAGCAAGTTCAAGAGAAACTTTAACACCAGCGCAAGTTTCATCACATATGTCTTCTTCTTTGGCACTCTTGGCGGACAGGAATAATGCGCTTATGAAGGCTGTTGGTTCGTATGTTTCAATTATAGCTACAGAAGTAAAACCAGTAGGATACGCTACAACAACTTCTGGTGGAACTACAGATTACGGTTATTCAAACGGAGCAGCATCGCTTGCGGCGACTATGAGTAGAACACCATCGTACACGGGCCTAACAAACAAAGCTCTTTACAATGTTCAAGCTCTTCGTTACGCCCCTACGAGAGTGCAGCAAGTAACCCTGAATGCCGCAGCAGTAAACGCTGTTATATTGAACTTTAATAAGATTGCAGTATTCGGTGGAGCAGTAACTTACTCGGCAGCAAATTCAGACTACCTAAGACTCTCAACTAAGAGAATCGTAGATGAGGCTTCACAACTAGTTCGTCAAGTATGTCAAAAGTTCATTGGCGAACCATCAACAATACAAGTAAGAAATTCAATGGAAACAGCAATTTCTTCAGGCTTACGCGGGATGCAAGTTAAAGGTGCCTTGCTGGAGAGTGACTTCAATGTTACATATGTTCCTTCAGATAACATGGCGATTGTAGACCTCGTATTAACACCTGCGTTCGAACTTAATTCGATCCAGGTTCAAATATCCATTAACATATAATATACCGGTTGGAGGGTAGCAAATGGCAGCAGAATCATATAACCCAGTAAATAAATATCTTAACACTTATACTACATTTTCAGGTGCAGACATAGTTGCAACTTTTGGTGGAGTAGAGATTGGCGCACTTTCAGGAATTACATTTTCTGTAACAAGAGAAAAAGCACCTATTTACACAATGGGTTCACCAAACCCAAGATCTTTCTCAAGAGGAAAGCGTGGCATCGCTGGATCATTAATTTTTACAGTTTTTGATCGCCCAGCACTTTACACAATGTTGGACAAGAATTATGAATCACAGGATTCAAAGCAAATGTTCTACACCAGAGCACATAACACACTCCCAGGTGATACTCAGTCAGTAGGTAGAGGTATAGCTGGTTTAGGAACTGCTGGTAATTTTAGCAAGGACGTTGTTAAAAAGGTTCCTTATTACGCTGACCAAATTCCACCATTTGACATTACAGTAACTTTTGTTAATGAATATGGACAAGCAGCAGTTCGCTCAATCTACGGAGTTGAACTCTTGAACGAAGGTTCGGGAGCTTCGATGGACGATATCGTTATCGAAGAAACAATGACTTATGTAGCTAGAGAGCTCGGCCCTATGTACGCCATCAAGGTGGACAAAGAAGCTGATCAAAGTTCTCTTAAGCTTAATGACATTTTGAGCCAAGACGCAGTAACAAACTCAGGGCTTAATTCAAATATTATCCGTCCGTAATTTTAAACAATTACAAGTTATGAGTAATGCATGGGGTAACACCCATGCATTATTTATTTAAAAGACTGGTTAGGTAAAAATGCAAGAAGTAAATCAAACTTCAAATATTTCTAGTTTTTCTGAAGTAAGACCAGAATACGACCCAGCAACTGATTTTAAATCAATACTTTCCAACATGTCATTTTCGGGAGCCGATACGGTTGCCACTATGATAATTCCTCAAATAGGTCCAGATGGTAGAATCACCAGTGCTGGTGACGTTATAGATATAGGTGAACTGCAAACAATATCCTATTCAATACACAGGGAAAATAGTCCAGTTAGAACGTTGGGCCATTCTAATGTTAGGGGGTTTATTAAGGGTGGCAGAACTATCGCTGGCTCATTAATATTCACGGTGTTTAACGAATATGCTTTTTATAGAATAAAGCAATACAAAGAATACCTTGCTAGAAGCAATGGTTTTTTTGCCCCATTAGCAGACATGCTTCCACCTTTTGATATTGTATTGACATTCTTTAATGAGTATGGAAATGCAGCTAAGATGAAAATATTTGGCGTGACCATAGTAGATGAAGGCCAGACTATGTCCGTAGACGACCTTATCACAGAGCAAACATACACGTTCATGGCTAGAGGTATACAGCCCATGGTTAATATGGCGTATGAAAAAGAAAAGTATGGTAATATGACTGATGCACAAACAAATAATATTTTGAATATTAATAGAAATATTTTTGGGGATACAGTTAATGGCGAGACCGTAACCGCCATGTATTCTAATTTAATAACAGATGAAATAATTTCTTAAGGAAAAAAAGTGTCAAATAGTTATTATCAAGAAAATTTTAATCCTTTATCTAATTTAGATTCAGTTTGGTCTGGTGGATTAGCTGGGGATAATAAAGACAAAAGATTTAGTAATTATTATGATTACTATTTTGGCGGGGAAGACATCAAGGTTTATGTTGATGGACTTTTTGAACCAGAAAATGAATTAGATATATCATCTTTTAGTTATTCAATTAAACAGGAAAAGCAACCACTATATGGTTTCTGGTCTTATAATTACGATACAGTCTTATATGGCACAAGAATCGTTAGTGGTGAATTTACGATATACACTCGTTACCCTAGAAGAATGACGGACCTGATAGAGCAAGCAGCTTCGGTAAGAGTTAAGAACCCTACACCGCAAGAGAGTATGGGTGGAGTTGTTTCTTCTTTAAGGTCAAAATTAGAGTCAGCTGATGACCAAAAAAACATAGAAAAATATTGGGCCTATAGTCAGCTTGACAGAATAACAGCAGATCCTTTGTCAAAAATCGCTAAAGATTCTGGTCATAATATTTTTAGTGCTCATCCACCGTTTAATTTTGTCATTCTTTATGGCGCTCAAGAAGCCTCTATGAGTCCGCTTGATTACAGCGGCACCACAGGGGGAGTTATAACAGACAATCTAGATAGAATGATTGTGTCAGATATAAATGAAAGATTAATAAGAACTGACAATAATGCTAACCCAATGAAAATAGTTCTGCAAGAAGTACAGCTTCTTGGCATGGCGACTTCTTACGGCACAGGTGGACAACCAGTTGCTGAGAGCTATCAGTTCATAGCCAGAGATCTTTATTTTAGTGAAGTAAATCTTGGTTTTATCAAGTCTGGAACTACTCAAAATACTTCCGATACTAATCAAGGAAGAAATGGACAATCCGCAACGGATCAGTCTTCAAATAATTTAAATTAAATATATTGAATATATTGTATATATAATGTATAATGATAAGTGAACTAGTGTTTTAATACAAGGAGATATTATGGCTACGCAGAGAAAAGTTTCCATTTCCACAAACCCTGAAATGGCAAAAGAAGTCAACGTTGATGAAGTTATAGAGATAACCGCAGAGCCTGTTGAGGTGGCACAGGTTGACGATGAATCAAAATCTGTCGAAGATTTAGATGACGAACAGGAGATATGGGAAGGTGGGCCAACCGCCGGGATCATCAAGCATTGGAAAGAAGTGTACGGAGATATTTATGTAACTTCTTTATCTTTTGATAAGCACATTGTTTGGAGAGTTCTGTCTAGATTAGAATACAAGAATCTTGTTAAGAAGATGGAGCAATTAGTTCAAGCCGGCCAACTATCTTCCGCAGAAGCTAACATGTGGAATGAAGAAGCCATATCGGAACTCTGCATGCTGTATCCTGAGTACGATAAAAATAATACTGGTGGCATTATGGCTGGAGTTCCATCTTTGATTTCGCAAGAAGTCTTAGAGGCATCGGGATTCGTCGCCTTAGAGGTCAGACAATTATAATTTAATTATGGATCCAGAAAAACTCTATGAGTTAAAAAAAAGATATGGTTCTATCTTTAGCACTTTAGTTAAAAAACAAGAAGTGTTTTTCAGAGAATTAACATTTGAAGAATACGACAAAATCATAGAGTATAAAAACTCGGATGCCCACTCTTCGGTAGATATAGAAGATATTATTATCGGCGCTGCGGTTATCTATCCTGAAGATTTTAATATTAATTCTTTGCCTCCTGGTTTAATATCTTCCTTGTCGCAGCAGATAGTCGACGTATCTGGTTTCTATTCCGCCAAAATAGCCAAAAAAATACTAGAGGATAAAAGAGAGAAAGCTAACGAAGTTAGAAGTTTAATGAAAGCTTTTGTTCTCGCTACTATACATACGTATAACCCTAAAGATTTAGATGGGATGACCTTTTCTCAGTTAGCAGAAAACGTTGCACTATCTGAAAAAATTATTGAAATACAACAAAGTATAAATGGCGTTGAGCCAACAAATATCAACCTTCAATTAATTGATCCAGAAGAAGAAATAGAGAAGAAAAAAACCAGTGAAGCTAGACATAATCTTTCTAAGAAAGAAGGAGAAGCTAGTTATTCAGACCCCATTGCTCAAAAATTATGGGGATTAAAGTAACAGGAGAAAGTCTTGATTAGAGATCGTGGTCCATTACATAACTTGGGTAATGGTGTAACGTCTCGCGACATACCTCTTAACGAGGGTGAAACAGAAGGCATTTCCCAAGATAGCGGTGCGGTTTCAAAAGCCTTAGGTGGCCATCCTGTTATGCGCTTCTTTGCGCACGCAGGAACAACGATGCTTGTTGCTGGCGTTGGCGCAGCGATGCTCAGGAAGGGTGGCCTTAAGTTAGCCCAAAAAATAGAAGAATCTGGTCAAACGTCTTTAATTAAAGACATGATAGATGTTAGAAGACATCTTGATAATTTACAGGGTGTTAAAAGGGCAATCGATGGCGTAAACGATCCATATGAAAAATTAGTCTTTCAAGCTGGTGATGAATTAACAACTGGTTACCTTGGGTCTAGACACGGAGCTTTTGAAAATTTTGGTTATTCATTTTCAAAGAATGAATTAGATCAAGCTGGTAGAGGGTTAACTTCAGAGCCAGCTGCAATTTGGGGTCTGAAAGAAGACCTCCAACAAAGGATGATTAGAGTCGGCAGAAGAATGCCGTACGAACTTCCAGCCCTATGGGGCGCACAAAGAATGGTCACAGATCCACTCTTTGGAAAAGACGATAACAGAAAAAAAATAAACTGGTACAATCCTGTTGATGTTGTAAGCGACTTTGTAAAAACATCAGTGACAACAATGGCGACAATGATCTTGCCATTCGAAGGTGGTGGAGCAGCTCTTAATGCATCTAAGAGCTCGATGAATACTTTTAAATATTCTATGGCCAGCATATCGGACTTAAGCCCGATAAAAGAAAAGGCAGCAAAAGGGTTTGTAAACTTAACTGAAGTTCTTGGAGAAGTCGGCCATGATATGGCCACCGCTGGGAATGCATTCTTAAAAAAGTCAGCTCAATCCTCAGGGGCATTTAACGCTGCTACAACAGCTATGGGAGCCAACGAGCAACCTAGATTCGTAGATGCCCTGCACAAGGCTAGGAAGGGCGCCAGAGCCGCCTACGAGGCCTCTAGAGGGGCTAGAGACCCGGGGATGAAGAGAGCTACCAATTATGCTAAAGCCCTCGCATTTGGCGTTAAAACCTCTGAGGGAGATATTGCTCCTGGAATAATAGATACTATACCAGCGTTTAGGGGTTTAAACGCAGGAATAAGGGCAGGGACACAACAGTTTAGGGTCTATGGAAAGGCTTACGACGCCTTACAAAATTCGATAGAGCATTCAAGAGCGTTATCTTCTTCTAGTCCAAGGTCGGCAGATGTAGTTACTGCGATGCAAAAGATACAGGCACAGTATTCTAGCAGGCTATCTAAGATGGCCAATCAGATATCAATCTGGGGTGCAGGTGGTCCTGGGGATTCAAGTTTTACTAGGTCTGAATTTTATCTGGGTCAACAACAAACTGAATACAAAAAACTTTTAAGCCAAAGACTTTCGTCTAAAGGTTTAGACCCAAAAGAAACTGATAATTTTGTTAATCAACTTAAAGTTATAAGTCCAGGAGTCAAAACACATCCGACCAATATGATTTCAATTGGAAAGATGAAAATCCATGCAGATGAAGAGAGCTACTTTGACATACTGCTTGAGAGACTTAAGGGCGTTAAAGGTGGAAAAGACTATGAAACAGCTTTAGCAAATGTTGCAGGGGCAGGAAAAACATCAGATCAATTCTTAAAAGAAGTTATAGAAGAAACTAATACATATTTTACTAGCAAAGAATTCCAGCATGGTGTAAAACTAAAAATTAAAAACCAATGGACTTCAATGTCCAGAAACGATTTAGTTGACCGCGCTTCTTCTATTCTAAAACCAGAAAAAGCTGTGTATCAAGATTTTGTTGGTCCGTTAAACAGCGCAAAAAAACAATTCCTACAAAGAAAAACAGCTCAAGTATTAGGGATACCATTAAAAGATTTAGAAGGAAGGATGGTATCCGAAGATATAGTCAGAAGTGGTTTGGCTAATAGGGGATTTGATCCAAACGATTTTACAAATTTAAAATCTTTTTTAATTAGAAACAAAAAAATAACGTCAGGAATATTTGAAGGAAACTTTAATCTCTTTGGCATGAAGCCGCTTTTGATAAGCGAAGCGATAGACAAGGGCAAGTTTGCACACCTGCCCGATAGAGAACAATCTATAATAAAAAATCTAGCTGGAAGAATGGCTATAGATGACCCAGTATCTAAGTCTATAGGTTTCAATAAACTAGAAGGAGTTTACCAAACAAGGTCTGGACAAACGTTAGATTTTAGCTCAATCAAAACAACATTTAAAAACGTTGCGAATTTCTTCGCCTCAGACCTACACATACCTATCATTAAACTTAACCCAGCAGATTTGTTTGGTCGCAGGTCATTTGCCGAAATGGCACAAAAAGGACCACTACAGTATTCACCTGGATCAACAGTTCAACCATTTGGCGATCTTCCTGGTAGCAGAGCAGACTTTCACATCTGGCATGCTACCAAGGGAACTAAAGGTAAAATAACTTCTTATTCAACAAATGAATTTTCTGGAGAAACTTTTGGAGAAACGCTAAGGGGAACTTACCGACCATTGCCAACTAGAAGTACTGAAATGCTCACCAAGCATGCACGCTTTGCTGCTGGCATGCCTGGGACACCTGCCTATGACATAGATGGACAATCTGGTTCAAAGTTTTTAGATTTTGTCTTAGGTAATTCTGAAAGGTCAAGACGATTTAAAAATGCAATGGACATTGATGCTGATCAACCAAACTCATTGTTTGGCTTGCTCTCAAGGTTCCGCAATAGATCTCAAGATATAAATAACCCTCAAGTTATGTCTCGCCTTTTAAGTGGCGAAGAAGTGATGATGAAAGAGGGTGGAACTAGAAAAGCATTTAAATTAGATAGAACTGGCGACAGATATAATTTAATAGATTCAACTGGAAAAGTTAGCAGCACATATAGTGAATCTGAAATACTAAAAGGCGCTGATATATTCAGAAAAAGAACTTTTGGTTACGGCTACACAGATGATGTAATGAAGGAGCTTGAGGAAGCAGCCCCTCAAACCTTTACAAGACCTGGTTTAGGTAGAGTATCAGAAGTCAGAACCGCTCAGCAAGCAAGAGATGTGGTTGCTCGACTAGAAGAAATGAAGCCGTTGCTCTCTGCGCAAGCTAGAGAAAGAGGAATTGATACAAGGTTCTTAGAAGAATCTTATTCAAGAATAAGAAACATAGTTAAAGATTCTGACTTAGCTGCCGCCTCATTGTCTTCAAGTAAATCATCGACAATCACAACTAGACTTGATGAATTAAAAAACGAAATATTTAGATATGTTTCGCAAACAAACGCAGTCCTGGGGCAGGGTGGATCTAGCACCGAGAGCATGTTCGTTAGTATACAAAATGTATTAACAAACTTAAAAAAATCTATGCCAGCCTCAAAGTACGCAGAAGCACAAGCGGCAGCACTTTCAACGCTATTTAATATCAGTGCGTACAGAACTTTTAATCAATCTATTTCTTCTGAACAAAATGCAAGAAATGCAGTTGAAGCTTTATTAAGTCTCACCACATCTAGTTCTTCCGGCGGAGCAGCAGCTAGGTCATTGTTTGACCCATTTACGCGTGGAACAGAGTCTTTAATAGCTAGCAATCTAAGAAGGCCGTTCAATGCACTGTCACCTTTGGGCAGAAGAAAATTTGGAACAGCGGCATTTAAGCCAAGTGAATTTAGCATAGACCCATTGGGTTCTGGCCAATCTATTACTTTTGTACCAACGTTTGGAACTGTTTTTGATAAAAATCCATTTGGAGCAATCAAAAGTGCATTAGGAGTTGGCACTTATAAAAATCCGCAAGATTATTCTGTAGCCGGGACTGCAGTTTCTCAAGGTGTTGAGCGTTTGAATAGATATTTCGGCACGCTAGGAATGCAACTAGATACATCTAGGTTTAATGGTCCTCTTGATTTGTATATGCGTGGTATGGTTGGCAAAAGAGTTCTTCCTATTTTTGCGGCTGGAACAACAGCGATGACAGTGGACAGGACAATAGGTGGGTATAGTCAGCCAAAAGATAAAGATGGAGAAAGAGTTTATTCACCGTTTTTCACAACTAAAGCAGCTCGTGGAGTAGTTGAAGCAAGGTCAATTCTTTCTGGTATTACACCTGGTGGTGATACTTATGAAGATAAAAAAGAACAACTAACAGAAGGACTTGTCCCCATAAGGCAGGGTCGTTTTTGGCCGCTTGGCAACACACCATTTGCTGGAGGAAAAGTTCAGTATTACAGACCGTCCTGGTATAGGAAATTGCAAGGTGGAGCAATGTTTACTTCGGACACTTATGGAAGTCCGATGGAAAAATTCTTGTACTACAATGATATTTCTCCACTAAGACCGATAGACCCTTATAGGTTTGAAAGAAAACACTTTGAGGATAGACCATATCCTGTAACTGGAGAATATTTTTCTGGTCCGTTTGGTCCGGCTGTACCACTATTAAACGCGACTCTTGGAAGAATTCTAAAACCACAAGTATTAATGCATGAACAGGAATTAACACAAGGTTTGCAAAACTATGTTCAAGCAGGTCAAGCAGGCGCCTATAATGCAACACCGTATTTAACTTCTCCTGGTGGTGGAATTGGTGGTCGTGGCGGCGGCGGTGGAACCGGAGCTGGGCCTGGAATGATATCAGCTTCTAATGCAAGCTATGGATCAGCTGGTGGCACTCCGTTATACACAGCTGGAAGATTAACAAAAGGAACAATAGCTGGGTTGAACGAACCATTAATGCAAATGGCATACGGTCCGACAAAACAACGTGGGGTAATGCCAGCACAAATAGTTCCTACTGGTTCACCTTTGTCACCTGGTGCATTGCAAATGCAAATGGGTAATCTAGGATACACAACTCAAGAAATGGCTGGTATTTACGGTTTCGGTTTTTCTTCTCTTAGAGAAAAATTTGGCTTTGGTCAAGGCGACTACCAGCCAGATAGGGCAACTTTGCAGTCTGCTTCAAAAGCATATGGAGTAACAAGAGCATTTTGGGATCTCAATCTTGGTGGTGCTGGCGACCTTCCTCTCCCAGCACAAGGTGCCTTGGGTAACTTAGAATTTTCGGAAATAGTAAGAAGATTTATTCCTAAAGAAAGATCAGGAGTAGATTATCTAAATCCAATAAAAAACACTATGGGAGAGCAATACCCGTTCTTGCCAGGCGCAGAATATTTTACCGACTTCACAAGAGGTGATCCTTTTACGCGAATTGCAGAAGGTGAACTAAGGTTGCCTGGCAAAGGTTATGAAAGATTTAATACATTAAATTCTGATGAAACAGGCAGATATGGCTTGGTTGATCAGCTAAGTATATTGGCTGATGTTGCCCCGTACTCAAATCAATTTAAGCAATTAAATGCTTCTGTAGATTCAAAAAATCTTTCTCCGGATCAAAGGATAAAAGTTCAAGAGATAAGAAATAGAGTAGAGCAAACAACTAAAAAATATAATTTTAGTAGATATGAATACAAAGACAAAACAGCTTCTGAATTAGGTATATCAGATAGAAGATATAAATTTGAAAGAACAAAAGAATATTTAGCGCATAGAGACACAATTTTTAATACTAAATTTTGGCAAGATAGGACAGCTCAAGAAGATTGGGAAAGAAGAAATGTTTATGGTTCTACTTTTCCTCAGTGGCAAAGGCCTTTCGAAAGCTTCATTAAACCAATGGCATACAAAGCTACACAGAGAGATCCACTAACTGCTTCTGCAACTTTGCTGGCTGTTGGCACAGCCTTTGGTAGGACTGCTAGAGGAAGAGCTTTTGGTGGTTTTGTTGGGGCAGCAACTGGCTTGTTTGCGTCTACATATGACAATGCTAGAGAGGCAATAACTGGAGAAAGATTTATTCCTAAGGTAAGAAAAAAAGAATTAGCGCTTGAAGAATATACTGACATGTTAAACTATGTTAAATATTCTAGGTTGGCTTCTATGGCGCAACAATCTGGTAGTGGGTTTGAAGCAAATCAATATAGACAAGCCGCAAAAAGAACTATGTATGGAGCTGATATATATGGTGCTCCAGTAGAAACTCTTTCTTTGGCAATACCAAAAAGAAAAAGAGAACACTTTGCAGAAATGATTAATGCTCCAGAATCTGAACGCAAAGCTATATTGTCTACTTCTGGCAGATTAGAAAGAAGAATATATCAAGCAGCATGGGGGATGCCAGTCGAAGATAAGCCTGATTTGGCAGAGTACTTTAGTAGGCACGAATTGCCAGATTTGAATTGGGAAGGTTGGCATCCGAATACTAATCTAGATCATGTAAAAGTTAAGATAGGTCAAAACATGGGTCTTGAAATGTCGCAGATGGGTTACTATCCACAACAGATAAAAGAAGCAAATTTAGCAAATCCAGCTTTCCCTCAATTTAATAGGCAAGAAAATAAAGATGATATACTTGGAAAGTTAAGAAGACTTCTTAGTGGCTCCGGTGTATCTGGAACAATTACTCCAGTAGCAAATACTTTTGGATCAAGCAGCATTGATATTTCAGCAGGTGTTAGGTAATGATACCAATAAACGAACTATTTAATAATCCTAGAAAAGCCGAGTATGCTGCTAGAGCCGGCATGGCTAGAACTGAGCTTGGTAGAACAGGCGCAGCAAGAGTTGATAAAGATCCAACTACTGGAAGATTTAGTTATGTATCATCAGTTAGTGGAGAAAAGTTTGACACTCCTGGTGAAGCTTTCTTGGAAGCTAAAAAATTTTTATTAACAGATTATACAGAACTAAGATATGGGGCATCAAAACTTGGTTCTGAATTTTATGATACTAGATTTTCTCAAGCGGGTTCTGTATTAGAAAATCTTCAAACAAGATTAACTTCTGCAACCGATCTTCAAAGATCACAATTGGCAAGAATCGGGCTTGGAGATATTGACCCGAGTACATTGATGATGCAAATTTTAACTAGCAAAAGCGAAAAAGGAAAAGGTGCAACTTTAGCGGCAAAAGAGTTAGAGAAACTTAGCATAGGCTTTATCCCTATTGTTGATGGAGAGGGTGGAGCTTTTCTTACCATGCAGGCTTTAGTTGGCGGAGAACAAAGGGCCCTATCATCTGCTCAGATGCACATGATGAGCACAATATTGGGGTCTGGTTTATTAAACCAAGAAAGATTGCAATCAGCATTAGGCGAAGCATCAATGCCAGGGTTTGTTAATAAACTACCAAAACGTCTAAGGGCATTCTTTTCTGAAAGAGATATTTTTATGCCGCAAGAAGACATAACGAGAGCTATAGGTAGTATTGATGTCGGTACCGCAATTGAGGATAGAGCTCTAAGGGTTGATTCTGGGATTGACTATCTCAGAAGATATATGGGATTTGCTGGTAGGTCTACAGATTTAGTTTATGATGCTGACGGTAAGGTTATTTCTGGTCTTGGACAAAATTTTATAGTGAAAGAGGGTGGCGTTGAATACAATTTAATAGATGAACTTTTAGACACAAATTTAGTAAAAGCTACCATAGATAATTTGTCAACAGAAAGTTTAGACAAAGGAATTCTTTCAACTGAAAAAATTAAGGGCTTAGTTGGACGATCAAACAGCTCAAAAGAATTATTGGGTAATGTTGAAAAAACTTTTGGCAAAAATAGCGAAGAATATAAGTCAATAGAAAGAATAATGAAAGGCGTAAAAAGAGAGTTTGATGGTATATCCGTAGTTAATGATAGGCTAAGAACTTATAAGATGGATGAATTGCAAGGGCGTATAGGCACCATGCAAGACCAGATAAAAGAAATACACGCAGATTTAAGAGCAGGCATACCAGGTAGGAGTAGGCAAGAAGCAGAAGCTTTAGAGCAGCAATTATATGAGATACAAAGGCAATACGACATAGTTTCAAAGGCAAACAATCTGTATCAAGTAACCATGAGAGGAGGTACTGGCGAAGAGCAAATAAAGTCCGCTGCTAATTTTGCAGACTTCGATTTGATAGGAAATAAAAGAGGTTTATTTTCTGGTTTTGCAGCCATCTTAGATGAAGAGGCAATTAAGGGTGAGTTAGGTTTTAATTTTAAAGGATTTGTTTTTAGCGGTCTAGGAAGTAGTAGCGACAAAGTGTATTCTGATCCAGTTTCTACCTCATTCCTTGGTGAACTTTTTGCTTCAGATTATGATATAGAAAATATGAAAAGATACTCTGGAGAAATAATGCAAGAATTTAATACTGCTATTGATCAAAATATTTTGCCACCAAGAATAAAAGAAATGCTGCAAAGAACAGTTTTTAATGATGAGCTGGATTATCTGCCAGAGTACATGACTGAAACAAGAATACGAAATAAAGAATTTGCAAGACAGCTGCTCGAGATGCATCAATCTGGAATATCCCCAAAAGATTCTCCAAGAATGATGAACATGCTAGCCAGTCTTCACGCTTCGGAAATGTTTAGAATACAGACAAAGGGTAACGTTGCAACTTACCTACCAGCTTTGCCTGACGTTAGAAGATTTGCATTGAGCACTGAGAACGCAGCGTTCCAGAGTGGTACGGCACCAAGTGAAAATCTTTCTGGCATGACTAGTGCAAGAATCAAAGGAGTTGATAGAGAAATAGCGACACAGCTTTTAGAGTTCAGAGTAGATGATAATAGGGTTTTATTCGGTCCTGGAATGACAAATAGATTCTATGAGTCTTTGGGTGGTTTCGACTTGGACGACAAAGTCTTAACTAAGATGATGACATATAAAGATAATGGTAATAAGAAAAGACTTTTGTTTGGCATGTACAGACAACCTTCTGGCCCAGAAGAATCAATATATGCAAAAGCAAATTTAGACGAAGGAACACTAAGGTCATATTTCCAGAATGAAAGATTTAGAGGGCTGTTAGAAGATTATAGATTATCGGCTGGCGGCGTAAGGGCTTCATCATTAGACGATCTCTACTCTGTTCTTTGGAATGATAAAAAATATAAAACTATAAATGCAGATGAAGCAGAACAACTTGTTATAAGCATTTTTGATTTTGCTGAGTCCAGAGGTAAAGCTGGACTAAGAATGCTTGATGGTTCCATGGAAGGTGTAGCTGGCGCTCACAATAGAAGAATACTTAGGGCAATAGAAAGACAAGGTTCTTCATCGCTAGCGAATAGTCAACAATATACAAGGCCTGGAATTTTTAAAATATTTGAAGAAGAGAATCAAAAGTATAATTCGCAACAAGGTTATTTGATAAAAGACCAAATTAAAGAACTTCTTGAAAATGATTCATACAAAAACGCTTTGGACTCTTCAGTTTACAATCAATTAAAAACAGCTTTAGAATCATCTCAATTCGATGAAGTGAACAGAGTATTCGAAAAAAATCTAGATAATCCAATTTTAAGTGCGTTAAAAGAACAATCTGTATTTAATAAAATGTTTAGTGTGGCTACTTCAGAAGAATCAGCAGTACTTGGAACGTATGTTAATAGAACAATGTTGGTTGGGTCTAAGTTGAATCAAACGCAAGATTTAATAGAGCATTTAATAAACATGGGCGGGCAAGACGGAAGAATTAGAAAAATCCTTGAACATCAAATAGGTTTAGTTTCTCAGGAACTTGCAATTGACTTTTCCAAGAGTGCTTCTGGAGTTATGCCATCTTTACTTAGTGATATGGATGTATTGAGGGAAAGTTTGACCAGTGTCACTATGGCCATAGATAATTCAAAAGATGTAAACGCAGCCTTAAGAGCTGTGGAAAGAATACGTAAAGCTGGTGGATCGATAGATGATATTGGTGCACAAGCGATAGAAAACCTTGGCAAACGCGTGGGCACAGAGTACGCACAAGTAATGGAGTTGGCAACTGAGATGGCAGTTAGAGACGCTGCAGCTGCTGAAAAATTTAAAGAAAGATTTTTACCAAAAATTGATCAACAATTATTAAAGGGAAGAGCTCAGTTAGTTGACCTTGAATCTATGATCAGAGGTATATCTAGTGGGATACAAACAGGTGCTTCTGACGTTGGTATGTTTAAAGATATAATAGGACAATTGTCCGAAGAACAAATGCCGATAAGTTCAGAAGCAAGAAGAGATGCGCTTATAAGACTTTTTGGTGCGAATGAGCAACACGCTTATGCTACTGTTTCCAGGTTGCATGGCGCAGGCACAGTTGCCGCTGCAAATTTAGAAGCAATGAATAATATCAGGTACAGGAGCAGGACAATAAATCCTGCTTTAGCTTCGTTTGAATACACAGAAGAAGCCAGAAGAGCAGCAGACTTTCTTTTAGAAAAACATACAGAAGAAGCTTCTAGAATATTAAATTTTAGAACAGATATGGCTGAGCTCAACAATGAAGCAACAAAAGAATTATATTTAAGAAAACTTAAAATGGGCGATACGGTGACAGATGACATAAGAGAAGCAGCTCGTAGATCTGGTGTGTCTGTAGAAGAAATGATAAATACTTTAAGGAAAAGAAGCGATCAAATTGGTAAAGAATTTATTTATGATGATTTAAATTATTTTCCAAAATCAGTGCTAGAAGACGTAGCTGGATCTAGTGGAACAATTTCTAGTAATTTAAGAGAATTATTTTCAGCAGCAGAGATAAAAAGAAATTATAATTACCTAGAGAGTTTAAGAGCAAGCGATGATGTAGTTAAAACTTTAAACATTTTAGGATCAACAACAAGCGAGAATCTCTCTTCAAGGGCAGGGCAAACAGCAAAGGAAATCTTAGAAGCTTCAGCATATGGCGTACTGCATGATCCTTCATCAGCTCAATTAGACATACTGGCTCTATTGTCTGATAATAAAGAAATACAAAACCAAGTATTTAATAACAGAAACATGAATGAAGTTAGAACGACAATGTCCAATAGGCTTGATGCAGTTATGGCTGACATTAGGTACTCAGAATTGGCAGATGAATTTAAAACAGATTTAGATTTTATTGGAAGACCAACAACTGCAGCTCCTGCGCCAACTACTACGGTTGGAAAAGATTTGGAAAGAGTAATATCGGGCGAAGAAGTATCTATAGCTAAAGCACAATTTAAACGAATTGGTGAATTCATAAAAGACGGAAGTTTAAAAAACTTATTCCAAGAAAATAAACTATTTAAAAATTCAGTTGTAGCGATAGGAGCTTTGGTCGTTGGCAGCTTTGCTTATCAGGCCGTAAAGGATAGAAGCCAAGAAGACATACAAGGTCCACCGCTCCTGCCTGGTGGATCAGCTTACGAAGACAATTACCCCAAGAGGATGTCTGAAATCCCGCAAATAGGAAACGCAGTTTACAACCCAGGTGTAGATTATAAAGTTAACTTATATGGGAATACAAAAGACGTTTCCAACTTTAGGCAAGAAGCTATGGGGTTAGGAAAATTCAATATGAACACTACTATGTATCGTAGAGCTCCTCAGGCTGGGAACAACCCGTATAATGAAGTAGCTAGCTCTTTCTAAAGGTGACTTATGATTTTTGGTGCTGACAGACAAAACAAAAACTTAAAAGATGCTGCTGCTAAAACTAAAGATACATCGGCTAGAACCCAAACATCTAATGCGTACGCGGCAAGGATAGCTTCTGATAAAGGTAATAAATCTGCATCAAACGCAGCTAACTCTAAAAATACAGTTTACAAATCTAAAAAGAATTTAAAGACTTCGGATACAATTAAATATTCGAAGGAAGGTTTAATAGATGGCAAATCAACGTATTTGCAGATGAATAACTCTGGATACATGAATCAAAAACTCCAGCAAGCTAGGTATACAAAGAATTTTGAAACACATAAAAGCCCGTTCATGCAGAGAAACTTTACAAACATACAACAAACTGGTATAATTAATAATTATAGTGGGGTTACCCAAGATGGATCTTCATCCAGTAGGATTAATGCTATGTCTAAATTGAATATAATTTGATGGTAAAACATGGCTAATCCAAAGATTAATATCTTCTTAGAAGATCACGAGATAGACTCTAAGGCTTATGATTATTTAAAGTATCTTGTTGGTCTATCTTATGTGGATAAATTAATTGATTTTCTTAACCCAGATAATGTTGGCAAAACAGTAAGTTACGCACAGCTAAACGATTTTTTTAATAGTCAAACTATACCTTCTGGCATAACAGAAGATTCATTAAAGTACACTCCAAAAGATTCTTTAAATTTATCAGAAAAAGATAAGTTCAGCGTATTTGCCGCAAACGTAGGAATAAGATATTGGTTGACTGGAACAAGACAACCTATACTGGAATTAACTAGCGAACTTTTAGCTAGGTACAGACCAGGAATAAGTGCAGAAAAAGCAAGAGACGATTTCTTCTATTACAAAGCTTTTCAGCGGAAACCCTTTTCTTACAGAGTACGCAACAGTTATACCTGCAGCAGAGTCTTTATATAATAGATTAAAAATTTGGAAGAAAACGTATAATCCATCAAGAGATAAAAGCGAAAACATAAAAGCTTTAGTTTCACAGGAGTCAACTTGGTTAAACGATCAATTGACTATTGGTTCGAATGATCCTACTGGAGATTCTGTCGAGGCTTTAAACTATTTTGAAGAAGTTTTTGAAAAAGTTTATGAATCTAATTGGAAAGTAAAACTTGATCAATTAAAACTCTATGCTTCTCCGAATCAAGACCCATCAACAGTTGACTGGACCGGTTTCTACAGAGTATTCAAGCCTCTTAGAGATGACAATGTTCTTGACCCACTAAAAGGCGCAGTAGATGCAGACCAATTAAATAGAATTTTTTTAAAGATACAAAATTCAGGGCTGTTAAATTTAGCTGGGTATGCTAGTGACATAGCAGCTTTTGGCAAAAAAAGATTATCTAATTCTGCTACTGTAAAAAGATCTGCATTTGATTTCATAAATCCAACAGAAGATCAAGCATGGTTGGATCAGTTAATATTCACCGTTAAAAACGTATCTAGAGATCCGTTAACACTGTCCACCATTAATATGTATTTCCCATCTTTAGTCACATTCTTTTTTGATGCGTTGGCAGTGACGGCAGATTATTCAGCTGGCGGCACAGGCGGTGGAGAAGAAGACACTGTAAATAATTTAAAAGATTTTTTAAAGTCTTTGCAAACAGCACTAGGAGCAAAAGAAGGTCAAGATGTATTCACTCTTGTTTTTAATGGACCTAATGATCCAAATAACTTCAAGAACACAGCAGAACGAATTAAAGAAGTTTTAAAAAAATCTCCTTATAGAGCAAACATTTCTCCGCAGTCACCGGACATCTTTCACCTTAGGTTGGGTGCCGCAAACTTCTACGTACCGCCGTTATCAATCAATATAAATACCGCATTTAAGACTGGAAGCTTAACAGGTGGTGCTCTTAGACAAAAGAATACTCCAAAATTTAATTCTGGTTATAAAGAAACTTCTATAACAATGAGATTGTTCTTCCCTAACTACGAAGAAATTTGGGGTATATCAGTTGAAGACGCATCTAGGATACAGCTAAAAGATAATTTTGTAATTGATTTTGCCGCTACTGGAGATTCTGATAAAAAAATAGATAAGTTTCTTTCTTCACTAAGGGGTATTGTGGCGGCATTTAAATACTCGCCATTCCTTCCTATAAAGAGCGCCTACTTGAATAGTGTTCATGGCATAACTGCAGTTGCTCTTTCTAATATCCAAATACAGACCATACCTAATTTCCCATTTGCTTTGGCGGTTGATATAGAATTATTAAACTTTAATCATAAACCACTTATGCCGATGATAACCGATTTTAACCAAGCAATACATTGGGGTAAGTATAGACAGTACATGGGCAAGGCAGCTGTATCTTTAAACAAATATGTTAATGGAGAATTTCTTCAAAAGCAAAGTGATGTTAAAGCTTCAGACAGAACAGAAAGCCCTATCACGATGCAGCCAAATGTCACTGATGCATTGGACAGAAGGTACGGCGCAGATTCAATAGAGAAATCTTACGGTATATCTGCAGTCAATCTATCGGAAAGCCAATTGGTTACAAGCGTAATCAATGAGTGGACAGATGGAAATAATATATCTTTCTATATTCCTATAGAATCTCAAACAAAAATATTCTTGCCAGACATGAGTTCTTTTAGGGCTAATAATGAAGAATTATTATCAGATCAAAACGAAGATTTTTGGTCAAGAATATTAAACTATTTTGGAATTAATGTAAATAATTCATCTGACTATGGCGTTAAGTTAGCCAACGCATATGATTTGTCAATGAGCGGACAATACAGTAGGAATATCAGAACTATACTTAAAGATTCTTTAGACGTTTTAACAGCTGGTTCTTCAGATGGAGAAGTAAAAGAAAAAGTATACGCCTATTTAGTTAAAGTATTTAAAATACAAAACAAGAGTTTATCTCAAAATGAAAAAAAATATATAGAAGATATTAATAGCGATAATGTCCCAGCTGGCATTGGCAATGGAAACTACATAGTAAACGGTGAAACACTTTCCAATGTAAGTATAGTTGCAGCAAAAGAGTACATGAAAAAAATAGCTTTAAGCTCAAAAGCTTATCTTGATCAGACAACAAATACTTTGGTCAACAAGAAAGCTAAAGAGCAACTTATACCAATACCAGCAGATGGAGAATTGGGAAGTGAAGCCTATCAAAATCTACAAAAGGAAACTAAGTCTCAAGTAAGTGACGCATTTAGCGTTCTTGTTTATGAAAGATTTTATTCAAGTGGACCAATTCAGGCTTTGATGGAAGCAGTGAGGGCAAGGTCCGGTTCATTCCAGTTTAGAGAGTGGGAAGTACCGATGCTTAAGGTGGACCTAGATCCAACCGCAGTTACAGTTACTGGGGTAAGCGTTTCTATGGGCAATAATTTAGCCAAGCTTCAACTCCAGATGCAAGATGAACCAACCTACCAACACATTGGCGGTAAAGATTCGTTTATAAATATATCTATGACAGTAGTCGGAGAAAAAGAATTAGCTAAAATAAAAAGAGTTTTTGATCATGTAAACGCTTTGGCAAGACTAGAGCATGCAAGCGGCGTTCTTGGGTTTATGGGGATAAAGAATATAATTACTGCATTGTGTGGTATTAAATATGTTATGCCATCAAACTACACAGTGTCGACAGTCCCAGATTACCCTCATGTTTATCAAGTTAACTTAAGTTTAATGGACTTTGATGTTTTCCAACAGACTAGAGAAAAATTAAGTTCTGTACAACAAAAAGATTTTATAGATAATTTTTCTTCAAAAAGAAATCCATTCTTAAGAATCAAACAACTTTGGGGGTCTTTTAACGCCTACCCCGATTTACCTCTTGAGGTAAAAGATACTAACAACGAAACAGTTGGAACTCTTGATCCAGATTTCTATTTTAGATCTTTTGACATGTTTGATAAAGACATTATATACAATATAACACAACAAACTAAACCAATTACTTTCGGTCCAACCGACAAGGATACCATTGAATCACAACAGGTTTTTAAAGCGTATCAATATCTCCCTACGTTTGTTAGAGAATATTCTAGTTTATTAAACAGTGAAGATAAAAAAGCAAAATTAAAAGATTTAAGTATTTGGTTGAGAAGTAATAGTATAGATTTTAATGTCTTCTTAAGAGCATTTGAAACCTGGAACAAAAACCCTTATGATTCTGCGGGTGGATCTCCAATACCATCAAATTCAGGCGTTGTTGTTTTAACAGATTATATAGAATTTATTGAAGAACAAGATCCAGAAATTATTAACAAAATATCTTCCGCACCCTATCAGGTTGGAGATATATCATCTTCAAGCCTAGAAGCGTATAAAGAAATAGAATTGGCTTTAGCTGGAGAGTTTAGCCTTCCAGATGAGAATGAAATAAGTTTTTTGCCAGAAGAATTAAATGCGCACGTTAATATATATATGATGCCGATCAAGGACCCAAGCGATCCAGGTAAGGTCCCAGCCATGCTGGTGTCGGCGTTTGGACAGAACTTTGGTTATATAGACACAGAAAAAGGTTCAAGATTTTATCTTACAATAGATGGAGTAAAAGTTCAAAAGGGTTCAAAAGTTTTTGAATTAGCACCAATACCTATAGAAGAATATTCAAACCCAGCTCTTGGCACTAAGAATTCCGCAGTTGCAGGGCTAACTCCTCTCTCTGATTATGGAAGTCCAATTTCTCATGGAGATGGTCAAGTTCCAGAATGGTCTACTGGCAAGGGACAACCACCTGTATCGGTAAACATGCACTGGGAAAAAATGTTGGTTGACACTCAATATCGAGATGTATCAGGAAGAATGATCAGGGCATTCCCAACCTATATGCTTTGGCTAATAGATGAAGGTGGTTACTTTGCCGGAGTAAAACTGTTTGATAATTTTTATGGCCTACAATCTATTGTTGATTTTTCTGTGGTTTCATCAGAAGATCTTTTGGGTGACACTTTAATATTCAGGGTATCTAATCTATATTCCAAATTAACAAAAGCAGCATCGTCAGATATATTTAGCGCAGACTCTCCGCTTGGTGGAATGGCTTCTTCTGGAATAGGTTCTATATTGGATAATACTTTAAATAAAGCTAGAAATATTCTATCTCATATGAAGAATGATTATGTTGTCAATGTAGAAAACATAATTTTAAAACCAGGAGTAAGAGTTCACCTAAGAGGTGGATACGGTTCAAATCCAAACAGCTTGCAAACGTTATTTAATGGAACTATAACCCAAGTTGAGTACGGGGAAATTGTTACTGTTACAGCTCAGTCAGACGCTATAGAACTTGGCGCAGTTGTTAACTCTACAAATAAAAAAGGTGACAGCGGAAAAATAGATGGAGGAATAAATACTGGGCTTTGGATGTCAGAGCCTAGAGACTTAATGGTCAGACTATTATCTATGGGTACTTCTAGGTTTAGAGAAGGAATAGCTAACGCAAATAGAGGATTAGTATTTTCTGAAAATAAATTTGGTATTAGACATTTTGGCGCAATGATATACGCACCAATGAGTGAAGCAGAAGCATCAAGGCAATATGCTCTAGTTGATGCAGTGGCAGATTCTCACAGAGCTGCTAATGAATTAAGCGGTTCTGCAATAGGTAAGTCCGCGTTAAATATGGTTGGTATAGGTGTGCAAGAATTTAGATACCCAGTAGCTTCTTTGATGGGTCAACTTTGGTCAAATTTCTCAGCTCAAAGAGATATGGAAATATTCAAAAGAAATATATATCCAGGAAACGGAACTGGAATAGCACAATTTTTAGGCGGAGATTTAGGAGATGGCTGGACAAGCGTAGCTTCCATAACGCCAGAAGATCAACCTAATCCAAGATTAGAATATTTATCAAAGTTATCAGACAGATCTTGGAACAGTTTAATGTCCAAGTATGATTCGGCTGACCCAAACGCAACCGCAGTAATTGATTCAACAACACAAGACGGTCAGATAAAAGATAGTCAAGGAAGTGCAAATCTATTTAGAAGTCTTTCTTTGGGTGGGATCGGCGGAACATTGGCTTTAGCTGGTGGGCCAGTAACTGCCACCATTGGTGTTGGCGTAGGTCTTCTTGGTGTTTTAAGTGGAAGAGGCGGAAACAATATCTTCAGAACACTTGGTTTAATTAGCGCAAACAGTGATGACGACATGCCTGGTTTTGATGAAGTTTCTTTTAGGGCTCAAACATATATGAGAACTGTTTGGGATCTATTCCAAACATGCGCTAGATTACTCCCAAATTATATAGTTGCAGTTAGACCATTTGAAGACAGATCAACCGTTTTCTACGGCAAACCGCACTGGCTTTATACTTCCGGTGTAGTGCCGATTACAACTGGGTATCCTGGGGACGAAAAAGCAGCTGAACTAGGAATAATACCCCCACAAATAAATGATCCAGATTTTGATTTGATGACAATCATAACGGACATAAACAAAAACATAAATCCATACGCAGATGCCGAAGCCTTCTTGAGGGGTACTGAACCATTGGAAGCATTAAACGCTCTTGCGGAATCACAAAAAAACGCAGAGGGAATTTTTAATGCGGCTGGCTATTTGAGGGAACAAGGAATATTAATTAATTTTAATGATAAAGATTTTCAAGAAATAGCAGACGCAAAAGGAAATATAATTGCAAAACTTCCTACATCAAAAGGAAAAGTAACAATAGGATTTCACTTACCTGTGGGCAATAATGTCGAGATCGTAACTGATTTAACTGGTTCCTCACACGCGCAGATTCAACAGCTTCCAAGTAGATTCAGGTATCCATTTTTTACCGCAAGAAACAATGACGATAAAACTCTAGATACCTATGCTTTTCAGTACAACATTGCTAAGACCGGAGCAGGCAATACAAACACTGGGCAGAATACTTCTGGTAGTGATTCATTTATTCTGAATAGGGTTGATAATATATATGGACAAGAATTTAAAGATTTTTTAATATATGACATAGACTATCAAACAGAAAAGGGTCTTTCTGGTTCTCAGATTGTAGAGTTATTAAATAATCCTATTGATTTTTCTTTGAATGGTTTTATCCCGGAAACAATTGCAAACCAACAATCACTATCAATAACGATGCCTTTCCCTGAGCCAGCTTTAAACAGTCAAAATTCATCAGATATATTAGAACTTAGTCCAGAGTTAAATGGAAGTAGGCCGTTCTCCTATAGCGAGTGGCAACCACCAAAAACAAATCTAGAAGAGCAATTTTATATAGCCATGAGATGGCCTTACAACGTTGCAGTGTCAGATGAAAATTTAGTTAAGAAATTTAAAAAATGGTATTTTGATAATGACAGCGCATCTTTGTATGGTGAAGCTAAAGACTATCAGAATATGCACGTACTTGTGTATAATCCTTCCGCTAATAATGGACAAGGTGCAGCCGTAGTTTGTAAGCCAGCCTACTTTCTTTGGGGCAAAAATGAAACAGTAGATATTAAACTCGCAAATGCTAATGGAAGCGATGCAATTAATCTAGAGCAAACAGAAATAGATGCCGTAGTTTCTCCAGACGCAGCTTATTACTTGGACGTTTTAACTGTTAATAAACTTTCTGTTAAAAGAGACGAACCAGGCAAAGACGCATGGAGATATGAAGATAAGGGATACGCACCGGTACCGGATATAGAAGAATGTTATTTTGCATTTGTTCCAAATACAGTTCCACTTGGTGTAGCCTTTAGTTCTGTAGTGCCAATTAAAAATTTCAAAATTAAAAAATCTACTAATAATGGACCTGCGCTTGAACCATTTAATCCTGGTGCAACTGAGGCTCCTACAGAAGATTCAGTTGTAATTGGGTTTGGTCCTTGGACAGCGGGGACAGATGGTGGAGACTTGTACGCTATCTTAAAAAACCCAAACCTAGAAGCAATTAGACAGTATGTTCCAGAAAATGCAGCCGATACAGGTGACGCTAATTATGCACGCGGTGGAAATTTTAAAAGCTATTATGATCTGATAAGAAAACCAGTTGATGATGCAAGTAGAGGAAATTTAAATGATTTACTGTATGGAATGAATATTCTTAAAAGCGAAAAATCAGATAAAGATTATAGCTCTTCTGGGAGAATAGAGTTCCCATCAGTTTATTCTCTTCAAGATAGTACTTCAATTGAGTCAAGAAAATTCTACGATGAAGATTATGATTTGAATACAACAGTTATAGCTGGAAACGGAAGAACTTTAGCTCAAGCTCAGCAAATATGGGACCAGTTTCGCTATGGTTATCATACATACGAATCAGTTAAAATCATTTTTGAAGAAACATATTTAATGAATTGGGATGATACGACTCCATTCACTGGCGAAATACAAAAGATTTTTAGTGGCAAGCAACTGCCAGATGATTTTGGAACCTATAATAAATTTAATGTTACGGGCAATAGCGCTTTAGATGAATTTAGTTTATTGTTTGGAGATAAGCCGACTTCATCACAGGCAGATGCAATAGAGTTTGCAAGAAAAAATTTCATAGATGCACCTATAGCTGATGGTGGTTTAATAGAATATTTTAATGCACTTAGCATAGAAAAAATAGCACTTTTAAAATCAAACTTATTTGATCCAGTCCAAATGGGCAATATATATGGCGAAACGTTAACTGAAGCAGACCTAGGTTCTCTAATAAGAAACCCTCAAGATTTATTCTATTATCTTGTTGGTCTATTCAGACAGGCTATGTGGAACGACGCCTACGCAAGAGCTTGGTTGGTTCTTAAGCCAGATAGAAGAATAAATTATGGCAATTCTCCTACAGATGAAACCTGGTCATTCAAACCTGTTGATAAAATATTCCAAGCTTTTATTTTCCCAGGGAACACGTACGCTAAAGATAAAACTAAATTCCTTCAACTTCTTTTTAAGAACAAGAGTGAGGGAAATAGTACAACTAACTTAGCCAGTAGAACTCTAAGTAGTTTAGGCGATTTTTATGATAAGAGTATTGGTCAGATATTTAATGCTGTCACCGACAGCTTATCTGCGTTGTTCAACGTGTTCAGACTCAACATGCTTCAAACTGGCTATGGGCTTTCTCAGAGTACAGTGCTTGCAAGACAGGCAAATATTCTGAATAAAGCTTTAAACGATTCTATATATTATCAGTTGGGAAGACCAGGTTCTTTGTTAAGGGCTGTAGATAATCCGTTTACAAGAGAATACGCAGAACCGGTAGTAGAAATTAGAGAGCCATTCCAAAGAATACATTACCTAAGTTCTTTCTCTCATATATTATCAAATCAAATCCAAGAAAATTCTGGAGTTGCCACGACAATAACAGCGGTATCCGATGGCAAGTACCCAGTAACTGTATCTTTAGATAAGGGTGCGCCAGCTGATAGGCAAGTTGAGAATACTGTAGAGACTGGTATCTACTTTGACAACGTAGTCGGCAGTGGATTTTTTGGGTTCTTACACCCGTTGCTACATCCTTTTGAAACTGGAAGAGGAATATCTAAAAACGTAACTGGAGCACCAGATGAGTTAAGTGCGAAAAGAGTTGCGCTCAGTCACCTAAGAGAATCCGTAAAAGATATATACAGCGGAGAAATAATTATATTAGGTAACGCAGACATAAGGCCTCATGACTTAGTTTACCTTGCTGATATATATGAAAGAATGTACGGTATGTTTGAAGTAGAACAAGTCGTACATCACTTTACTTCAGAGCTTGGTTTCGTAACTTCGATAACCCCAAACGCCCTAGTAACTGTTAATGACCCAGCAAGATGGTTTATGACTTCCTGGTTGCATTCTTGGATGAATGTCCAAACAGTAAGAAATGATACTAGAATATATCTAGATTCATTAAGAGCTGGCAATACTGGTATAACTATGGGCGGAGAAATATCTTTAGACGCTCTAGGCAATTCGTTAACTCCACAATTAATAGGCGGCATGCAATTTACTGGTGGATCTTCAGCTTTGATAAAAGACGTTGTGGCGAATGTTACTGCTTCTGGTTTTACAAATTCTGGTTTATCAGAATCAATAAAAGCACAAGCCGCTAAGAATGGAAACAATGGTCAAGTAGATGGTGCAGCTATTGCTGGAGTAATATCTGGAACAGCTGGCTTGGCAGTAGCTGTCGGTTCAGCTGGTTATGGCGTTGCAGCTGGCGCAGCAGCAGTGTCGGCTGGAACAATTGCTGGAGTTGGTGCAGCCCCTATCATAGCTACAGCTGGCATGTTGTTGGGTCCTTTAGCCTGGAAGGCTTGGAAGTGGGTTAGAAACAATTTGTTAGATCAGCACGGATGCTACGTACAGTATCTAACAAGAAACGGCCAACCAATGGAAGCTGGCCTTTCTTATAACCAGGGCATGGTCGTGGGAAGGTATCACTCTATAAGCTTACTGCCAGGAATACTTGGTGTAAGAACAAAAACTCGTTCAGCAGATGGTTACGAATATATTAGAACCAACGATTTGATGAAGAGTCTTGGTTGGAGTGAAAGAGAAACAGCAAATTTTGTTAGATACGCTAGCTATGAAAATGCACTAGTCCACGCACAAGTCCTGGGCTTAGCTGGTCTTGGTCCAGATAAAACTGGTTTTGAACCATTCTTTAAGGTTTTGTGCACCTTAGATAAGGGAACTGGATTGGGTGGTTCGGGTGTAACTGACGGCGACACAATACATGTTAAAGATGTATTGAATCCTAATGTTAAATTTACACTTCGTTTAGATGGAATAAACGTTTCCGAAAAAGTCCAAGTAGGATTCACAGAAACCTCTAAGAATGGTTATGTAATAGGAAAAAATATAAGATTAATAAACGGCAAATATTACGCTACATTAGTTACTGGTGGCTACGATTACGATTCCGAGGATGAAATAATAAAAGATTCTTTCGGATATCCTGTTCCTAAGCCAATAGAAAATAATTTAATTCCAGCTAGAATGATTAATAATCAAGTTGCTTCTGGGGATAATATAACAGTAAGGAATTTAGGCTATCCATTCGATGGAACATTTAATGTCTTATCGTCTGTTGTAGTTGATCCAAATTTCAATTCAAACATAGTTAATTACGTAACATATGAGTTAAATCCAAATCAATCATCGATAGATTTATATGGCCCAGTACAAAATTATTATGATAGCAATTTACAAAATACTATAACTCCAATAGACAACAAGTTAATATTTGATTTGAATAACGAAAAACAAATAAAATATAGTTCTGAACCTATTGAAAATGATTTAGTAATTCAAGACTTTGGTAGTCCGGGAATGGTCGCAACAGAATTTGTAAAAACTGTCTTGGAGAATAAAACATTTGTTGTCAGGATTAAACAGTCAAGAACTGCTCCAAATAAATTTGAAAATGAAAACGATTTTGAACCAAATGGTAATGACAATAGAATTAAGTTCTTGAAAGAAAGATACCAAAGAACTCTGGGAACAGTCTTCTACAGCGTGCCATCTGGAGCTATGGAGAAATACAAAAATACTGTATTTACTTTTATGAAAAATTACGACTTTAACTCTGACCTAATTAGGGCTAAATTTAAAGATGAATTTTTTGATTCAAAAGAACCATTCTATATTAATTTCCCATACATATTTAGCACTGCATATGAATTGAACAATAGATTCGACTGGAACAATAATGATTATACAGAAATGTTATCTGAGGGTGAGCCAAGGGGCGAAGAAAGAGTGAGAACATTCTATGCTTTGATAGAAGTTCTTAAGCTGTATGAACTTTATGGCAATGCGTCAAAATGGCCAATTATGCTATGGGATGAGTACTATGAAGATGGAACTCCAGTAACTCTTAACTGGGAATTAATTACCAGAAATTACGGAACAACAGTTTATACAAAAGATTTATTAACTGAGTCCGAATCAGTTATAACTAGTTCTGAACAAATGATAACAAAGGGTAAATAAAATGTCTTATTTTGATATATCTATTGACAGTTTGCAAAATTCAGAAACTTTTGCCAATGCAATAGCTGATAACATAGTCCCCAAAAATGGCAAAAACATAATAGGAACAACTACAGCCCAAAGAGGTTATTCTGGTCAAACTTTAAGTTCAACTGATTTAGTTTCAGCGGCAAGCGGCAAAGACCTTTTGGCCAGCGGAGTCTATGCAAATATGTATAGATTAAATATGACTAGAGAAAGTCTTTCAAGTTTAAGTAGTTCCATATTAGGTTCTGAATATTCTGACTTACAGATACCATCTGCAAATCAAGTTGACGCTGATGGAAACCCAATTATGAAAAAGGGATCAGAAGCAGCACTGAGTATAATCGCTTCAAGTAGTTTAGGCAGAAGTTACAATGCAGGTATTATCCCAGATTTCCAAAATTTGCTAGAAAGCAAGTACAGGCAAAATGATTCTGAGGGTGGTCATTCTGGAGAAAACGGACCACCAACAACAGAAGCGGTTAGCTCAGGCTATATGCCTATAGCACTAGCATCAAACTTAACAGAACAAGAAATCAAATATTATATTTCAAGAGGAAGTATATTAAAATCTTCAGCTAGCATAAATGATTCCGGAGTATTAACTCAGGGTTTTCAATTTGATATAACAGATAGTCTTATTGGCATAACTTATAATTCAACAACAATATTTCCTGGCATAGAAGGATCTGGCAAGATTCAAACAGTACCAGAAGATATAATAAAAGCAAAACCTCAAAAAGCTTTTATTTCAGCAGCTTTAACCGAATGTTTGTTGTATTTAGCAAGCGATACTGGTGGAGAATCTTTGAAAATAATCGGTGGGTTTGGAGCATTTAGGGCTTCAGGTTCATCTGATCAGGGAGCAAATTTAACTGAATTAGTTTCAGGAAACAGTATAACCGATCACGCATTTGGTAGAGCTTTTGATTTCAGTTCTATAACAACATCTGGTCAAACAGTCAGGCCGTTAGCTTCTGGAGTTGAAGCCTATAAGGTCCATTTTGAAAACTTACTACTTAAGTTGAGTACTGCCCCGCAGCACATACTTCCGGATTTTATAATGGTAAACAGTTGGGTTGGTCAAGATTATGCTAATGGGAAAACAAATGGAACTGTAAGTAAATTATCTCAAAGATATCCAAATTTAAAATTTGTAAAAATAATACTTGATTCCAACGCCCATGCAGATCATATACACATGAGTTTTTCTCCACAAAGAGGTGGAATATATGTTGGTGAGAATGGCGCACTATCTTCGGTTTACAGTAAAGCCGATTCTAACGCATCGGCTGGGTCATCTTCTTCAACAAGGCCCGATAGTGCACCAGTGGTAGTAAACACCTCAGCTTTAACCAAGGTTTATACTGATCAAAGTAAAATGACAGACTTAGAAGTTTTTACTGTTCTAAAAGAATACGGAAACTTTTCTCCAGAAATGGCAGCTGTTTTTACAGCGATAGCATTTAGAGAATCAAGCTGGAGGCCAAGGGTGGTTAACAGCGATTCTTTTGTTGGTCTTTTCCAAATAGGCACTAAGGAATCATGGAGCAGAGATTTAGTGATAGATCTACAGCTACCATTTGAATCTACAGTTAAAATGTGGCAGTTGGCTTTGGCAGATAAATATGAATCAACAAATTTAACCGGTGATGAAATACAAGCATTAATAAATTCTAGGTCTAGATCAGAAAGAAGCGCAGAGTTCTATGCCGGTGCATCAGATCAATTATGGATACCAGTAAACCAGGTTAGAATGTTAAGGTCTAAAATAAACCAAAGGAATTATGCAAAAGAAGTCACCTCCGGCAATACAAGATTCACCTGTGTGTTCTTTGCTTGGGGTGAATCTTTCTTAAGAAACAGTTGGATGACAAGTGTTGATTTCCAGAAGGCTAAAATTGTTTACATAAAAGCTGGCGGAGATGTTGAAACCTTAAAAGCTTGGATTTTAAAAACAGTGCCAAAAGATTCCACAGCCTGGTATAATTTTGATGACGAAGAGCATTCTGATAAAACTAAAATAGAAGCTTGGGTAAACGAAGAGGTTTATTTGGGCGAGCAGTACGGTAATTGGAAAAATGGAGTATTCACTCCAACGCGAGACGCAACGTCTTCTGACAAATGGTTAAAGTGAGGAATTTTTATGGCAATTAATTATCCAAAATTTGACAATAAAATACAAAATCAAATTGACCTATCAAGAATGCGTCAAGCCAAGACAAGGCCTGGTGTCATCATGCAATTTGATAAAAAAAGCAATCTGGCGACAATCATATTGGACGATGCGTATTCTGGCCAGGTTGGAAACATTATAAGTTCAGTCCCCTGCCCTGCTATAATGGGTGTTCAAAATGTTGCACCAGAACCAGGAACACGTTGTTTAGTAGGCTTTAGGGACGACAATGAGAACAAGGCTTATGTTATAAGCTATTTTGAAGAAAGCAATTTAGGGTCTAACTACTCTAGTAATTATACGGTTAATACTGGAATACCAAAGTTTATGGCAAGATAAGATGGACAACACAGCAAAACAAAATGCAAGTCAACCAAATGCAAATTTCCCTGTAGGGGCTGAACTTAGTAGAAGAAACCAGTTTTCTCAAAGAGAAGTTGGGCTAAACCACCCTGACACAAATTCATTCTTAAGATTGAATGATGAAGGAGATGTAGAGATATTTGCTGCTCCAGGGGTTGGCATAGTTATAAGCGCATCCAGCAGAACGATATCCTTCTTCGCGGAGAAGGTAAGATTTTTCTGCGCTGAAGACGGCTTGAGGTGGAATGAGTTTAACTTTAATTATTCAGCATCTGACTACTCCCAGCCAACTCTAGTAAAGGTAGACCCTAAAAGTATACATATGGCACAGAATAGCGCGTATCATTACCTCGCTAAACTTAAAGATATAGATCAGAAAGAAGCTCAAAAGCCTATTACTATTAACGAAGAGTACGGTTTTAGTCAACAACAACCTGAAACTGGGCAGAAGTATACCTCCGCATTTTCAATGGAAGGTTTAAACCCTGACCAGATTGTTTTCTTGGACAATATTCTAAAAGATCATTCTACTGAATATGTAGAGTACGTAGTAGAACTAATGAAGAATGGTTATTCAAATCAACAGGCTAAAGAAAAGGCTGATAAAGATAAAAATGTCTGATTTATTTTTAACGATGTCTGGTGATTTATTAATTAATGGCAATAAAGATTTATCATTAGTTAATTCTGGAGCTCAAAATGATGTCCAACAAATTTATATTAGATTGATGACAGAGCCTGGTGACTTTTTTACATATCCAAATTTGGGCACTGACCTTTCTATTCTTTACGGGATGCCACAGAGTAAAGAAACCGGAGATTTAGGACAAAGATTAATTAGGGCAGCGCTTGAAAAAGAAAATATTTTTCAAGGTAGGAATATAGAAATAACTTCTGTCCCCACCAGTGCAGACTCAATTAGATTTGATGTGCACATAACCACTGATAGCAATGAACCAATTGTGTTGTCTGTAACACAAAATTTGTGAGGATAAAATGATATACGGTACAAAAGATAAATCACAAATAGTTAATTCTATTTTAGATTCATTACAACAAAATGCCGGTATTGCTGCTGTACAACCTGGTTCGGTAGCCAGAGCATTCGCTGAAGCCATGGGTTCTGAAATAGCAGATCTTTATTCTTCGCTTTCTTTTACCCTTAGACAAGGGGGTTTGTCTACTGCTTCTGGCCGTAACTTAGATCTCATTGGCGACCTATATAATATTAGAAGAAAAGACATTTCAGACAATGCCGCGGCGGAAAGACAGTCTTATAATATAGAGTTCTATATACAGACTCCGTATAGCGTAGATATTGTGATCCCTAAGGGAACGATCATATACACTAACGTAGATAATTTTAGCACAAAGCAGTATAGGTTTAAACTCAATGGTGCTGTGAGCATAGGGGCGAGCACAACAAGGGCCTATGGTTTAGTTATACCAGATTTCACAGATAATACATATACTGCTCCAGTAGGTTCTTTGACTAGACATAATTTTATTAGCCCTCCTGGCGTTGTGGTATATTGCAATAACCCAAAAGAAGTTTATGCCATTATTAACTCAGAATCTGACGACAACTATAGAACAAGAATAATAGGCGCATTAAAGACCCGTACGGCTGGTACGGTTGAGGCAGTGCGTTTTGCAGCCCTATCCATAAAGGGTGTCAAGGATGTTAGGCTGAGAGAGTCTTCGTATGGCCTGGGTTCTTGCGATGTTATTATTGTCCCTGAATCAACAGCAGAAATAAAGATGATGCCAGAAATGGTTTATAACACAATAATTAACGTTAAGCCAGTTGGCGTTAGGTTTAACGTTAGAGTGGCAGAGAAGATTTCTGTAAACGTTATGGCTACAATAATGGTTTCATCAACTGCTTCAGAAAGCCTTGCTGCCGGCATCAGAAACCAAGCTGCGTTATTTGTGAGAAGATACTTGAATTCATCTACGGTTGGAACCACTATATCTATATCTGAAATAGAAAGACAAATTAAGTTGTCTTCAGATTACATAAGGTCTGTAACGATAAACTCGTTTAATGCAGATGGAAAAGAAATACCGCTAAAAGATTTTACCCCATCTAGCGATAAAATATACCCTGTAGCTGGAAGTGTTTCTATTAATTCTGTTATAATGGGCATTAACAATTATTAACCCTAGAATAGGTTAGGTATGAAAAAGACTTTTGTTGTTACAAACAAGCATATAGTTCGCGCCCCAAATATAGCTCAAGCTAAAAATGTGGTTTTTACTGGCGAAGGCCATGGCGACGTCTTGGGGGAGTCTTCTTCTGTAGAAGAAATCTCGCAAGAAGAAGTTATTGATTATATTAATGAAAAAGATTTAATGTACGTACAGTCAGCCGCTGTAGAAATAATAGACGAAGAAGAAGAGGAAGAGTCAGAAGATCTTTTGTCAGAAATATCTGATTCAAGAAATGACTTCCTAAGATCAGAAAATAGAAGATTGGCTAAGAGAGTAGAGACTCTTAAAAACGTACAAGACGAGGTTGTAAGAGCAGCCTATGCCGCAGCCTACGATGCCTTTGCCGGCTTTGAGTTCCCAGAAATTAAAGCTCCTTCTTTAAAAAAGAATAAAGAAAAAGTTCCAGAAACTGCAGTAGTAGTCTTTGCAGACTGGCAAATGGGTAAGGTAACACCTGATTATAATACTAATGTATTAGAAGAAAGAATAGAAAGATACACAGAAAAGCTGTTAGAAATAACAGAGATTCAAAGAATGGATCATGAAGTAAATGATCTTCATATCTGGTTGTTGGGCGATATAGTCGAAGGTGAAGAGATTTTCCCTGGGCAAAGCCACCTTATAGACTCTGGTCTGTACAGACAAGTTGCCGTTAATGGTCCAAGAATACTTGGGAACTTTGTTAAGACTGCATTGGAAAACTTCAATCATGTGCACATTACTGGCGTGATAGGAAACCATGGAGCAGTAGGCGGAAGAGCACGCAAGCAGCACGATCCAGAAACCAACATGGATAGAATGCTCTATAAGATTATAGAGTTGATTGTTGGAGACGACGAAAGAGTAACCTTTAATATTCCAGATGGCGTAGGAGAAAGAAACTGGTATGCCGTTGACACAATCGGCAACTACAGCAGCTTATTAATTCATGGCGATCAAATGCCTGCACCAAACGCTTTCCATGGTTACTATAAAAAAATAATGGGATGGAAAGATGGAGCAATTCCTGAACATTTTGATGATGTTTTCATGGGCCATTATCATCAGCAATTTAAGATGACGATAGGAAGTTCCATGTTAAGAATCTCTGGTTCTCCAGAAAGCTATAACACTTATGCCCAAGAATACTTCTCGTCTATGAGCAGACCTTGTCAGCATTTAATGTTTGTGCACCCAGAAAATGGAGTAACTTCAGAGTATTCTATTTGGCTAGACTAAGTTAAAGGAATCAGGAATGAAAAGTTACCTGTTAGGTTTCCAAACTGGAGACTTTAATAAAAATGGGAACATTTGGACAACTGGTTCTATCAACCTGTACAGCAATAAGTTTTATAAAAATTATTCATATTATAGATCAAAAACTGGATTAAACTTAATACGGAGATTACACCTTTGTTGGAACAGAGGTGTCTTCTCCGTCTTATTCCGCTGGCCATTCAACGCCAATAGACCCGCTAGCTTCCTATGTAACTAACTACGGAGAAGTAGTTAGGGACGAGGCAAGCCCCTCACTGCTCAGATTTGTTGACACTAGTTCTAGGGTTGACATAATATCTTTTAAGCATAAGTTCACCAGTGTTCCTGGCGATCAACAGCCAACATTCACGTTTCAAATATATGAGTCAGATAAAGACAACGGACCTTGGCTTAAATCAACGTTAAACATAGATTCAAATTCAATATTTTTAAGCAATTCTAAACCATATATAAAAATAGAATTAACAATATTTTCTGACGTAGAAGACTTGTCAGCACTTGGTTTATTATTGTATGTTAACGTAGCAATACATGATACTACAACCCCAGTAATATCTGATTCTGCTAGAAATATTTTAAGAAAATTTCCTACATGGATGGACATCTATGATGACTCAATTGAGCACGCCACACCAGAACTAGCCACCCCAGTAACTGTTGGTGGTAAATTTGTTAACTCTTTAGTCAGTCATTACTTAGATGATTTTAATACTCAATTAGATGTTTCAAATATAAACAATTTTATTAGCACAGCAGATATTGACATTCCAGCCTGGGGCTATGTATCCTACAATATACCAGCAGCTTCTTTAAATTTTGTTGGCGATCTAATTAAATTAGCTAGAGCGTCTTCATTAGAAAACTTTAATTCTTCAAGGTCTACTGACTATATCTATTATCACAATCTATTAGATAGTCAAATAATGACATTGAGAAAATTTGATTCGTTAACTATAGATGGATCAATTTATTCACAAGAACCGATTATGTTGTTTAACATATTTGATGAATTTGGCGCAAGGGTTGGGCTGAAAAGATTGTACCTAGAGGAAAATCTTTCTTTCAAAAAAAGAATACTCGATGCGTATATAAACCCTCCGTCGGTAAGCTTAGATGGTTTTAAGAAAACTCTAAGAAGAGAATTAAATATTTGGGCAGCTTATGGCGCTACTCCAGATTCAAATTACCAGGGCGCAACACCAGATGTTTTAGAGATTAGAGACATAGAATCTTCCACTCCATACATTGCCGATAATGGTGTGCCGGAAAACCGCTTTTATGATTTTGTTAAATACATAAATGAACAATATCCATTCAACTTGGGCTATGCGAACTGGGGAGAAAGCATATGGGATTATGCTGGCCTAGACAATGAGGGCGTGGATTACATCCCGAGCACCTATGACAATGCAACTCCGTTAGCCGATTATTTCCAGCCAGGTGTTGGTGATTTTAAAGACCTTAGTATTGAAATATCAAAAGCAGATTCAGCTACGATATCATTTGAGGGCTACTTCGCCGCAGAAGGGTTCAGAACAGAATCACTTACGGATTATTACATGCCGATTGAAATTGGGTACACATATAAGGCACAGTATACGGAAGTAGTACCAGATCCTAATGTAAGTAACCCAAATTCGGCAACACCATTTAACGCAGGAGTTTCTCTAGTCTACGAAATCGCGATGCCGGTGCACAACCAGTACGCAACCCCATCTGTATTTTTTGCTAATTTAAATTATAACGATAGAAATGATTTTTTTGTTCGTAACTATTTTGGGCAGAATGATCAAGCCAGCCCAGAATACAACTATATATCCATTGTAGATTCAAGCGGTTTAACAAATCAAAATGTAATTTTTAAAGAAAAAACTTACAATTATGAATACGAAAATTCTTTAGCAACACCTAGAACTTCATCTATAGATATCAAGAAAGCAAGTTCGGTAAAGATAGTTAATAAAGTTCAATGGGATCCAAGTAACCAAACATATGTTCCGGCTCACACTGGCCAGTATAGAGTCACATTTAATGAATCAAATGTTTCAGCCGTAAACCCAGCAGTAAGTTCAAACATAGCGTTGGCTACTCCAAGTATTAATTACATAAATTCAAACTTCAAAATAGGTTCAACAGTTTACGGTTCAACCCCAGCAATAAAATACTCTAACGTTGTCGAAGATTCGATCATAATAAACAAAGATAATGATCCAGAGTTAACACAAGATGAAACAATATTTGTATCTGATTTAACAAAGAATTTGCTAATCCCGACCAGTGGAACTCCTAATAGATTAATTATAGAAAATATTAAAATAGATTCTAAACCAATTTTTACAGTAGCAGAGATATATAGGGAGCCAGGTCAACCTGTCACTACGCTTGATTTTTCTCCAAGCTACGGTGGTAAATCTTATTTCCCAATGTTAGATACTAAATACTTTGTTCCTTCTTCGCCAAATATAATTTTGAATTCTTATTCAGAGACAGAACTTACAACACCTATTTATTCTAATCATTTTGAATCAGCAACGTTTAATTACAGTGCACTGCCGTATGTGTTGGGCGTGACAAATAATCTTCAATCGACACCAAACTATCCGTTCAAGAGTCCGGTCTGGGTGCCTACTGAAGAAGGCGAACTAAAAACAACTCCAATGATTAGAGGCTACGCTGACTATCTTGGAAACATTTACAAGAGAGAAGAAGTAGCACAAGAAAGCAATAGCCCATTCGATCAAAATAAAAGAGATACATTCTTAGACACTTATTCTTTGGATAGACAAGATTTTGGTTTAACTACAGATTCAAATAATCAATATTATATAACGGAAATCAAGCCAGTATCATTGAACGATAAGGTAATCCTTGAGGCTTCGCAGGAGACAGTGCTTAGAGAAGATAGCGCACTGCTTCAATACAGCCAAGATTCTTCTAAGGTTATCAAAGAAATATATAATTCTTTAGATAAAACTTTTTACTTTTCTCCAATTGATATAAATGTTAATTTAGATAAAGGTTATAAGAATACTTTTTCAAATTCAATAAGCTCAAATCCAATTTCGATGAACACAGGGTGGTTAAATCTAGCCGATGAACAGAACTATGTTTATGCTAAACCTATAGTTGACTTGTATCAGGGTAGCTTCTTTAATGTTGATTTGTCTAAGACGCCAACGCAGGGAGCCCCAGTTCTTATCTCAGTTAAAGATGGAGATATGGATTTTACTCTTGAGGAGATGGCATTCTCCGATACAGCAACTCCTGGTAAGGTTGTGTTTAACAACCAAGAAACATTGGTTTGCTCAGAGCACGGCGCACTATACATCTCTCATTTAAATGTAAAAGATATTATAATAAAAGACAACTATACAGGAAAAGTTTTAACACAATCTCCATTAAATCCAGAATTTTATATTTGGTCAATAGGCACAGACTATTCAACTCCTGGGATAATACCTCTTTACCTTGATGGAGAATTCTACATTTCCAGTTCAGACTATTTAATGAGTGGTGAAGACAAGTATTCCTATAAGGTTAACAAAATAGAAGTGTATGACAATGTCGCTACAAGCGGCAGTATCCTTGTGCCTGGCAGAGAATACACCATTAGTTATTCTTTGTCTCAAGCTTTTTATGTGGATAGAAATGTTTACTCTGAAACAAAAGATGAATATTATTCAAAAGTTTATTTTTCAGCAACCCCAAGTGCAGCTACTGGCTCTTATGAAATAATATATGAATCAGCTATGCAGGAAACATCCACCCCGCTTGGATTACATTTAAGTGGCGCAGAGATTCCAGTAGAAGAAGGTTATGTTTATCTAAGCAAGGATGAGTACGATTTTAGCACCGCAGTTGTTGAAATATCTCCGCAACAAATATCAAAAAATATAGATGATATTATTTATTTAACAATAACATCTTACGATTCAGCTGGCAACTTTAAACCTTATCAAACGTTCCAGCTATCAAGCGACCTTCTTGATTTGCAAGATGAGTATCTCACAACGAACAAATACGGTCTTGCTAAAACAAAAATAAGATTCACTGGTGTTCCAACAGCAGCCCTATATGCTTCTATACTTGTAACTGGCGTTTCATACCCTCAAGCCAATGCTCATACTAATAGCGAATCTGGCGCATTTATAACTGGGGCAAATATAGAGTTTATAGATAATTATAATTCGGCCTATGAATTTAAAGCTGCTAGTTCTAAGCTAATAATAGAGTCTGATGGAATAAGTGAAAATTATATTTATGGCTATATTAATTCAAACAACAATCCACCTTCTTCTACCCCAGTAATATACTGGAGAAAAGCTAGAACTTTATATGATGTTCTAAACACGGTGGACTACAGCACCTCTTCAGTATCGCCAGGAAGAAATTATGTATCTGGCTACACACATGCTTCTCCAGACGGCAAGTTTTCCGTCGGACCGTTCTATTCTCAGCCAAGAAATAACCCAGGGTATTGGTTTGTTTCAGTGGAAACAGATATGGCAGGGGTGGCTTCGGCAACACCAAATACGCTGTATGGCGATGTCGCTTACTGGTATGAAAGATTTGATAATATCCAATATTTAGATGAACAAACTGTACTGCCTTCGTACTATATTAATACAAGTGACGATGAAGACATAATAGCTACTCCAAACTTTACATTTAATTTAATTACACAAGACTTTGGGGCAACGCCAAGTGCAACGCCGAATCTTAATTGGTTGCCACCTAGATGGTTGCCGGTTGATTATTACGACCAGTACCAAATGGGTCTGTTCGGTTCAACACCAAATGTTATAGCTACACCGAATTATATAGTCGGTTATGAGGAAAGTTAATGGAAAAATTTAATAATATAACAACCATAGGGAATGAAGAAGCCGTTAAGATTGGCAACTTTATCCCAGGCAATGGAGCAGGGTTAGCTTATTTTTCCAGTCAGCCGTTAAACCCAATAGACAATTTAAAGATTATAGATATATCTGACACGATAGCAGAAAACAAAATTGTTTCACAAGATGAAACAAAAATATTCTTTGCCAACGAGATGGGGATCCTGCAAGACAAAGACGGCAATACAGATTTCCACACCTCTGATTTAACTATCAGCGATACTTTTCTTTCTAAAGATTTTACTACTGAAAGAATATATTCCGATTCAGTGAACGAAAACGACTTCCTACATCACTATTATATTAGTAGATACTTTATTTCAGCTCCGTCTGGTTATGGCATTAATGATCTAGACGACTACCACGATGCTTCTTATTACAAGAATATAAATATTAAAGTTATAGATTCTCAAAACCAAGAATATATAGATAAGAATACTGGAAGAAAAAAATATAAAATTCTTTTAGATCCTTATTTAACTGAATCAAATTCTACAAATACAGAAATACCGTATAGGGTTTTCATCGGTTTAGATTCTTCTGATCCAATAAACTTAAAGTTAGTTTACGATAAAATCATTCTTGATGAGGATGGAGAAGTGGTATCTCAAACATTAAGATACGTTGAAACAATTAATGCTGTTCCGTTCTATTCAGAAGTTGCAGAAGAAGCTTCCGTTATATCAAAGCATAGTAAAAAGATTTATTCTATAAAAAAGTTTAATAAAAAATATTCTGAAATATTTTCTCATAACCTAGACTATAACAGCTATCAAGTTTTTGCTCCTAGAAAAGCTTTATTCGACAATAGAAACTATGAGGTCTTCAACTGGAGATTAGTAGCAAGAGTAAACCAATCAGTCAACTATGGCATCATGGACAACTCAAAAGACGCAGAAGAGTCAGGTCAGATAAAGCAAAGGACAGTCAATGTCGGAGTCCTATATGACTCTACTGATACAACTGCACTTGAAAATATAAATCCATATGTTTTTTATAGATTACAAAAATCAGCTTTTAACATGTCAAATTATATTTTTGAAAATCCAGAGGTTGAATCTAAGGTTTGGATTCAGTCGATAGAGGGTGGCAAGCCAAGTAAATCAGAAGCAAGATATTGGATGGTGGACGTACAGTCTGTTGACAGTTTAGCTGATTTTGATATCCTTTCGTTTAGTCCTACGAGTGCCTTAACCCAAAAAGCAACAGATCTTATTAGTGAATATGTAACGTTAAAAAACGGGACGTTACTGGTAGACGCGTCTTCGTACCCAGGAGATAAACCTTTTGTATTTAATGATATACAAGTTGCTGGCTTTCAAGCGCAAGTCGTAGATTCATATTACGAATATCTTGAATCAAATATTTTAGATGAAAATAAAAATGGTGGATGGAATATTGATTCAACAATTTTTAATAATGAAGATTATGGAATCTTTGGGGTTAAAAAGGGCACATATAGAAGTATAGTTTCCGTTGATCAAAGTAAAGTTTTTTTCAATGTCGGCCCAACTGCAGGTGCAAAAAGACCAGCTGGAGCAACATTCACCTTCACTTCAAGTGGCGATAAGCTTTCTCAAGGTAATATAGTTTTTTGTTCATTCTCATTTTTAGAATATTGCAATAGTGTATTCCACCTAAATGATCAGCCAAACGTCCTAAACATTAATGCATCAGCTTCTGTCTATGAACAGTCAGACTACAATTCAATGCCAGGATTTGTAGAGGGACCATTTAAGCTTCTATATAACTCTTTAATGTATGCACTTTACTCCAGAAGCCAAGCCACAAGAAAAATAGATTTAAGACCTTCTCTGTACAATTTTGTTGGCCCCTGGGAGTCATCTTGGGTAATGGATCAGTCAGCTTTGATGGATGATGAAAAAACAAAATACTTTACAAACATTTCTAACAGTTCATCAACGGTCCAATACGCAAGAGATCTTTTGGGCAATGACGATTCTTTAAAAAAGTACTACTTAAGAAAAGTTTCTGAATCATTGCCAGGCTCCTTGTCTTCACAGTTAATTAGTCCAAGCGTTGTATCTAATAACACAGATTTTTATATTGAAATAACAAACCCTGACATTATTATTTCGTCTCCTTCTTTTACCGCCAATGAGTTAGTTCAATCAAAGGTGCTATCTAGCACGCTGGAAAATTTTTCTACTTCATATTATTTATATAAGCTATTAAATAAAGATCAAAAGATTTTTGCATTTACAGAAAAGATATCTAACAAATTATATATACCAGAAGGATATGGCCCTTATGAGGTAAGGGAAATGGGTGAGATAAAAGTTGGAGGAAACAAAAAACTAAACAGTTCGATAAGTCCTTCTTCGTATTTTAAATCATATCCATTTAGATTTGGCGTAAAGTATTCAAGAATATCAACCACAGAAAAAGCATTAGCGTTTTCTGGAACAGTAAAAACAAAACTTAATTTAACCTATAAAGCACAAGGGGCATTAAGGTCAGTAAAAGTTGTCGGTACTGTCACTAGAAACTACGCAGGAACAAACAGACTAATAACGCACCCAGCACCCGATGCTGACCCAATTATAATTGAAGGACAAAATGTTTTAGACGTACCTTGTACCAACATAGTATCCGGTAGACAGCTTGATGTGTCCGGAAGACTGCCGGTTATATCCGAACTAAGTGCACAGAACTTTAAAAGCTTTGAATACACATGGGATATAGAAGCAGCTACGGCTGGGTACCCCATTGCGACTTGGAGGGTTGGGGCTAAGCACCCATACGTCAAGTATATTAAATGTGTTATGCAAGTTGCTGGTTTTTACAACATGAATAAAACTCTAGTAAACGCAAAGACAAAAGTAAAAGAACAACCAGAAAACAATACGACGTACACTGCCGGCTTGTCAGCAGCTGTTAAAGAATTCCAAACAAGAGTTAAGTTAGGGACTTTAGGGGCTGGCGCAGTGCCAAGAGTTCCACTGTTATATCCTCCGGATGGAGTTGTTGATAGTGAAACAAAATCTTTGATGGCATATGTTATAAAGTTTTGGAGCAGGTATGAGCCGATATATTACAACAGGTTAATTAGCCTTGCAGCAGAGCATGACGTAAGTAGATTCGTTGAGTCAGTCTTTAAGCAGATTGAAGCTTCACAAATTAATTCTGGTGGATCATATAGAAGAATTTCTTTTACGGGAAATGTTTCAAACTCTCCTTCAACCATAGAAGACTTCATTTTCTTTTCTATTCCAAACCCAGAAAATTATCAAAAGGTTAATAAGATAAGAATTAAATTAGAAGGCGCTCCGTGGAATAAGGTTAAGTTGGTGGGCTATGGTTATTCGCCAGAAGATCCAATCCAGGGTGGACAAAAAAGATTCGCTGCTAACACCATCTTTAAGGCTTATGCTGTAAACAAGGCAACCAATGGGGTCACCTTAGTCGGAAATAATTTGGAGATAGATTTAGCTGGAGTCTCTACTGCAACGTGTAAGAATATGTTCGTCAGGATACAAACCAATGGCAGACAATTAGGCGGACCTTGGGGCAGTCTTGCGGAAGGATTTGGGATCGTTGGCATTACCGCAGATCTAAAAACCAAAGATACATCAGAACCACCAAAAGATTCTATAGAAGATACACCTTTTGACTACAATAAGGTGCATCAAGCTTTCCCAAGTATAGACAAGCCAGAAATAGAAGAGCTTGCAAACTATTGGCTACTGGACCAAGACGGAATCCAGGATGTTAACTTATCTTGGTCAGGCAATAAACTTGTCAGCTCCCTTGATGGACACTTAATATATACGACTTTGACTAACAAGTTTTATGTATGGAGTAACGCTAGTCAAAATTGGACAGAAGATATCATTTCCTTCTTTAACCCAACGCCTGATGAGAATCAGGAAATAAATCCAATCAATTTAGATTTAGATGAAGTTGAAAGAAGTATAGTTTATAAAGATTTGATACAAACAACAGATGTATACATTAGTGCAACAGCTTATTTAACTGAAAACTTTGATAATCTTTCTTCACTGTCAGAGTACAGTGTTGATTACAACGTTGGATATTTAAGTGGCAAAAACGTATTACTTGATAGTTTTTCCTATAATTATTTAGGAAAATCTTACTCAAAAACATTATCATCACAGACTCCTATAATAGACACTTCACTTAATGCGCTACTAAACGAGCAGGTTGTGAGCGATCCAAACACAATAGATACAATACAAAATAATGGAATAACGATCAACTTTGCAAACCCAGTTGCTGTTTCTATAGACAACGGTACATCAGTTGAATTAATTTCAGTAACGTCAAAAGTTAATGCTCAATCCGTCACACCTTCGTCTGTTTGCACAGTGTTTTATCATGGAAATGTACCAAATATTTTGACGCCTACTCAACCTAAATCTAGTGGATTTAAAATAAAAACATCTGCCACTTATTATTCGGGTAGAGATACTTATTTATCTGAAGAAAATATAATAGATACATATTCTTTAATTAATACAGATGGAGAATTTATAGAAAAAGTTAATTCGATCACTGTTAATGATGGTTTAATTCTTTTGTGTGATTCTTCTGGCAAGCCGGTCGGGGTGCCTTCTCCTGAGGATGTTGGCGCTGACATAATAAGTACCACCCAATATGATCCATCTTTCACATTTGATATTAAGTATGGTTACGTATCAATTAATAATAATACATATGAAAATGATGGTTTGGTTTATGGGTTCTATGATAGAAAAGAAAAAGAATTCATAGGCAAGCTAGTTTCTTATAACGATATTATTTCAAGAGGGGTAAACAATATTTACGTTGCGACAATGGCATTTGACGCAGATGGCAACTTAGACCAGTCTGTAGATTATATCGGGGCACAAAATACAAACACTTATAAGCCTATATCTTTGAGCCCAAAAATGATCACTCCTGTCTATTCAGTCAAGTACCGTAATTCGAGTGCGATAAAGATCACAGAAATGTCAGACCCGATAACCAGGAAAGAACCATGGCCATTGAGGGTAACTGCCGGATCCTTTAATAAAAACATATTCCTATCAAGGAATTATGCCTTCTCTGACTGGAGAGCAAAGTACGTTGGTCAGGTTCTTAGCTGTACGTATGACACTTCAGCTTCTATTCTTGCCAACAATTTCTCAAGAATTTTTGGTCATAAAAATAAAGATATAAAAAATGAAATACCTTTGGTAATTTCCTCGAAGAAAATAAAACTTCGTAGGACACCGCTCTTGATGTACACCATGCCGATAGACGACCAGGTGGAGTCTAAATTGCCAGCAATTATTCCAGCCTTAACAGTCTATGTAAGGGCAGATACATCTTCCACTTGGCTTGAGCTTCCATACAGCGAAGTTAAAGATATTGATTCGAACAGTGGCATCATAGAATTCAAATCAGCAATAGTTGCTTCTTCTGACTTGATAAAAGTTGATTACACCATAGTCGATAATACGGTTTGGATTTACCAAGTAGAGGGCGAAGAAGTGCCGCTTAATCCTTTCTTGAATTATGATAAAATAGATGAGAATAAACCACTATACATATACCTTATGCCGACGAAGATAGATGTATTAAGTAACCCAGTCCACACAATGTATGAGGGGCCAGTCAATCAACCGTCTATTAACAAGAAGATTGCAGTATCTGAATATGCAAATTCTTATCCAGTTCATTTTACTTCTGATAAAAATATGTTCAATAAGCTTTCCCATAGATATGATCCTATAGCTTTACCTATAGGCGTTGTTTATATAACAAATTCTGATCAAAATTCTTCTGTGAACATAAATGACGTTAGGGTCAAGGGTGGTGGCGTTGTTTCAGATGTCACTTCTTACTCTGAATTAAGACAAATCAATGGAGTTAATTCTTACTGGGACATTTATTCGATGAACCCTACAACATATCCTAAGGGCGGTTATGTGATAATAAGGATTCCTGACGCAGTTAAAGACAATTTTAAATCTATAGAAGAAATATATGATATAGTTAATAGGAACATTACTGCGGGTGTTGGGTTCGAGATCCAAAACTTAGATGGTGTAGCTTGGAGGACAAAGACTTATGAATAGATTTCTTCCATCGATGATTAATACTTTATCAAACAATTCCCAATCAGCTATAGGTTCTATAATAAAAGAAATAAAAACAAGTAAACAAGATATTTCTTCACTTATATCAAGGCTTAATTCCTTTAGAGCTGATGCAAACTTTTCTCCGGCTAACTTCGGCGCTCTTTCAGAAATGAATAAACAAGTCTTCATAGATATATTTAGAGATGCAGACCTAAGGACTAAGTCTTATTACTCGTCTGTCAATGTGGTTAACTTGTTTATTAATTCTATAATAGATGTTTTTTCTTCAGAGATACAAAAAATAGAAAAAGATATTCAAGCTTTAGAATCTTATATAGATAACTATGAATATATATCTGGCAAAGATGATTTATTTAATTCTAATTATGTAGAAAAATTTGATAATTTTATGAACGATTACAGGGCAGACGGGTATGTCTTGCCCTTGCCAGACAGGGATGGAATTAATTTTAATGAATCTGGGAATGGGTTTATAGATACTAAATTAGGCTTGTTTAAAATAGGAGAAAAAACTTATACAAAAAATTCTTTAGATTTTATTCAAAGCTACTCTATAACATCTAACTATGCCGATTATATAACCACTGATACTGATTTTTCTTCTGCAATAAATAATGTTTACACAGACTCATGGAGCGTAACGGCTAAATCGCCTGTAGTTATTACTTCAAAACTGTCTAACTACTCTAAGTATATTGCTTATTCTACTGCAAATATTTTTGGGGCTCAAACAGCTGTCGAGTTACAGTTTGCTTTCCCTCAGACAATGGATTCCATACTGATAGATGGCGGTCATGGCAATGGACTACAGCTGCTACAGGTGGTGTTGTTCTCTAATTTGGATGAAAGTAAATTCTCGGCAAATAATTATTCGGAAGAATTCGATGAAATTGTCACGATTATGCCGGTACCTTCTGACGCATCAACTGAATACGGAGTCCTGTCTTCTCCTAGATTGATAGAGGGGTCAACGGAAATTTCATTTACAAAAAAGAATGTTAACAAAGTTATCCTGATATTTAATCAACCAACATATACCAGGACAGAAAACCTGCCAATTGCAACAGAAATAAATTCGAAAAATTTATATAACACAGCTAAATTTGTAAAAGAAATAAAAAATAAAAATACAGATAAACTTCAAAGTTTAGTTTATAATCTATTCTTAAAAAAGAATAGCTTTAGGCAGACTTCAAAGAATCCTTACAATAGGATTAATGATTATTATTCATATAAATATCCAATTATAAATGATAATATATTGTCCTCAAACTATCAAAATAATTATATCAATGAAAAATTCTCAGCTGATTTAGTTCATGTTCTTCCAAACAATCTTATAACTAATTTATTTAGAAGCATCTTCATCAATGCGATTGGCGATAGGGGAGAGATATTTGACAACCCAGTGTTTGTCAATACCGACAGTAATGTAAATTCAATATTCAACTTTACTAAACCAATGTTCTTGCCGACACAAAATTCAAACAATAATATAATTAATGGAGAAATTGGGGCAGAGAATAGCTTTGCTTGGAAGAATAGAACCTTAAAAGAGTTGGTGACTCAGGAAATATCGAATGCTTATGAGTACAGTTTCTCGCTACAAAGCATAGATTTTTGCGAAACTCAACCTAGCCAATCTCTTAAGTCTTGTTTTATGAGTAAGAAAATAAACTTTAATGGGTATCCTTTAGCAATTAAATCTAAGATAATAAAAAATGATAATGAATTCAATATTATAGATTCTAAATTAGATTTAAAATATCCAATTTCTTATGAACTATCTATATCAAATAAAGATATTCCTTTTTCAGAAACGGATTGGACACCTATAGTTGAATCTGGTGTTGAAAAAATAGATTCAGAAGTTTTATTTTTTGATGAACAAACTTACCAGGCCAATACCAGGTTCCCTTTTAAGGGTAATGCATTTGTATTGTACAAAAATGGTATGACCCTAAAGCCATCTGACTACAAAATATCTGACAATAATTCTATTAGTGTTTTTAAATTAGAAAAAAATTCAATATACTCCTGTGCTTACCAAATAGACCTGTCACTTTATAACGTAGATTATGTTGATTTTTTTAGGTTGAATTTACTAGATGAAACCCTAAAGTCATCATCTAGCAATGGTTATTCTAATGAAACTTTTGGTGGCACCGACGCACTCAACAGAATACAACTACAGAATATACCGCATATTAACAATAAAGATATAAATAGTGCTATCTACAGTCCTTTAATAGGGACTATATTCCAGGGCAGTCAGACAGGGTACGCCCCAATCAAGATTCAAATGCCAGACGGCTCTTTGGCTATCAACCTCACAAATTACACTGGGACTAAAGACTTCCCTCAATTTAGGGATTCTAATTCATTGTATTATTTTATACAAAACGGTAAAAATATTATCTTTGATAAAGAGGTAGCGGGAGAAATAGTTGTTTTTTATGACTACTTGGCCGATACTATTAGGTTCAGATTGGTCATGAGAAAGAACGTCCCAGACACAAGCTATTCTGGAGCCGTAGATCTCGTCATGCTTAAAGCAAAAACAAAGAACTATGACCCTTATTATGATAAGCTAACTAAAGCAATTTCTAGTAATTAAAGAAAAATTATGACACAACTTTCTCCAATAACTTTAGTCTATGATCAGATCGCTTTAAGTATTGCAAACATGCTTAAGAAGCAGGCTGCTGGGGACTATGTAACTAAGCAAGATGTTCTAGAAGATTTCAATAAAAATCTAAAAGATATATACGATAAGATTAATTCGCCGCAAACTTCTCTAGAACTATTCACCAAGAGTGAGCCCCCTTCGTCTACTAAGATGAATAAATTTATAAATTCAATAAGAGATGATATAAATGTTTCCGCTAAGCAGCTTGATTTTTTGAATGCCAAAGCAGTTAGTTTGTTTAACCTTTTCACTTCAGAGATAGAAAATGAAAAAAAGTATTCAGAAAGAATACTTTCAAAGACAAAAGTCCTGCAGATGTACAGCCTTAGTCCTTCAAACGATTTAATTTACAATGGTGATTCTTTTGAAAACGGAGACTATATTGATTGGCAAAAAGTTCAAGTAAATCAAAACCCGATGATAACAAACGGTTTTGCTTCACTAAGGATAAAAGACAGGCCAATTAAATGGCTGCCAAGCAGAGTAAACATTAACCGTTCCAATGGCTTTATAGGCAATAACAACTTGGCTGTAAAAAAACAAAATGATATTTCTGGCATAAATTATGAATACAGTTTTGTTAACTCTCCAAGTTCTTCAAATGTTAACAGCTTAATTGATTCTAACCCGGCTACATATTTTGTCTATGAAGCCTTAAGGGTTACTCCAACTGATGATGTGTATAGGAGCGAAGAAGAATTTAGCTATATCGTCAATGACCCTAGCATAGTTAGTGCAGAACAGAACTCATTAATTAATTGGGCCGACCACGACATAAATGAGCCTTTGATATTTGATTTCACAATTAAATCTAATACAGCTCAAAAAGCAAATTCAATAAATATAACTCCATATTTTGATTCATCTAAAATAGTTAAAGTAAAAGAGATACACTTAACAGATCTAGCCGGGAATACAGAAAACATATTAAAGAAAGAATTTTTTATAGGTTTATCTTTAGAAAATCTTACTAAGGAATCTTTAAATAATTACTCTCTAAACTCAGCAGTTTTTTTCTTTTCAGAAAGAAGAGTAAAAGAATGCAGAATAGTTCTTGAACAACCATACTATCAAGACGTAGAAGTATTGCATACCTATTGGGAAACAAATTACGAATCTGCTAATGCAGACAACAGCCCTTTTTATGGAATCAATAGATTTAACCCAGAAATGATTGATAAAGATCTATATACTAAAACTATTTACAATAAATCCGCGACAGTACCAACGTTGACTAACCCTAATGTTTTTAAAAAAGATAATAGTTTAAGTCAAAATTTAAATGTTGTGATTAAAACTTCAAATGAATCTGATTCAGCCGGTTTGACTGAAGAGAATTTTACTATTCCATTAAAAATTTCAAACGAAGTTCTGCCGGCAAAAAGAATGTCAATAGGCATTAGGGATGTAGCTCTTGCCTACCAGGAGTATGAGTTGTCTGCAGATATAATTTCAAAACCATATTTATTTGATACCCCCATAGAGTCGCTGATGCTAGATATTGAAAGTAACTATAACGAAATTTCAGGATCGGGCGGGTACATACAGAGCTATGTATCTTTGGACGGTGGAGAAAAGTGGATAGAAATTGCACCAGTGCAATACGGTTTTACTGTAAGCAAAACATCTAACATATCAATCCCTGAGATACTAGCTTTCAACCAAAACATAGCCGTGGGTTTTAAGTTGCCTGGTGTCCAATACCTTAATTATCCAAAGACAACAATAAATAAAATTGAATATTCCGTTCCAAGCCAGGTAAAAAATATTCTAGTTAAGATCAGAATAGTTAAGGGTTCATCTAACGTTACACCAGTTGTCTACTCTTATAAATTGGCAGCAAAGGTTAAGCAAGTATGAACATATCAACAATACAAAAAAGAAGATTTTTAGAAAATATATATAAGTTATATTATTCTAATGGCACCAAGCCAACAGAGCAGCAAATATTAAATGCGTTTAGTGACTATTTTTCGGTAAACAAAGCGGGCTTCCCTTTGCCGATAGATTATGCTGCACTTAACGGAACAGATAAAACTAATGTTGATATTTTAAATGAACTGATGATCAACAGCTTGTTCAATCTAGATGTTTTGTATGATACTATTTTAGAAAATAATGACGAGCTTTTTAAAGTCGCAACAACTTTAAACAAAAAAATTGAAAACTTAAAAACAAAAAGAAAATTACTTGAATCAAAAGTAGACAATCTTTTATTTGTTAATAATAACGCAGACGGATATTTTTATTCTTATACTGAGAATTTTTCTTCCGCAGATAAAATAGATATACCATTTACCACTGGGTTTGTTGATACGTCAAACGGTTCAGCGGTAATAAGTTCAGAAAATTCAGATAGGTATTCTGCATTTGCTTTAGATAATGTTTCTGGTATAAGGCCAACAATCTCTCTATATGAAAATGGGGAGTTGGTGTCAAACAATATTGACGTCGACACATTCGGCAATGTTTTTGATGGGCTGAACGACACCTACTGGATGTATGAGCACAGGACTCAATCTCCTGTCCCTGTTTCTTTAGTCATGAATATACCTATAAATAGAAATATTATTTTATCAAAAGTAGAAGGCTATGTATTAACTTCTTCCCCAATTTTAACTCAACTAAAAGTTAATTATTCAGATGGTTCGCCCCAAGAAGTGTTCATCAAAAATTCTAATTTAGATTATGATGTTTTTAGTTTTTCTATAAAACCAAAAAACTATTCTTCTGTTGAAATAACACTATTTAAAAATGAACCGGATTATATAGACAAGGAATCACCTTCCCCATACGTCTATAGGATAGGGCTAAGGGATCTTATAATAGGTTCAGTGACCAGATCTAAGAATGGTACTATAGTTTCAAAACCTATAGCACTCCCAGTCAGCACAAACAGCCAAATGGTTATAGACTCAGTGTCTTTAGATGTCCAGGAGCAATATATAACTGATGGCTCCATATCTTATTTTGTTGCAGTAGATAACCCGAATGCAACTTCGATATATGACTTTAATTGGACACCAATTTCTCCTTCCGGATCACAAAATATTGGTTTTAAAAACATAGTTAATTTTGATGGGTCTTTAAAGAATGTTAAATACATTTCTTCTTCTCCGAATTCAGAGCAGTTGCAATTGATACCAATAAATGAAAGCTCTAAAAATATAAATGACCTGAACCCTAACTCTAGAATATATCAAGACAAAAAAGTTTACAGAGTAGCTGCATTGGACCAGAGCGAAGATCATATAATGCCAATGCTATTAGGTAATCTAAATTCATTTAAGCATTATTATTACCTGGGTAGTGAGTCTCAAGTATATAAAGATGTTAATTATTGGGTTAGTGAAATCAACAACGTAGATAATAACTTGTTAAGCAATGTTCTAGTGCAAAATCTGGGGACAATATCAACTGGCATTACTTCCCCAAGCTATGGGTATATACAAACAAAGATTTCTTGCGAAACAGAAAATACAGTTATCAATAACATCAAAAAATCTATAACCACATTTGATTTAGCTGTATATTTAAACGGAGTTAGAATAGCAGATCTACCATCGGGTAAGCTAAATGAAACTATTGAGTGGAATTTTTTAAGTGGAATAAATGATCTTGTCATAACTTACAATAAGCCAGGCACGGGGGCCGTTTCTTTCACGCTAACAGATGGAACGGACCTGTCTACTTATGGCACTATATTTACTGATTACTTTTTCTATTTAAATAGTTTTGATTTTAGAAATAGAAATATGAATGACAACTTATATTTTACTATAGATAATCCTTTTGGTAGAAAAGAAATACTAGCATCTGCACCTACAAATGGGTTGTCTAGATTCTCTTATCTATCGAATAAAGCAACTGCTCCTTCAAGCATAAGATACAGAATAGATTTAACCAGATTTGAAAACCCTTTTGCTAGTCCAAAAGTTGATTCTTTAAAAATTAAGTTTAAGCACAAAGACTTATAGACATTACCGGAGTGACCTTATGCCAATGACCTACGCAAGCAACGCTAAAAACAAATTGTTCCAACCATTCTTTAATAGGTTTAGACAAATATATAGAGGGTATAGAAGTAGCATCGCAGAAAATAGGGAATTAAATTTCTTTTTAATAGATATCAATAAAATAAACAATTCATTATCAGATATAGAAGAAACTATAGATAATATTGAAGGTAATTTTATAGGAAACTTAAACAACTTATCAGACTTTGACATATCCAATGATGGCTTATCTTATGATTTAACGCCAATAAAAGTTTACTATAAAGATATGAGCGGTTTAAACACCGCTTCGGAAAAGAATCTAGTTTTGAGTAAAGCCAATAGATTATCGGCTGTGCTTTCAAGGATCGAAAAAAAAGTAATTAGATTAGAGAACGGTAGATAAAATGGCTGACATATTGAACACTAAAAAGAGGAACATCCAGTATGGTGGTCCAACAGATAGCAACGATTATAATTCTAGAATAGAAGAAAACTATCAAGACCTTCTCTATCTTTATAATAAAGCAAACGTTATTGACGCAAGGTTAGAACAAGCTTTCGAGAGAGTACTAAAAGACCAGTCAATGTTGGCTAATGCCGTGGATGATTTAAGCGATAGAATATCGGCACTTGAAGCTGGCGGCGGCAAAACTTCTATACATTCGTTTAATCAAATAGAATACAGTAAGTTTAACGGTACAGATTTCTCCATAGGGCCAACAGATCTACTCACCATTGATCCCCACTACAACGTAATTACGCTACCCAAAGTACCTAACGCTTCAAGTTCAAAGGTAAAATTTTACAATTCTTCAGTTGGTCAACTTATATCAGATCTATTCAAAACGAATATAGAGAATAATCTAGGCGGTGTAGATACACCTGGAGCTATTGTTAATACAACTCCGATCTATAACGCCATCTTAGATGATCCCACCAAGGTTTGGAGTAGAACTATAGTGGCTGATAGCAATGGGCTGGGGGTAGCTCAGCTAACCTTCTACTGCAAAATATCCGCAGAGTTTACTGGATCATTAAAAACAAACTGCATAAAACTAAACCCTTATCCAATGCATTCTGTTAATGTTTATTCCATAGAGTATACAAATAAAGCAAACCCTACGTTATCTTCAGCAGATGGTTGGACCCCACTTAACTTCAATTCCCTGTATGATGGGGAGACTGAAGCTATTGGGAATGTTCCTCCTGGGGCATGGGTAGTGGATGGGTCGGATGAGATCAGAAATTCTGGTCCCCTGTGCTTCTATTTTTCAGACTTAGATATGACAGCCGTAAGAATAGTTTTGCGTCAACAAAATTACTTTAAAGAACTCGACAAGTATGTATATACATATGGTTTGTCGGACCTAGATGTAAGGTACGATAAGTTCGCTTCTTCTGGTAAGACAATAATTAATTTTAAAGCTCCAGTTGGCAAACTTATAGGTTCGATAAATAGCGTTGACCCGGTTATATATAACGTCCCTAGGTCGCTAGTTTCTCAAGCCTTCTCTTACAGAGTCATCTACCCTTTTGACGGCGGTAACGAGCTTATAGACGCCGCTTACAGCACATCTAACCCCGGTGCTTCAACAGAAGTCTGGATAGAAATTACTCTTAACATGCTTGAGGATAAAACAGCTCCAGTATTGTCGGATCTGATTATCGATTATGATACTTTGGACCAAGCTTAATTTTTATTTTTGAAATAAAAGTTCGAAAAATCATATACAATTTTACTATATAGGCATCAAGGTTCTATAAGGAGATTAGATAATGGCTACATTTTACGTTGGTCCAAGACCTGTTTTGAGAGGCCAAAACACCAATGATATGGTGAACCCATATTACACTATCACTGGCAAAGCAAAAGGCAAAGGCACATACTCGTACTACCCACTGCGCAATACCAGCCAGTTACTTACAGGCGCACCAGATAATGCGTATACTCCTGGATCTGGAGCTCGTCCTGGTAACGTTCTTCTGTCGCAATTGTTCACTGGCTCAACACTTTATGTTGGCACTACACCTTTGGCCGGAACATTCGCAGACGGTACAGCAACATACGCAGGCGCAAGATACCGCCCGCTTGAATACAAGGGCATCGCTGGAGCAAAAGCTCTCGACGGTGGTCACGCTAAGAGAAGCTTGTACTACGGTTCGTATAGCAACTTTATTTTTGACGGTGTTACATCGGCAAATGTTATGCCAGCAACATACGGTCATGCACCAAGAACTGACGCAGAAGGTGCGCCAGCATCGTTTGGTTTGTTTAGACCGTTCGATGTCCAAGGTGTTGCTAGCACAAAAGTATTTACTGCCAATTATGGGCAAGCTAACGATACCACAATTTATGGTAGAGCACATCCAAAAGAATACAAAGGTGTTCCATCAGCAAAAGCATTGTAATAAAATTGAATAACATAGCATGAGCCGCACGGCTACTGTGATATAATCAGTATCACGGAAACCGACGCTCACTAGTGCGTTAAGGATCATCCCGCTCTTTCGAGCGGGATGATCTTTTTATACGGTTCTTTTATGAGTTTTAGTAGTTTTATAAAGGATTATAAATGTCTTTAGATATTCTAGAAAAAGTTATTCAGGAAGACACCATCCCACTGGAGGTTGCAGAAAGATATCTAAACATATTTTTAGGCCCAACAGATTGGAAAAAGAATATAAATAAACTTTGGGAAATATCAGGTTCCAAATCTAAAGATGTAGATTCAAGAAAAGCTTTCATGAAGAGAGCCATCAGCTGCGCAGTGCTCTTACCTTACACCGAAAAAAGCCAAGTCCCATCTCCTCCAGAAAATCTTTTGTTTTGGTGCACAGCTTGGGTCCAGTTTAATGAAAAAGATTGGTTTGATATTTTTAAAAAAGTTGTTAAAGAAGATATTGATATAGCAAAGAATAGAAATAAAGCAATACTATTAGGAGTCATAGATCCAATAGATATATCTCCTTTAGGTAGACAAGCATTTAATTGGCTTTATGAAAAGGCTAGAGAAAATGAAGACTTAGACACTCTGAACGTAGAGGGGTTAAAGATTAAGTTATCAAACATCGTTAAATCCTATGGCGGTGCTGTAGTCTGTAACATGTTTGTTAATCATAAGAAAAATGTTAACAATGTTTTTAATTGGAGAAGCGGTTATTTCTTTGAAAGAGAAATACACAAGGTATACTCTTTACAGGATATTCTAAAAATTAAAAACACAGAGATTGAAAAAACAAATTCTAAATATATAAAAAAAATTAGCAATTAGGAGCAAAGATGCCAGAAGAAATTGAAAACGGTAACCCAGACTTAACCCCAATCCCAAACAGAATACCATCAATGTTTTCTTTTAAGTTAACAGATGATTTTGTATCAGGTTACAAAAATGCTGTTGCCCCATTTGGGTATAGGGATGCTGGCGGTAACTCAGTTGGGGAAATAACATTTTTACGTACATACTCTAGACTAAAAGAAGATGGCACAAAAGAATCTTGGTCCGATGTTTGCGAGCGCGTAATAAATGGAATGTATTCTCTTCAGAAAGATCACTGCAAGAAGAACCGTTTACCTTGGAACGATGCCAAGGCACAAGCTTCGGCTAAAGAAGCTTTTGACAGACTGTTTAATCTTAAGTGGACACCTCCTGGACGAGGCTTATGGGCAATGGGCACAAACATTGTTAACGTTCAAAAGAATTCCGCAGCACTACAGAACTGTGCATTTGTTTCTACTGGAGAAATGAATAAGTTTAATCCAGCAAAACCATTTGCGTTCTTGATGGAAGCATCAATGCTTGGAGTTGGGGTAGGATTTGATGATAAGGGAGCAGATAAAGATTTTACAATCTATGAACCAAAAACTGTTGACGGCAGTACTCCTTTGGTGATTGCGGATACTAGAGAGGGCTGGGTTGATTCGATGGCACTGCTGCTGAACTCATATCTAAAGCCAGATCAAGAATTAATTCAATTTGATTACTCTTTGATAAGACCACTTGGCACACCGATTAAAACATTTGGTGGTGTAGCTGCAGGCCATGAGCCACTAGAGAAGCTCCACAAGCACATTGTAAAGATGTTTAGTGGCCGTAAGGGAGAGAAGCTTACCCGTGTTGATATTGCAGACATAGGCAACGTCATAGGCGTCTGTGTGGTTTCTGGCAACGTCCGTAGATCAGCCGAGTTACTTATCGGCCGCTTAGAAGATGACAACTTCCTCAATCTTAAGAATGCCGCAGTGTTCCCCGAAAGAAACTCTTACGATAGAAACAATCCAGGTTGGGCTTGGATGTCTAACAACTCAATAGAAACATCTGTTGGCGTGGATCTTTCTAGCATCGTTGAGGGCATTTCACTCAATGGTGAGCCAGGTGTTTTATGGATGGATATGTCACGCAAGTATGGAAGATTAGCTGATCCACCAAATAACAAGGATCACAGAGTGGCAGGGTACAACCCGTGCGCAGAGCAATCCCTAGAGTCCTATGAGTGTTGTACTCTTGTAGAGACCTATCTTAATAGGCACGATAGCCTAGAGGATTACAAACGCACATTAAAGTTTGCGTATCTTTATGCAAAGACAGTAACCCTGCTGCCGACACACTGGGAAGAAACTAATGCTATCATGCAACGCAATCGTCGCATCGGGGCTTCTATGTCAGGTGTAGCAAACTTTGCTGACCGTGTTGGAGTTCCTGCATTGCGCGAATGGATGGACCAAGGTTACAAGACAATTCAGCGTTATGACAATGTTTATTCTGAATGGCTTGGAATTCGTGAATCAATTAAGATGACGACAATCAAACCATCTGGAACCGTATCTATTCTTGCTGGTGAATCACCAGGCGTTCACTGGACTCCAGGTGGCAAGTACTTTAATAGAACTATTAGGTTCTCTAATGATGACCCTATGCTTCCGTTGTTTAGAATGGCTAATTATAAAGTAGAACCAGCTTCTGAATCTCCGGATACAACTTCTGTAGTTTATTTCCCAATTAAATCACAAGCTGCAAGAGCAGAGCGTGATGTTACGATCTTTGAGAAGATGTCGTTAGCGGCAACTGCACAGAGATATTGGTCAGACAACTCTGTATCTGTGACTGTATCATTTGATAAGGACACAGAAGCACAGCATGTTGGCACCGTTCTTCACATGTATGATGGTCAGCTAAAAACTGTTTCATTCTTGCCGAGCGGTAATGATACCTATCCTCAAATGCCTTATACTCAAATAACAGAAGAAGAGTATGCAGAAGCAGGGTTAAAACTATTCCCAATAGATTTAACTGGTGTATATGCAGGAATGGCAGCAGACGCAATAGGCGAAAGATACTGCACTACAGACGCATGTGAAATTAAATTCATAAAGGATAACAATAAGTAATTATCTGGTGATATAATATATCTATGAATTTAAAAAATACAATTCAAGTTCTTGATAAGGGTTACGTAAGACTTGTTGACACAATGGGTAGTGATCTATCTGTTGTTAACGCAGCTCGTGCATCTTTTGCTAAAGAATCTTTAGAGCTGGATCAAAAAGATGTCCATCTTATAGATTTTTTAATTAGAGAAAATCACATGTCTCCTTTTAGGCATGCTTTTGCTACATTTGAATTCAAGGCACCTTTGATGGTGGCCCGCCAACACTGGAAATATGTTGTCGGGTCTGACCATACAATGGATTCTTGGAATGAGTCTTCTAGAAGATACATAACAATTGAACCAGAGTTTTATGTGCCAGCTGTAGATGAGTGGCGTTTAGCGCCAGATAACAAGAAGCAGGGCTCAGGTGGCCCCATAGGTCCTTGGATTGGCTCTGTGTTGACCGCGGAGCTAATTAGATACATAGAGCAGGGTGAGGCTCTGTACACAATGGCAATGGACAATGGTGTCGCCGCAGAGCAAGCTAGATTGTTTTTGCCGGCATATGGGATGTACGTTGTATATAGGTGGACCTGCAGCTTACAGTCTATTGCATTGTTTTTAAATCAAAGATTAGATGAAGGTTCGCAAGTAGAGATTAGAGATTACGCTAGAGCTGTGCTATCATTGATACAGCCCGAATTTCCTATTAGCATTGGTGGATTGGTAGATATTAGAAATGTTTAAAAATTTGTTTTTTTGTATTATTTTTTCTGCACTGATTAACTGGAGCATAGGTATGCAGATACTAAATCAAGTATCAAAAAATAAAAACGTAAAGATTATTTCCAGCGTAGTAGCAGTTATATCAGCATTTGCTGCTGGCTACATAGTTATATTAGGTTTGTAATGCCAGCTTCTAAATTAAATTATATTGTTGTTTATAAGAATCACAGTCAAGTTTATGGTTGCTCTAACCCTAAGATAGCTTTAGAATCATCGCCGCCAGAAGGCTTAACTGAAGAAGATAAAAATATATTTTTTGTAACCTTTGAACCAGATTCAGATAACATTTGTTTATATAAATACTCTGGTTCGCATTCTGAATTAGGCGGTTACGATATAGATGATAAACCAGACAAACTAAAAAGAGTAGCAAAAAAAGATAAATAACAATATGGCTAAGAAACAAATAGATAAAAAAAAGATTAATATTAAGCTTCTGTCTGGACAAACTTACTTGGTACTAGACGCTGAGGAAATGTTCAAGGTGTCGACAGCTTTGATACACCTAGCTTCAACTATCAAAGACGATAAAGAACGTTTAGAGATTTTAAAGATTAGCGAAGAAGCCACTAAAGCAATTGCCGAGAACAAGTACACGGGAGATGTAAAAGATGAAGACGAATGGTAATATGAAGCCATTCATATTGGGTTTATTGACTGTCGCCGCCGCATCTTGTTTTTTCAGTAGGCAAAGTATAAAGCAGATCCAAAATAAAACTTCCCTTGATCAATATAAAAATAGGTTAAAAGAATTCTTTTTAGAAGAAGACGTGAATAGAAAAATGCAAAGCATGTGTGAGTTCATGGATCACGGAATAAACGCAGAAGATGCCTTTGCAATGGTTATACAAGAATCAAGTATAGAAAGATTTTAAAATGATAGACTTATGTGTTGTTAATTATAATACTAGACCAATGCTCCAAAGATTTCTTGATGTTTTGCATAGTGATCTTGCTGGGACTGATCAAGTTTGGCATTTAAACATATGCGATAATGGCTCGGCCGACGATAGCTGGGAATGGCTAGAGGCTAATATAAACAAATATAGTATTACTAGAGCTTGGAAGAATGAGAACGTAGGGTACTCTGCTGCCTGCAACATGATGGCTAAGCATTCTTTCTCTGACATAATCTGCCTGCTTAATGCTGATGTTTGGATGACAACTAGCGATCTAATCAAAGTGCAAAAGATATTTGACGATAACCCAGACATACATATTCTTGGGCCAAAGCAAAGAGACGAATACGGCAACATAAGACATGCTGGTATAGTTGGCACAAACATAGCTCCTAAGCATAGGGGGTGGATTGAGAGTGACCCAGAAGACGTGCTCTATAAAGATAGAGTTAATTGTGTTACAGTTTCTGGTTCAGCTTATTTTATAAGAAGAGAAGTATGGAATGCAATGACTAACGATGAGAAGTATAGACAGATGTATCCAGACGCAGAAGGTGCTTTTTTGCCAACGCCACATTATTATGAGGAAACTTGGTGTTCATATTTTGCGCGTCATCTTGGGTACAACGTAGTGTATGATGGTAGCGTATCGATAGGCCATAGCTGGCATGCTTCTTCGCCTAAGCCAGGCGAGGGCTATAGCCACGCGGACGCACAGTTCACAGTAAGCCAAAAAATATTTCGCAATGCTTGCGATTTCATAGGAATAGAAAGAGATTAAAATGTCAGATCAATTTAATGTTTACTTATACAATGCAGAAGTAGTTAAGATAGTTGACGGAGATACATTCAAGATTAAGATAGATCTTGGCTTCGAAGTTCATATCGGACCAAAGAGCGTAAGATTATACGGCGTTAATACACCAGAAAGCCGCACCACAAACTTGGAAGAAAAGAAGATGGGTCTTGCTGCAAAAGAGTTTACTGATCAATGGATCAAGAAAGCTAATAATAAAGTAAAGATTGAAACTATTTTAGACAAGAATGAGAAGTACGGTAGAATCTTAGCTAGAGTATGGAATGAAGCTGGTGAATGCCTTAACACAGAAATCGTTAAGGCTGGATTAGCTAGAGAATACTTTGGTGTTGGTGATAAAACTTTTGAGGAATTTAAGAAGGCATAATGCAAACATTTTTACCATATTCAGATCTTAAGGAATCAGTTCGGGTATTAGATTACCGTAGACTTGGGAAGCAACGAGTAGAAACTTTCCAAGTTTTGAACATCCTTCTTGATAGGACCCCTGCAAAAGGTTGGCGTAATCATCCGGTCACACTAATGTGGGTTGGGTACGAGTCCGCTTTACAGCTTTACCAGAATTATACTATCCAAGAATGGATAGATAGAGGTTATAAAAATACAATGCTTTTTGAAGAGTTTGATCCAATTGAAGTGGTTATGCCACCATGGTTTGGCTTAGATCAATTTCATAGGTCGCATAGATCAAATCTACTGCGCAAAGACTACGCATACTATTCTCAATATTTTGATGAAGATATAAATCTAGAATATTATTGGCCATCTAAGGAAATAATCAATGCAAACTAAAGTTTTTTTATCTGGAGCAATAGAAGAAGTTGGCATATTCGCACACGGTTGGAGAAATAAAGCCGTAAAACTATTAGCCGATAGGGGTTTTGAAGCTGTCAATCCAATGGATTACGCTTTGGAAGAAACCGATTGTGAACCAAAAGAGATAGTAGATAAGAATATATTTTTACAAAAAAATTGTGACATACTTTTAGTAGAGTATACGATACCGGGTAGAGCTTATATCGGTACAGATTTTGAAATAACCTGGGCTCATTTTAACAACCAACCAGTAGTTGTATTCGCAGACGATTCATATCAGTCAAGAGTCTATCTTAATTTCTTGTCAACAAAAATAACTTCTTCTTTAGAAGAGGCTATTGAATATATAGCTAAAACTTATCCTTCAAAAAGATAAACTTTACTAGGTTTGATCTAGCATATCGCACATGATATAATAAGTGTGTTACATAAATTGGCAAAGTGCCACTAAAAAAAGGAATACAATGGCTGAAAATAAATTCAAGTATTTTACAGTTACAACTACATCGATTGTCAAAGCTTCAAATATGACAGAAGCAGAGAAGATTGCTAGTGGTAATCGCAGAACAGTATCTGGGGTATCTGGAGAACTTCTTTTCAAAGATGTTGATGTTGAAAGAATTACAGCAGTAAAAGCTCGCGAACAACTAGAGAGTTAATAAATAGTTTTATCCATTTGAACAACGGCAGGCCCTCCCTGCCGTTGTTCTTCTTCTTATACAAGTGAGTAAAAATGTCACAACCAAAAGTAATAGCCCAAATGGTAGGCCGAAATGAAGCCAACAAATATCTTCCAGAGGTGTTGGAAAGATTAAAAAGCCAAGTAGATGAAATTGTTTTTACAGACGATTGCTCTGATGATAACACCGCAGAAATAGCGTCTAAGTACGCTAATGTTTACAAGACGCCTAAGCCAATGTTCACCACGCATGAAGGAAGACTACGCAGATACGCTTGGTTGAATCTTGAGAATCATGCCACAGAAGGCGACTGGATCATCGCCATAGACTGCGATGAAATGCTTTATGACTCTTCCGATATAACAAAAACCGATATTAGACAGATATTAAATTCATCAGAAAAAGATGTTGTTAATGTTAGGTTCTACCACATGTGGAATGATACTCAGTATAGAGTGGACAAACTTTGGGCACCAAATAACAGCAGTAGAATATTTAGATTTATGTCTGGTGCTATGTTTAGAGATAGAGCACTAGCTTGTGGATCTGAACCAACGTATGTTTTAGATTTAATAAACCAAAGAAATTATTTTGTTAATTCAAATTTGATCATGCAACATCTTGGATACATAAAAGATGAAGACAAGCAATCAAAGTATGAGAGATATTCAACTATAGATGGTGGAGAATTCCACGCGTTAAATCATATCAATTCAATCGTAGATCCAAACCCAGTTTTAATTAACTGGGGTAACTTTGGAATTTAAGGAGTACAAATGAAAAATCAAATACAAGCTTCAATAGAATTAACTAAGCTGATGAACTCAAAGGAAAAGTTTGCTTTCTTAAATATAGCAAAGTCTTCAATAGTTTCTTTAAGCAAGAAAAATGCGGATGGTACACCTTCTCGTTTTAATAAAGAAATTATTAGATCGATTAATTTGTCCGACAGTAGAATTATAAAGAGCATACCTGAATCACTTGTCGAAGAAGTGGTTGCTTCAAAGCATTCTGGCATTGGCCTGGTTGATGATGGCAAGTTCTATAGCCCTAATCTGTTTGAGTACTACTACGAAAATAATAGAGAAGTATATAATTCAATTTTTAACTTTTATATTAAGAATACTAATACGGCAGTGGTTTCTTTTCATGATAAAAAAACTATATATAAATTTATGGGATTTAAAACAAATGTAATTAGTGTTCCTTTCAACAATTATTTTTCTAGACTAGAAGATACCTTCGAGAAAATTGCTGCCTTAGAAGGTAAGATAGATTATTGTATTTTAGATTGCTCTTCTTTGGGATTAGCTTTATCAAATTCAATTTGGAACAAGCTAAACATGTCGATTATAGATTTGGGTAAAACTATTAGTTATTCAAAAACATATAACACGGCTGAGTGAAATGCATGGTAAAAAAGTAGACAAAGACCAAGACGATATTGATTTTCTAAAAGATCTATTATTGGAAACTTCTTTATCTATTTCTGAAATAGCAAAAGAATTAGGCTGGACTATACCACAGGTAAATAAGAAGATTAACTCTATTGGGTTAACGTGGTTAAAAGACAGTAGAAAAAAAATGTCTAGAGGTCAGACAGCTTTAACGTCAGCACTGCAAAAGCTCCTTCCAGGAGAAAAAATTATAAACGAATATCATATAGGCGATAAATTAAAGCTAGATGTTTACTGCCCTAAGTATGAGATAGCTGCAGAATTTCATGGAAGACAGCACTATTATTACACCAGTAGATTTTTTGAATCTAAATATGATTTTGAAGAAGCTATTAAGAGAGACGAAAAAAAAGAACAATGGTGCATAGATAATGGTGTGGCATTGATTGTCTTCCGCTATAATGATAGCTTAACGGAACAATCAGTGTTCGACAGATTGCTCGAAGCGATTAGATCAAACCCTTATAAGCCCAAAGAGAAGAAGAAAAATACTACGACGTCCTCCGAAGCTTACAGAAGTATTAAGAAGAAAAATTCAGAGTACAAGAAAAAAATTTACCGATCTATAAAAGAGAAAAAGAAACAATGACACAAGCAAATGAAAAGGTAGAGGATAACATTCCACTAGAGTACCAGATCTTTGCTCTCTCACTTAGAAAAAATGGAGCGATTAATTACTTCAAGGAAAATCTTCCAGAAGAAATTGTTGGTTCCATACATGGGGAAAAAGGAATAAATGAATTCTATAAGGCTCTTCTAGCTTTTGAGAATGCTACACAACTTGATATTGTTGACCCAATAGCTTTTAAGTCTTGGCTACAAACAGAAACGGATATACACGAAGCTCTTGGTGGTAACGCTGGGGTCGGCGTCATGGTTGATTTATTAATGTCTGCCGAACTGTCAACGCAAGAATCTGTTTCTGAATTAGTAAAGTATAAAGCTAATAAAAGAAAACAGATTAACTATTTACAAGAACTTCAATCTATAATATCTCAAAAAGGACAAAAGACTGAAGATGATATATCTAGAATCCAAACTCTTACTTCTGAAATAAGAGAATTAGAAAATCAAATAAGATATAATCCACTAGATAAAATAACAACTGCTGACGAAATAGCTAGCAGAGTAGATTCGCTATTAGATATACCGAACTTCTTACCTACTCAATTTAAGGCACTTAATAGGGCCATGGGGTACACGGACGAGGGCGGCTTCTTTAGGGGGGCTGTACACGCAGTCATCGCCGCATCAGGCAAGGGCAAGAGCACGTTCGTCAAGTGCCTAGCAAACAATTGGTTAGATAACGGTTATAGAGTTTTATATGTAAACTTTGAAGAAGCTACTGGTCACTGGGAGAGAATCTTAATGACACAGATAATAGAAAAGAATGTTTACCTAGAGTCATCAAAGTGGTCAGAAGAAGAAAAGAATAAACACCTGAATACCTTTAAGGCCCGACTGGCTAAGTGGGGTGACCGTCTTATGGTTAGACATGACCCGGATACTCCGTACTTTGAAGACCTAGAATTTTGGTTAAGAGATATAATTGGGCAGAACATCAACATGCCAGACATAGTTATAATAGATACAATCCAGTCTATGTTCACTAAGGGTGGGGGTAAGGGCAAGCCACGTTGGGGTGAGTTTGAAGAAATGATGGTGCGTTTAGAAAAGCTTGCAAGAGATATGAATTGCGCTTTAATAATTACAGCACAGGAAAATTCAAACAGAATGAAGGAAAAGCGTGAGGTAGTCCAACAGTCTGACACTGGTGGCTCCTTAGCTATTCAGCAAAAGTGTGCAGTAACAATTTTTATTACAGAAAAAAGATTAGCAACAAACGATGAAACTGAAGATGAAAATATAATGCAGCTTCAGATTCCCAAGAATAGAATTACTGGTTCAGCATTTTTGTATGATCCGCCCTTAGTCAAGTATGTTGACTACAAGAAAACCTACGAAGATTATGATCCAGTTACCGATAGCTCGTATACGTCTTCATCATCTTTATTAGATGACTTATTAAGTGGAAAGGATTTTCATTAATGGAACCTGTATCAGTACAATCTTTAAAAGATTTTCAACTATGTGAACGCCTATTTGATTATAGGCATCAGCAAAAGTTGCCAGAAAAGATATATGCAAGAGACATACATACCGAAAAGTTTGAATCAACTATTAAGAGTATAATGTATTTTTTCTTTTTCAAAAAACAAGGTGGGATAATTCCATCTTATTCATCTCTATTAAATAGATGGGAAAAGATTTGGTTTCCTAAGAATACTAACTCATACGATATCGTGACAGAACAACACGAGACCGCATACGGGAACACTGCCAGCTTGACCTCTAAAGCAGCTGGCATCCTACTGGGATTCCACGAAACCTATTCGGAATCTCCATATATACCTGTGGCCATAAGCGAAGAGTACAACATGCCGATAGGTAATCTTAATCTACAGGATACTTTTGATATTATATTTTTTTATAAGAAACAATATTTTGTAACCAAAATTATATTTGGGTATAAGTTTAGCAATAGAGATTTGTATCGAACAGATTTTTGTACCTTGTATAAGGCTTACCACAATAGGCACCCAGAAAGAATGGCAAATACTAAATTTGGTTTCATAGATCCATTGAGTCAGAATATAGGTTTTAATGAATTCCAAATAAGAAATGAAGATCTCCAGTATTATGATTACTGGTGCAACAAAATGTTAAACACCGAGGTTTTAGTACCTAAAAGAGGGCTGATATCTTATTGTAAAAAATGTCCGTTTGATGAACCTTGTTCAAATTGGAACGACTGGAAGAAAGAAGATAAAAATGGGTAAAAGTATATTAGATGATATTCTTATAGAGGAAAAAAATGCTTCTTCAATGGGGAAAGAAAATGAAGTTCTTTCTACATTGTTGGGAGAAATCAATCTTATCGTTGATGAGTCTATAAGATCTTTTGTTAGGTCTATATTAATTAGAAATGATTTATTTTGGAAAATTCCATCAAGTTTTTCTGGCAAGTATCATCCTTCGGATGAGCACGGTGAAGGCGGAAATGTTCTCCACACTAAAAGAGTAGTTAGAATAGCATCGTATATGAGCGAGTCATATTCTCTTTCGCAAGAAGAGAAAGACATTGTTATAGCCGCGTGTCTTCTTCACGACGTATGCAAGGGTGTACACGAAGGTGGGTCTGACGATTGTAGGTACGACCCAATGCATCCGTATACGGTAGGAAAGTTTATTTCTTTTTGTCAAGAAAAAGATAAGAAGTTTGCGAGTGAGTCAGAATCTTCTACTCTATTCTTGTCAGAGGACATTGTACAATCGATACTCAGATTAGTTAGATGCCACCTAGGACCATGGTCTCCTATACCAGAAACTTATCCAATAACTTATTTAGATTATATTGTTCATTTATCCGATAACATTGCTTCAAAGATACATTTGGTTATTGAAGATAGTGATTTGATAAATCCAAAATGGAGAAAAGATGGATCTGGAACAAAGAATTAAGAAAAGATATTTTTTAATTAAAAATATAGATAAAATAATAGCAGAGTCTGTATACTACAGAAACAACAGTAAGAACATTATAGAGTCGGATAAAATAGTTATTGGCAATATTAATAACATTGAAAACAAAAAAGTTATTTTATGAAGATACCAAATGATAAAGAAAAATATTTAAACTCTTGGCAATTGGTTGAGACTGCTAGATACGTCCCTTCCCTATCTCGAATTATAAGAGATAAAGATGGAGACAATCCTAGATTCATTTCTATATTTAACATAGATAACTATAGAAAGCAACATAGCAATAATGGTTTGTATACTTCTATCTGGCATTATAATTCCGAAGATATTGAAAAAGCTGTCAGACTAGGTTCTCTTTATTTTGACTTGGATAATAAAGACCCGAACATATCTTACGAAGAATGCAAAAAGTTGGTTGAATACTTAGAGCAGTACGTCCCAGAAAAATCTTTGTTAGTTTATTTTACTGGCAAAAAAGGTTTTCACATAGAATGTGAAGCCATAGCTCTAGGCATCAATCCGTCCAACGCGCTTCCTAACATATTCAGATACATAGCCACTAAGATTAAAAAAAATCTAAACATTGAATCAATAGACTTTAGTGTCTATGACCCCAGAAGAATGTGGCGTCTTGCTGGTAGCAAACATCAGGAAACCGGTCTATATAAAAATCTTATTCCTAAAGAAATACTTAATTCAGGACTGGATGCTGTAGTTGATTTCTGCAAGGTAGAAGCAGACAATCTTGTTGAAGATCAAGAGTTTAACCTGAAAGCAAATGAGTGGTTTAGGGAATTTACTTACGACATGGAGCTAGATAAGGGTAGGTCTTCAAACTTTCTTGAACACTTCAATAGGCATGGGTCGTCTGCTTTCAAGGAGATAAATTTAAATGAAAAAGAATTTACTCCAAAAGAACTATTAAAAAACTGCAGTGCTATCACAAGACTAATTGAGCAGGCAAAAGTTAATAAAAAGTTAGAGCATGAAGCAAGATTGTTTCTCTGTTCAATACTTACCTACAATGAAGAATCAATAAAGTTTTTGTATAGTATACTTAGTCTGTGTGATGATTTTAATTATGAAAAATCCACAAGCCATATTAACGATTGGATAAAAAGAAGACAGATAGGCATAGGTGGCAGACCGTACACTTGTGACAGAGCTAATTCTGCTGGCGTTGGATGTGGAGATTGTCATTTAGAAAAGAAGAAAAAATGGATTACTGTTGGCAATAAATATATCGAGAGCACTGAAGAACTCTCCCCATCGCCAATAAGATTCGCATATAAACAAAAAGGAGACAGAAACAATGCCAGTTGAAAATGAAGATGACGTAATTGGAGTTTGCACTGAGTGTAAATCCGATCAGCCTATGGCTTATATGTACAACAGCCCCTTTGCTCAAGAGGGGAAAGTAGTTCCGTGCAAGTACTGCGGAGGAGTTGTAGCAATTGTTTATAGAGAAGAAAGAGATAATTCTCTTAACGACTCCGATAATAGAAGAGGAATTTAACTAGTAAATCATAATGAAAAACTGGACTAACCTTCACAACCATACCGTGTTCTCCATGCTTGACGGGCACGGGAGAGTCGAAGAATATCTAGAAAGAGCCAAGCTACTTGGGATGGCCGGGATAGCCACAACTGACCACGGAAATATACATTCTTGGCTAGATTTTTACGACGTTGGGAAAGCCGTTGGAGTCAAGCCGATATTGGGTTCTGAATTTTATCAAGCTAGAAAGACTAGATTTGATAGAGACGAAGAAGAAAGATCTGGCCCGTCTAAAAATGAGTGGGAACAAAGAGGGCCTTATCATATAACTATTTTGGCTAAGAATAATATTGGTTATCACAACATTATTAAGATGTCATCTAGGGCTTTCACCGAGGGTTACTACGTAAAGCCTAGAGTCGATCATGATTTAATATCACAACACTCAGATGGCATAATAGTATTATCAGGCTGCCTTAACGGAGAAGTGTCACAAGCACTGCTTAGAAACGATTACAACACGGCATTAAAGCATGCTGCCTCTATGCAAGACATAGTCGGAAAAGAAAATTACTTTATAGAAATACAGAATCACGGTATAGAAGAACAGTTGAGTGTGATACCTGGTCTCATAAAGATAGCAAATACTATAGGCGCCAAGGTTGTTCCTTCGGGCGACTGCCATTATGTACATCAACACGATGCCCAGTCACATGACATAATGTTATGTGTTGCTACCAACTGCAATATTCATACTCCAAATAGATTTTCTTTTTCTGGAGACAAGTTTTATTTGCAGTCCTATGATGAAATGTCTTCGATTTTTTCTGAAGAATATCTAAAGAATACAATGCATGTAAATGACATGGTCGATGTTAACTTAAACTTTGGGGATATTCACTTTCCTGATTTTCCTATACCAACAAAAGAAAGCTCAACTGAATACTTTGAAAGATTAGCTTGGGATGGTTTGAAGAAAAGATATGGCGATCCTCTCCCGCAAAATATAGTTGATAGAGCTAATCATGAAATAAAAGTAGTAAAAGAAATGGGATTTTCGGAATACTTTTTGGTAGTTTCTGACCTAGTTAAGTGGGCTAAGGATAATCAAATAAGAGTTGGATGGGGTAGAGGATCTGCGGCTGGTAGTGTGCTGTCTTACGCATTTGATATTACTAATCTAGATCCAATTAGATTTGGTTTGATGTTTGAAAGATTTTTGGTTGAAGGAAGAAAGTCAATGCCCGACATTGACCTTGACTTTGATGATAGACATAGAGATAGAGTTATCGAATATGCAAGAACTAAATATGGCGATGATAGAGTTGCGCACATATGCACCTTCAACAGAACTGGCGCTAGACAATCTTTGCGCGATGCTGCCAGAGCTTTAGGTTATGATTTTATATCTGGAGATAAGATAGCAAAACTCGTCCCTGCCCCTATTTTAGGCGTGTCAAAAAACCTAGCAGAATGCATGGAAGTTCAAGAGTTTAAAACAGAATACACTTTGAGTAGCGACTCAAAGCTCATAGTAGATACTGCTATTGGCTTAGAGGGTTTAGTCAGACAAACGGGTATACACGCAGCTGGCGTGGTGATATCTAAGGGTCCTTTGACAGACTACCTGCCCGTGATGAAAAAGGGGGTCGATGCACCATTGGTCACGCAGTGGGACATGGGCAGAGTGGAACAATGCGGTCTGTTAAAAATTGACTTCTTGGGCTTAAGAAACCTTGGTGTTATAGATTCATGTTTAAAACTTATAGAAAAAAACACAAAAGAAGTTATCGATATAGAATTTATCCCACTAGATGACCCAAAAACTTATGAAGAATTATGTAAGGGAAATTCAGCTGGAGTGTTTCAATTAGAATCTTCCGGCATGAGACAGTTGATGGTTCAAATGCAGCCACAAAACATAGAAGACATAATGGCTTTGATATCCTTGTACAGACCTGGCCCAATGGGATCTGGGATGGATAAGCTTTATATAGACAGAAAAAATGGAAAATCCAAGGTATCATATGATCATCCTAAGCTTGAAAAAGTTTTGGGACCGTCACTTGGAATTATGTTATACCAGGAAGACGTGCTTGGTGTTGCTAGAGAGCTTGCTGGGTTTAGTTCCGCTGAAGCAGACGACTTGCGTAAAGCCATTGGTAAAAAGCAGATGGATAAGATTTCTTTATTCAGAAAAAAGTTTGTAGAAGGCTGCGTAAAAGTTTCTGACATAACTGATGATAAAGCAAATAAGATTTATTCGGACATTGAATACTTCGGTGGTTATGGTTTTAACAGAGCGCACGCTGCGAGTTACGCGATGATCTCGTACACAACTGCATATCTAAAAGCTAATTATACAGTTGAGTATATGGCGGCTTTAATGACCTCAGTAGTTGGCAACAAGGATAAGCAGGCTTTGTATCTTTCAGACTGCAGAAAGTTAAACCTAGAAGTTCTTCCTCCTTCAGTGAATTATTCTGGAGTTGATTTTGAAGTAGTTAATACAAACTCTATAATTTTTGGTCTATCAGCCATAGATGGAATCGGCTTGTCTATCGCAGACTCTATAGTCAACTGCAGAGACCACGATAAGCCGTACACCTCTTTGTATGATTTCTATAGAAGATGTGATCCATCGGTGTTAAAGAAGTCTACTTTAGAAAATTTAGGTTTTTCTGGAGCCTTAGATGAATTAGTTGAAGATCAGAACATGGAATTGAGCAGAAGAATAGAACTAGAAGTTCTAGAAAAAGAGAGAGAACAACTAGGGATTTATGTAACCAACCATCCAGTTCTTGGCATCTGGGATATACTTAAGAATCAAATCACCCACGAAGTGATAGATCTTTCAGACTGCCCAGGAGGAACAGCAGTTAAGGTTGGCGGCATTATAGTGTCAAACAAAAAGATGACCACTAAAAAAGGCCAAAAGATGTACAAGCTAGAGATAGAAGACATCAGCTCTAGTATAGAAGTTATAATCTTCCCCAAGAATGCAAAAGATATAAGTGACGATTATTTTAATTCTGGAGACATATTTGTAGTAAGTGCATTTCTAAACAGAGAGAATGACGATGAGAATTCTGTTGTCAAATTGTTTTATAATTCATCTGAAAAAATAGATTCTAAAATATTCTCCGGCGGCAAACCAATATCCTTAACTGTTAAAGACGGTTTGTCACAGGGTACCTTCGAAAAGATATATGATTTGGTTTCTAATAATAAAGGAAACAGACCAGTATTTTTAGAAATTATTGATAATAATCGAAAATTTGTTTACAAATTTGATATACTTGCATCAGGAAAAATTGTGGATTCTCTTAATAAAATATTAGAATTGGAGATATAAATGGCCCTGCCAGGAAGCTATAAGAACCCCGCAGAAAGACCATGTTGGTCGTACTGTTCATCGTGCAGTAGGTGTGCTGACAAAGGACGCTATACAGCGTGTAATGGTTGCAGTGGTAGATTTGACCCAAAGGGAATGATAGATATAAACAATAATGATTATTGCGATTGCAAGAATGGCAATCTTCGTTGGACGCCTAAGAATGGTGGAAAAAGTTTTATAGTAAAATTTAAAAGCAATCCTTTTAAAGCAAAAGTAACATATGAAAAAAAATCAGAAGACGAACGAGATTGGGATTCATACGTCTCAGATATGAGAGAAAAGATGAATGACCCAACATGGAACCCTATAACAATAGTAGATGAGGATTAAATGTTTAAGAACGAAAACGGAAGAATGCTGCTCAACGATGCACAGATCATAGAGTATGAAGCCCCACCTGGGTCTGACGAAACCTTTTTTCTCCAGCTTGGCATGGTGGGTTTTAATGCCTCCAAGGCAGAGTTGCGTGATATATATGGTTTATTAAATTACTATTTCAACATAGATTCAATAAACAATACAGTTATATCTGTAGGATAGGAGACAGTCATGCCTTGGCCTTATGTTGAAGATGACTTTATGGAGATGGGTGATACTGGGTGGGTTTCAGTCGGGCATGATAGATATGTCAATGTTAAAACCGGCCATACCATAGAACAAGACGGTAAAGAATACGACCCAAACGGATTGCTTGTCGCAGAGCACAACACGGAAGATTAATAAATGTCAATAGTTATAAAAAAAATAGAAGACTTAGATCCGCTACAAAAGCTATCGCTCTTGGATTTTTCCTACTCAAGGTTAGACACTTACGCGCAGTGCCCATCAAAATATTTTTATTCTTATATACAAAAAGAACCTAGATTATTTGGAGAAGCCGCAACGCTTCGGAAATATAGTCCACGCAGTATTAGAAAAAGTAGTTGATAAAGAAAAGCCACTAGACCATCAAGAGATGGTTGATGAGTTTGAGATAAGCAAACAAAAGTTAGATCCAGATAATAAAATATCTCAGGAATTAATTTCTGTTGGAAGAAATCTTATAAATGAATTTTACGATCAAAACTTAGACACAACCTTTGACGTATACGATAAAGAACATGCCTTTAGTTTTATTATAGGTAACTATTCAATGATAGGCTATATAGATAGAATAGATGTCGTCGGAGACAGAGTCAATATTATTGACTATAAAACTGGCAAATGGGAAGTCACCCAAAAGGGTATAGCGCAAAACCTACAGCTAGGGATCTATGCGTTAGCTGCATCTATAATGATGCCAGAAAAAGAAATCTATGCCGAGCTACATTACCTAAGATCTGGCAAAAGAAAAGGTCACCTCTTTACTAAAGAAGATTTGGAAGATGTGAAGGTAAGATTGTTATCTTTAATTAAAGATATAGTCAATGACAATTCTTTTGCGGCTACAAGCAACGTAAGAGCCTGCTCATACTGTGACCACGCTAAGTCTGGCGAATGTGGCGTTGGTGTGTTTAGAAATAAAAAGAATCATTGGAGCGCATAAAGCGTTATTAGGTATACAAAAAAACCCCCCCGCTGGATATACCAACGGGGGGGTTTTTATATTTAACTATTAGAAAGAAGCTTCAGAGCTAAGTTCGAAGTCATTGCCGTCAAACTCAGTTACGAGCTTGATAGCTGTTTCGTGGTTAAAACCGTAGTTATTAACCAAGGCATCAATCGCCTCTTCATTAGCTGCCTGGTGCATGCTGTCCAATAGGGTTCTTGTTGTTGTTGTATTTGTCATAATTGTATTCTACCTATTCCTCTGTGGTTTCGCAACTTTAAAGCCGCTTGTTTTTTACATTTATTTAAAGTATAATATACTTAGTGGATATAACAGAGTAGAGGTTACATGGTTAAGAGCATCGTTGTCAAGTCCGCAGACTTTTTTATTTCTAGATCAAAAATGAAAAACCATCCAAATTTTAAAAAGATTAACGGCAATAAAATTGCGGAAGAAATAATTTCTGATGAGGTTAAGAAACCTCCAAGGACAGGCAATGCTTACAAGCATACCAAAACTGGATACAGAAAAGATATTGATTTAAATGTAAGATCTAATTGGGAAGCTAATTTTGTACGCATCTTAAATGCATATAAAATTAAACATGAATTTGAACCTACTGTTTTTTCTTTTCCAATTAAAAAAGGAGTTAAAGGTTATACGCCCGACTTTTATTTATGTGCAACTGATGAATGGGTTGAGATGAAAGGGTACTTAGACCCAAAAAGTAAAACAAAAATAAAAAGATTTAAAAGATATTACCCAAAAGAATTTGAAAAGTTCACGTGCATCATCAGCAAGTACGCTAAGGACGCTGTTGAATTCTTAAACGAATTAGGTGTACCTAATATAGTTTACTACGAAGACATAAGATCAGAATACTCAGAAAATATAATTTACTGGGAAGGAAAATAATGGCCGCTTATAAAGAACAATATTATAATCTAGAAGAAAATGAAATGCAAGAGCTAATAGCTCAAGCTAAGTCCGGAAGCCACGCTGCAAAGCAGGAGTTGTTAAAAGTTTTTAATAATTTCTTAAGTAAGTACGTAGCATTGCTATACCACGGCAGATATAATCTAGCGGACTATGACATAAGAAGGTTCATTGGTTTGTTTGTTAAAAATCCTTACACTCGTATGGCATTAATGAAAAATAAATTAGTAAAAAAAGATCATAAAGACGTATCAGAAATAATGGGCCGGCATAGTTTACATGGCCAAAAGATATGGAGACGAAGAAGATATACGCCAAACGATAGACACGACATTCTTTCAATGCATTGCCAGGTACGAAAAGAAAGAGTCAGCTAAGGGGCCAATACCTTTTAGCCGGATTCTTGTATAGCTACTTTTTTTACTTACTAAAGAAAAACGTTGATACATTTTTGATAGACCAGCTAGGAAGAAAAACGTTTCCACTAATAGACGATGACGCAGACACTGACCCGGAAAGTGAAAATTTTCAAACAGGATTTAAGGCAGAGCCTAGAGAGTATTCTTTAGAATCAATTTTGTCCGCAGAGGATATAGATGAAGCTTGGGTGGTCGGAGAAAATAATTTTCCTCCTTTCGATAAGTTGACAATACAGGAGAGGCAGCTGATAAAATGGAGGTATGTAGATGGCAAAAGGTCCAGTGATATATCTTTAAAAATCAATGAACATCCTAATACTGTTAGGGAACATCTAAAAGAAATAAGAGAAAAAATAGTTTCAATAATTAAAACTGATGAAGAATTGCAACCACTATTAAAACAATTTGGTTTAATCAAAAAGGATAAAAATGAATAATCAGAGTTTAGAAAAACTCCAACAACTACTTTCAGATTTTCTTGGACCACAAATCCAGGAGGTAATTAATTCTTATGTTGATGTAACAAAAAATAATAAATACTTTATAGAGATACCGGACGAAGATACTGTCGACTTGGGCATCGAAAACATGGCTTCACTTGTAGCCAAGACATCTAACGTGTACGGTAGAGCAGCAAGATTTGCTGGCATGGCCCGAGCCAACTATAAAATAATGGAAGGTAAATATAAAAAGAAATATAAGTCTTCTAGAGTTGGCAAGAATGAGGCGGAGAGAGAAGCAGCAGCCATGGAGGCAGCAGAGGACGAATACTCAGCCCTGATCACATGCGAAGCCGTCATGAGCCTAGCTGAGTCAATGGAGAGTGCTGCTCGAATATCTTCAGAGTCAGCTAGAAAGTTAATGGACAAAGTGCAATCTATGCAGATCGCTGCATCCAGAGAAAGTAAAGGTCATTATCTTGAAAGTGATTTTACTACCTACTAAAGGAGGCAAATATGTTTATAGGCCATTACAGAGCTGTCGATAAAGCTAAAGAATTTTATTCTAATAAAAGAAAAAAATTAGATTTTCCTACTCAAGTTGAATATAAGAAAGAAAGATACCTATTAGTATCTACTCATACTATTTCTGGGGGTAGCCAGGAAAACAATATTAAAAATAGAGCCATTGAATTGGGCATCCCCTATGATATCGAAGTAGATTAATGAACTTTGAAGTTTTTTGCGATGGGGCCTCAAGGGGGCAAGGGCAAAAGAAAACTGGTGAAGCCGCCTGCTCGGTAGTTGTATACAAGAACAGAAAAAAAATAGCACAATTTTCTAGGGGTCTTGGCCCAAGAACAAATAACGAAGCTGAATACGAAGCTGTTATAGCTGGCTTACTAATATCCGCTATGGCTGATTTATCTGACCCTATTATTTATACTGATTCAGCTGTGGTCGCAAACCAAATAAATGGCAAGTGGGAATGCAAGAACAGGCTGTTGCTACCCTTGTTGATGACCATCGAGGAAATAAAATCAGAGTATAATTTCAGAGTGATTCAAGTCCCAAGATCTTTTGTCTGGGAACCCGATGCGTTGGCCAATGCTTTTCTGGACGAATTAGAAATCAGAAATCAAAAAATGCAATAATTTTCTGCTATACTTGTTGAATGAAAAAATTTGTTAACAACCAACCAATAATACTTGGCCTATCCGGTAAAGCTGGAAGTGGAAAAACTTCTGTAGCGGAATCAATAATACCAAAAGGTTCAATGGAAACTGTAAAGTTTGGAATAAATTGGGATCATATTTTTTATGCTCTTCCACTTTATGAGATGGCATCAATAAAGAAAAACATAATAGGCTTTAATGAAGAATCAAGAAAACTTTTTTCTCTTCACGAAGTTTTATATGAGGTCTATGGAGGAGCCTCTATAGGCAACATGCCTCACTACGATACCCTTATCGAAAAAGTAAAGCAGATCTACAATACCCCAGTGGAAGAAGAGGGCATCAAGCCTAGAACGTTCCTGCAAAAAGCCGGTGATATTTGTAGGGAGTACGACGAAAACTGTTTTGCAAACTGGGCGATTATAAAAGCAAATAAAATATATAGAAATTATTTAAAGAATCATGATGAGGACAGTGTTAATCCCCTGTGCATTATAGTGTCTGATGTGCGTTATTTAAACGAAGCCAAGAACATTCTTAAGCAGCCAAATGGATTTGTCATAAGTTTTGATGCAGATAAAGAAATTCTTGATCAACGCATTTTGAAGCGAGATGGTGCTATAATGAGTGGCGAACAGTCTGGACATAGTTCAGAGATGGAAGCAGAAGAAGTTAAGCAAGTAGCCTCTGCCGTTATAGATACAAACAATATGAATTTGGAACAACAAGTTGCGGCAACACTAGAGTGCCTCGGAATAGGAATCAAGAGCAATGCCTAAGATTAATAAAAGTGCCCAAGAATCATCTTCATTTGATTCTCCCATAGACAATGTAATGAATTCTGTTTCCGCAGACTTGGCTATCACGACATCGCCAGTCTTTATTTGTGGGGTAAACAGAAAAATAAACATTGGGAATTTTGAGAACATTGACGTCTACGCCGCGGTAACTATACCACTGCCAAACGCCTCGTTTGAGGATAAAGAAGGCCTTAGATTGGCTATAGAAGATGCAGCTGCGTACGGGTTTGCTGTTGTTTCTAAAGAAACTGGTGATAGATACTCTTTAATTAAAGAATCACAACAGGGAAATAAATAGACATTAATTGTAAATTATCATTATATAATATATAATATTACTATATTAACACAAGAGAAAAATAGAGGGTAAAATGTTTAAGAACATAGCGAATAAAATAAAGTCAGTCCTTTTCAAGGCACAAAATATCAAAGCAGATAGTGCCATGGCTAAAGCGCAAGCTAAGTTAATCGACCAATTTGCCGATCAAGCAGATGCTGTTGCTGACATTGCAGTGCAAGCCGCAGAAAACATCGTTAAGGACGCTAAGAAAGAAGCAGCTAAGGCAGTCAAAGATGCCTCTAAGGCAACAAAGAAGCCTTCAGCAAAAGCTCCTAGCAAAACAGCAGGTGCAAAAAAGGGTAGTTCAAAAAAGACAACTAAGTAATTATTTTTCGTTACTATGTCCTTAGCTAAGTTTAGAAAAGTATCTAAAGGTGGGGTGTCACTCAAAAAAAAATTGGGTGACCCACTAGATTCTGGAACTAAAAAAGATCCTGAAACGAAAGATAAAAAAAATGACCAAAAATAAATTTAGTTTAACAAGTATGTTTTGGCATTTGGTTTTTAGACTTTATGATATAGCAGAAGCTATGGACAGAAAGAAAGAAAATGGTAATAAAAAATAAAATTTATATAGCTGGTCCTAGAATGGGTCAAAATAATTCTATGTACGGCATTGAAATAGGTAAAGCCTCGAAAAAAGTTAAATCTTCAAAAGTTAGCAAGAGTAAAACAAGGAAGAAAAAATAATGGCTAAAACCGCTGCATGGCAACGCAAAGAAGGCAAGAACCCTGCTGGAGGCTTGAACGCTAAAGGCCGTGCTTCATACAAGGCCCAGACTGGTGGCACACTAAAGCCGCCAGTGTCATCCAAGCAGGCAAAAAAATCACCTAAGTCCGCTGCAAGGCGTAAGTCTTTTTGTGCGCGTATGGGCGGCATGCCGGGGGCGATGAAGAAGCCAAATGGCAAACCAACACGCAAAGCACTTGCTTTACGCAAGTGGGACTGCTAATATTTAACATAACACTAAACAAATAGGAGAAAACAATGGCAATGAAAAAGAAAGCACCAGCAGCAGCAAAAAAGGCTCCAGCAGCAAAAGCTGGCATGACCGCCGCTCAAAAGAAGCTTCCACCATTTATCCAGGCAGCTATAGCTAAGAAGAAGAAGAAATAATATAATGGCTATGAAAAAAAAGACTAGTAAAGGAGACCCAGCAGCTGCTGCTTCCAAGAAGCAAAAGCTTACTGGCTTGATGCAAAAGGGTATGACTACCCCAACTTTTGACGGAACAAAGAATCGTCCTAAAAAGAAGATGGGCTCTTATAATGCGGATAATGCTCCTAAGAAATCAGCGCGTACATATAAATAGAAAAATGAAATAAACCAAGGATTATTATTACTATGTCTAAGTACGTACAAAACGTTATGCCTGTTGAAAAACAGGAACCGGTTAAGAGGACAGCAAAAAAAACTGCCCCAAAAAAAGCTAGCAAAAAAACTAAGGAGAAATAAATCATGGCTATGAAAAAGTCAAAAGGTAAAGGCGTTAGTGCGCCAGAACCAACCGCTTCAAGCGGTCAGATGAAGATGGCACAGCGTTCAGTAAAAAACCCTGCAACTTTAAAGAATGTTGCAACCGGCGGCAAGGGCACAACAGCACCTAAGCCAGCGGTAACATCGGGCCAAATGAAAATGGCACAGCGCCCAATCAAGGTGCTTGGCAAAATTGGTTCCGGCAAAGGTAAGAAGTAGCATCTAAATTATTATAACAACAGGTCTTTCTTAATTGATTGGCCTGTTGTTATATTTATAACAGGACACGAGAGGAAAGCATTATGAGTAAAGTTGCTTGGGATTATATAGTTCCAGTAGTATTACCAAAAGATCTTAAGGGTATTGAGCCAGGTAAGTTGCCTGCACACCTCTTGCGTCCTATCGAAGCTGGCGGAAAGATGCACTGGCTTGCAGCCGCAGCTTACAACGCCATGGACGAAGCAGCAAAAGCTGAAGGCGTTGAGCTTAAGCCTACATCAGCAGGCGATACATATAGAAGTTATGAGAGTCAGCTTGCTGGCTTTAAACAAAGATACCAGCTTGAACCAGTAGTTGGAACTAGCACAAAGACTTTTGAAGGTAAGACATGGTATCTTAAAAAAGGCATGGCTATGTTGGCTACTCCTGGTAAGTCGCAGCATAATCTCGGCTTGGCGGTTGACATTGCTAATGCATCAGAACCAAAGCGCCTCAATTGGATGATTGCGAATGTAAAGAAGTTTGGTTTTTCATGGGAAGTTGTCCCTTCAGAGCCATGGCATCTTAGATATGTAAATGGAGATACACCTCCTCCAGCAGTAGCTGAGTGGATGGCAAAGAACAACTGGGAAAAACCAGCAGGTTCTGCTGCTCCAGCCGCAGGTGGTGGCAATGATATAGCGAAGCTTCAGGAAGCGCTTAAGATAAAAGGATTTTACAAGGGTGAAATTAATGGTCAAAAAGATGCAGCAACAGATGCAGCTGTAAAAGCTTTCAAGGTAGCTAATAAACTTACTGCCGATTCAGTTGCTGGACCAAAGGTCAAAGAACTGCTTGGTCTTTAATGGAAATCGTATGGGCTTCCGCTGTTACTGGCGCGTTTGGCGTTTTGATGCTTCTCATAGAGAAGGGGCGTCGTGAGAATGTTCGTGACCACGGCTTTGTCAAAGATCGCTTAGATTCCATAAAAGAAGACATTGCAGATATAGACAGTGATATATCGCATATAGAAGCTAAGCTAGACACACATCTAAGTGATCATATTACTAGCCAGTTTAATTTAGAAAATCTAAAATTTAAAACAGGAGAAAAAGTTAAAGCAGCGCGAGATAATAATGGCAGCAAAAAAAGATAAGAAATGGATACAGGGTGCGATCAAAAGGCCTGGAGCTTTTACCGCAAAAGCTAAAAAAGCCGGCAAATCTGTGGCTGGGATGGCATCAGCTGTTACCAAAAATCCAGAAAGATATAGCCCGCTTACTCGTAAGCAAGCTTCACTTGCTAAAACACTTAGAAAAATTAGTAAGAAGAAATAATATTATGACTACAAAATACTGTTGTGAAGACTGTCACGAAGCTGACGGTGCGTGCACCTATTGTTTAGGTGTAGATAAGAAAGATAATTCCAAAAAAGAATTGAGAATTCATCTTGGATATATTGCTCTTCATTTAATTCAAATGATTTTGATCATAGGATTAACAAGATAATGGCAAAACAAAATAAACCAACAAAGCCGGCACTGTGGTCTTCGGCTAAGTCTCAGGCTAAATCTAAGTTTGATGTCTATCCATCTGCATATGCAAACGCTTGGGCCGCTAAGAAGTATAAGTCAATGGGTGGCGGTTGGAAAACTGTTTCAACCAAAAAGGCAAAGAAGAGTAAGTAATGGCTTGTTGGACTGGGTACACTGCAAAGGGGATGAAGTTAAAGGGTGGCAAGTTAGTTCCCAATTGCACCCCAGTAAAAAAAACTAACAAACCTACAAAAGCAAAGAAAAAATAATGCCTGGTCCTAAAGGTGTTGGATTAACCAAGTGGTTTGATCAAAAGTGGGTTAATATTGGTGCTCCTAAAAAGGGAGGGAAATACCAGCCCTGTGGCACTTCAGGGGTTGGCGGTTCAGGTTATGCAAAATGCTTACCGGTGGCAAAAGCCAAGGCTTTGTCAAGCGCCCAAAAGAAAAGCGCAGTTCAAAGAAAAAGACGATCAGGTACTCCAGAAAAGGGAGTCAAAGGTCAAGCCCCTAAGAATGTTTCTACCTTAAAAAAGAAGTAACTTGTGCTATAATGTAGCATGGAAAATAACGGCATGTTCGATGGCTTTATGCCAACTATTACTGATATTTCCATATCTAAACTTACAGCTTCTATAACTTCAAATGGGGATTTAGTAAACGTACATTGCGTTACGATTAAAACGCTTGAAAAAGAACATGTTTTTAGTATTGCCCCTGATAACCTGAGCAAAGTATTCTTTTTGATACTAAAGGTTTTGTCGTCTTAAAGGTATTTTATGGGAATTTTTCTTTACGAGAATTTAGATGTTGGATATGTGCCTCCAACTCCAGCTACACCGATCATCAGTTCCCCCAAGCACGCCAGCTCCAAAGAAAGCACTCTGATTCTTCTTGATCATGTTAAAAAATATGGCCATCCGATTGGTTATATTCAGGAACAAAACGGTCAAATAATACAGAACATAGTTCCAGTCCACAAGACTGAGTATCAGCAGATATCTACTTCATCTAAAACTGAACTAGCTCTTCACACAGAGACTGCATTTCATCCTTACAAGCCAGACTATGTAGTTTTGTTTTGCCTTAGGGGCGATCCTCAGGCAGTAACCACGTACGCTAATTTGTCTGACATACTCAAGCATATTAGGATAGAGACTAAACATATGTTGAAGTCAAAAATGTTTACAACAGGAATAGATCTTAGCTTTAGGACAAATGGGGAAGAAGATCAGCAGATACCTACTTCTATAATTGGAGAAGCTGACGGGATGTTAACCTTTACATACGATGCAACTGTCATGAAGCCGAATGACTATTTGGCTAGATTAGTTCTTGAAGAACTTGAAGATGCAATTAAAAAATGCACAAAAGAGATCGTATTAAAAACAGGTGATCTATTAGTTATAGATAATAGAAAAACAATTCATGGCAGAAAACCTTTTCAGGCAAGATATGATGGGACTGATAGGTGGGTGCAAAGAGTCTTGGTCAGAAAAGAGTTGCCACCTCTTGATCAAAGAGATGGTAGTGTTATTACAACTACTTTTTCCGGCTATTAGAAAAAAGTCAAAAACCAATTTGGCCTTAAAATTTTTTTCCCAATTTTACCCTATATAGAAAAATTAAAATAAAACATGATACAATTTAATTGTGTCCGATCAACGATGGAGAGCAAATGAGTGTAGATAAGCGTGCAAAAGAAATATCCGAATTCCTGAAAGTACCAGAAGGATACGCTAAGCAAAGATTAGAAAAAGGGTTTCATTATAATCATCATGAAGTAGCAAATGATTTTAACGATGCCAGAACAAATGTCGACAACGCTGATTCTCTTTTAAATTGGTATAGGAACACAGATGCGTATATTTGGGAATTGTCAGCTTATCATCTGGATCAAGGTTTTAACTATTCAGGGATGTGCGAAGGTATAGCTCTTGGATTGAGACATTCGGGCAAAAACAAGGTTCTTTCATTAGGTGACGGGATAGGCTCTTTAAGTATAAGATTAGCCCAAGAGGGTTTAGAGGCAACTTACCATGATTTGGAAGGTGGCAAAACAGCTAACTTCGCACAGTACAGATTTAGCCTTGAAGAAAAGCTTGTTATCAACACATTATTCACAAATACTTTTGAGCCTAAACTAGGCGATAGATTGTTCGATGCAGTTGTTGCGCTAGATTTTTTTGAACACGTCGTTAATGTTGAAGAATGGGCAAAAGCTGTTTATGACACCCTTAAGAAAGGCGGCGTGTTTATTGCACAAAATGCATTTGCGATTGGAGATATTGAACACGGAAACTCTATACCCATGCACTTGGCTGTAAATAATAAATATGAAACAGAGTGGTTTCCACTATTGCAAAGCATTGGTTTTGTTTTGCACGAAAATAAGCAGTGGTGGACAAAGCCGTGAGAATTGATTTTGGAGTATCTAGCTATAATAATCCGGACAAATTAGATAGGTCTATAACTGCTTTTAGGCAGAACACTCATTGTGATTGGAGACTCTTAGTGTTAGAGAACGCCTCAGAAGATCCAGAAACAATAAAGGTCGCCCAAAAACACGCTGCGGAAGATCCAAGAGTTGTTATTAAACAATTAACTAAAAACGTAAGATATACTGGTGCTGTTAATCATATTCTTGAGTGGGCAGAAACTAATAACGTAGGCTATATAGATAATGACGCCTATATTATGACTCCAGGATGGGATCTAAAATTAGCCTCCTATCTTGAAGGTAACCACGAAGTTGCAATGGCGTTTCCGAATGGAGGGGCGTATCCTATGCAACGTCCAAGATATTTAGAAATATTATGGGGTGTTGGTTTTTGTTGGATTTTAAATCGTCAAAGATATAAAGAGATTGGTGGATTTGATACAGAAATTGGTCATCAAGAAGAAGTTGATTTTCAGACAAGAATAAGATTAGGTGGCTGGAGAATAGTAGCTGACCCAACAGTTTTAGTTGCTCATGATGCAACAAGTACGCGTAATCCTGAAGCACAAGAAAGAATTAATCAAGGTGTGATTAATTGGGTTAATAAATGGAATAAGTATTATGTTGGGCCCCATGTCACCTACCATAGTCCAAATGTAACTAGATTTGAAGACTGGAATGCGATATACTTGGAAGAATGGTATCAGCAACAACCAGAGCTTAGAGGGATAAATGATAACCCTGAGACAGTCTATGTATCAGCTTTGGGTAGAGAAGTAGATTTAATAAAAGTTCCACGTTGGCAACACTTATATAGAGGAAGAATAATTTAAATGAGACTAGAGACAATACCTAAGGGTGCGGGCACAAAAGTTGTAATTGGCACTAGAACATATCTTGGTCCAGACTGGATTCATATTGATATAGATCCAACGCCGTTGTACGATCACGCTAACAAAACCTATGTTCCAGTCGATGTAGTCTGCGATGCTCGCAAGATTAATCTTCCAGACAATTTTGCAGACATAGTTTATAACTCAGAGTGTCTTGAACACTTTCCGTGGAAAGAATATCAAGCTGTTCTGGCCGAATGGTGCAGAATAGTTAAGCCTGGTGGGATGATTAGAATTGAAGTTCCAGACTTCTTGTTGGCCTGCAATCAGATACTTGAAATGGACTCCCTTGATGGCGATAGAAGAATGCAACAGATCTTTTTTGCTGAACAACTGAATCCTTTTGATTTTCATTTTGTGGGCTTAACTCATAGAATGCTCCAAGATGATTTTGAGAGAATGGGTTTTGAAATATTAGATGTTAAACGTGGAGATGAATGGGGTTGGCTTAAGGTGGACGCAGTTAAGCCTGTCAAGTAAATGAACTGGAATCATGTAGCACATATAATAAGAGACATTTTTAAAAATAACTCTTTTACTGTTTGCTATCAAGAAGGCTTGGATTTGTCCGAGACTCTCTACACCGCAGAACACGGCATTGGTGCTATGAGACTGTGGAGTGCACTTGAGGCTGCATTGGAAAATAGCGAGAATAATTACTATTGGCCAGCTGGTTTAAATCCGATGTTATTTTCTGATGATTGTGTTGATTTATTTATTTCAATTAATTATGACCCAGAAATATTTAACAACAATTATGATCAAGTAGCTCAAGAAATTAAAAGAGTTTTAAAGCCAGGTGGTTTTATTTTGGCGGTAAACCCGGGTAAGTGGGCATCTAATCTTGAGTCTGAATTTATCGCAGATTCGCAGATCGAAAAAGAAATAAAAAGATATTCACTATTTACTGATAAAGATGTTTACGTATATGAAAATATTTGATTGCTTTACCTTCTTTAACGAAGAAGAGATGCTGCGCGTAAGATTTGAAGAGCTTGGTGATATTGTTGATCACTTTGTTATAGTTGAAGCATCCGAAACATTTACTGGAAAAGAAAAACCATTTTATCTTGACCAATTGCCTGATTGGGCTAAAAAATGGGAAGATAAAATAATTAGAATTAAAATACATTTCAATTCTCCAGATCTTTCTACCGTTCAGTCACCTTGGGAAAGAGAGCATTACCAACGCAACGCTATTCGCTTTGGCCTAGATAAGGCGGAAGCAGATGATATTGTAATCATTTCTGACGCGGATGAAATAATTAGCTCAAATATTATTAATCAATTAAAGTTAGTTGAAACCCCGGCTAGATTAGATGTTAAACAATATTTTTGGAATTATAACTGGCAAGTTCCGGAACACTGCAATCAGGGGGCCAGACCAATTGCTGCTAGATTTAAAGATTTAGAGGCTCAATCTTGCCAAGAGTTGAGAGCTGGAACCTGGTATACGATACCTGACGCTGGCTGGCATTTTTCTTTTTTCACAGACATTGAAAACATAAAAAATAAGATAGAATCTTTTGCTCATACTGAATACAATTTAGAAGAATTTAAAGATGATAAAGAGATACTTCGTAGAATAAGTGAGGGTATGGATCCATTTGATAGGTTCCCGCTAAAATACTATGAGGTAGACGATACGTATCCTGATTGGGTTCGTAAGAATTTTAGATAGCATAAGCTTCTCTTAGTTACTATTAGTATATCTAAACTATTAAATTAAGGTTTATTTTCTATGGGCGTAACAAAGGTCAATATAGCTAGTTTGCCAAAGAACGCTCTTGAGTATAATCTGCCTGGTGGATCTGCCAGGCTTCCAGATAATTTTATCAACTTACCTATACCTTCAACGACTGAATCAGGGTCATATGCCGCATGGGTTGCGGCTCGGAAAACCAAGGGTTTTATATTTTGGTGAATTATTAAAATATCTTTATACTTCTGGCACAAAAAGTTATGGAGCTTTTAATGGGGCTCTGCCAGAAAAATATTTTTATAAGCCATCTATTAAGCTCCCTTTCACTCCGGCGTGGACGCTGCAAGACATGGCTGCCGCTGCAAAAAAACAGGGCATAACAATACAATATACAACTATATATAAAACTTTAGCTCTTCAAGAGCAAGAGTTTAAAACAAAAAATAGCAAGACCCCAACTAATGTATCTAGAGCTTCTAGTATTCCAGAGGTAAAAAACGGAAGGACCTATGCAGGTGTGAAGTGGTATCCAACAACCATAACATCGTATAACCCGATGCCTGGATTTAGTATTTTTGGAACTGGTCTTTGTATTAGGATAACAAATAATAATGATAAAGTAATTAATTTTATTAAAACAAATGGCGCGAGCTATGGCTGGAGCTGGTGTAGTGACGTGCCTACAACTGATCCAGATTTTCAAAATATATTAGTTTATTATGCCGCAGGTAGCAAGCCTAGCAAATACAGAGATAGATCTATGCAGGAGATAGATGGCTTTAAGCCTACTCCAACGCCAAAAGGTGCTCCTGGTCCAGGGCAAAAACAAGTATGGGTTCCAGATAGAGTAGATAAAGGCGGCGGCAATGCAATAACTGGCATTGATCCAGTGACTGGTAAAACAGCTGAAACTCCCACAATAATTAGTGGTAAAACTGGAGATACAGGCCGTTGGGCGATTGTGCCAGATTCAACAACAAAAACGACTACTGTTACACCCGTTAAACCAATTGGGTCTTCTCCTTGGGATAATAATATTATTCCTACAATTAATGGTCCAACGGTATTGGTAGTTAACACCACCACTCTTTCTGGCTATGCAGCGAGTATTGCCAATACTTTAAGCTATATTGGAATAAAGGGTCCAGCAGTCGTTACAAAAAAAACAATTGCTAAAGAAGATAGCGTTGGAGAACAACCAACAGCTAGTAACGTAATCAGACTTTTTAATTACATATGGGGTTTAAGAAAAGAAATTTTAAACAAAAATAAAAACGTATTATACTCAGAAAACTTAAAAAATTCTATAGTTTCTCACGAGAGTACTCCAGGAAATACGGCAGTAGAAAAAATACAAAACGTTAGTGCAGTGAACTACACGGAAATAGTCTCGTATACAACTTCCAATGGGAATGTATCAGACAATCCTTTGGGCATAGACAAATATGAACCAGGTAATGCACCGTATAATTCTACAATATACTATTTACCTGAATATAAAAATTATGTAGAAAAAAATTTTGTTTTATTGTTGGATAAGCTTAACGGAAGAATATTAAATACATCTACCTTAACCGTGCATCAAAAAGATTCATTATATAAATACAATTTAAAACAAGCACCTGCTGCTTTAGCAGATGTAATGCAAAACGGAAAAGTTGTAATTTTAAATGACCTAGATTATGTGTATAACAAACTTTTGACTAGAGAGTTTACATTTAATAATTCTTATTATTCAATTAAGCCAGGCTCTACTTTCCCTTTTAATGCGGCATTGAGTGGAACTAAAAATATTGTTGACGCATTTAAAAAAGTTGAGAAATGGCCTTCAGGAATGCCAACTCCAGATAACAAGCCAACAAATCATTGGGCTCGTGTTACTAGGCTGGATAACAAAGTTTATCCAGTAAAACTTTCAGTTACAACCATTTCGCCATTTAATATAATGTTTATTCTTGGAACAGAAAGTATTTTGCAAAAAGAAGAAATCAATCAAGTTATTAGGGGGTTGCCTGCTTTTAGCGTTCCATCTTGGTTCCCACTTATCGGCAATGAGATTGGAGATATTGGTGGGTATTTACAGTCTAACGTTATCAAGGAAAGACAAAAAATAGATGAAATATTAAGAAATCCAAATATTAGAAAAGATATCCCAGTAACAACAACTGTACCTTCTGCGCCAACAACCACTATCCCGGCAAAACCCACAACTAGCACAACAATGCCTAAGGCAACTACAACAACAACTGTACCCAAGAAGTCAACGACAACAACTGTCGCGCCAAAGTCTACTACTACAACTGTTGCTCCTAAAATAGTTTATCCAGATCAAAGAGATGGTCTGTCCCCAACAACAACAATCACCCCATCAAATGTAACAACGATAACCAATAAGGTACCAATTATAATTGGTGACAGTATTGCAGTAGGATTATCTGATAGATATGATTCTTTGAATCCAGGAGTGGAAACTTCACAAGTTGTGCCAAACGTTTTTCTTAACGACCCTTCTGCTTGTCAGAATGAAACTTATTTTCCTAAGTCGAGTGGTTTATACAGCCAGTTTTGCGTTTGGGATGGGTATCATCATAAGGTCGGGGATAACATGTACGAAGTCTCAAGGAGAATAAATAACGTTCTTAAATACATAGATCAGAAAGATAAGCAGTTAAACAACAGGATATTATGGCTATCTACTGGTGCATCAAATAACATAAAAAAAGCCAGCGATGTAGCTAGTGCTTTAAATCAAGCAAAAACACAGTTTGATCAAATAAAAGTTTTTACAGATAGAAAACTAGTTGCTTTAGTTTATGTTATGGGAATATCTAAACAATTGAACGATAAGTATCCCGGAACATATTTTAATCTCAAGCTAGAGATGCTTTGTAAAAAATATGGATTTATATTTGTTGGAGATTTTAACGCTCCTGGCGATGGAATACATCCGCCTAATTACATTAGCATTGTAGACGGTTTGATAAACGGCATCCCGACTGCTCCTATTAACGTGCCACCTAGTTCTTCAACGACTCCAACTACAATACAAATTGGGACGACTACTACTTCGTTGCCATCGTCTCCGACAACTGTAACAACATATATCCCAGCTGCACCGGGCGCAAGACCTGGAGCTGGAGCAGCTGGTATTGGTGCTCCAAGGCCGCCGCAGAGTCCAACTACCAGCACTACGACTACGCCTCAATCGACGACAACTGTTACCACTAACCCTAACGGCTCTACAACTACTACGACTACTGTTTTCCCGCCAAAAATACCGATGTTACCACCATATATACCTAGCACTTCTACGACAGTTGCTCCAGATGGCGAATCAACTACGACTACAATTGTTGCGAATGGGGTTACAACTACAACAGTGGTTACGCCATCCACTACTACGCCGCCAGCAAACGGGTCACCGTCTAGTACGGTTGTTACAACGGTGCCGGTCACAACAGTCCCTATGCCTAAGATAACCATCCCAGATCAAAGAGATGGAGTTGCACCTCCCGCAACAACTGTCCCCTTGAGACCAATAGTTCCTGAACCAAAATTTTTATCATATTCGGTGACTTCAATAACTCCTGAAAATGATAATCAAAAAGTTAACATAGATGTTAAGTTAACATTAAATTTTGATTTGTCTATGGTAAGAAATAGCGGGTCTATTTTCTTCTACAAAAAAAATACTACTAAAGCTTTAGCTAAAATAGATATATTTAGTTCTGAAGTTTCTTTCTTGGACTATAACAGTATAACTATTACGCCTAAAAATGTTTTGCCTTATAACACAGATATAAGTGTTTTTATTGGGGCTCATGTTCTTAAGTCTTCTGCCGGCAAATCTTGGTCTGGTAACGCAGGTAAGTGGGATAGCATAACGTTCACAACTATACCTGATCCAAATACGCCAGTAGCTCCAGTGGCTCCAGCACCTTCTCCAACGCCGGCTCCAAAACCTAAGCCGACAAAACCTAAACCAGTAAACCCAAATCCAACTCCAGGAGTCACGCCGCCAAAGCCAGCTCCAGTAATCCCTGGAAGCCCAGAGGTAACTCCACCAAATGAAACAGTTCAACCACCTACTGATAGCGTAATAGTTATCAATGATCCAGTGAAGAACGAAACAACGCTTCAATCTAACGACGGTCTATGGGCACGCGGTGCTGAGTTCGCTGAGACAAAGTTTAAATCATTAAAACAAGATTTAATTATATCTCAAATAGCTTCACACACTTCTTGGATTTTAGAATTTAATATATTAGATAATGCGGGAGTGGTAAAGAATATCGGAAAAATAGGTTTAGAGAGGGACGCACCTAAGTGCACTGGAGAAACAGAGTCTTTGGCGGTATGTTTCTTTTCTATGTATGGTGGAATGAAATCTATTCCTGAGTTAGCAGTCGATAGATACAGGCAAGCACCGTGTGAGAATAGGGTGACGGATCATGGTCCTGGTTTATCTTTGAGGAACAAATTAATTTGGAGGAATGGTGACTCTTTTGAATTCAGAGTTTCTTTGTCGGAATCGCAAACACAAGAATATAATGTTACATACAAGTGTTTGTCTACGGCGAGACCTGTGGCACCAGGATTTTCTGAAACAATATATGAAACTGATACAGATAAAATATATATGTGGAATGGTTTAGAGTGGTTCCAAATAGCTTCTGCAACCCTAAACATTGCTCAGGCTGCAATCTTCGATAATCCAAATACATTTATTATAAATGGCAACTGGTGGTATGGAATGGTTTGGAATAAAACTTTAAGAAGGACATATCCTTTAGGTAAAATTTTTGTTCCGTCAGACTATCTAAATATTGATGCTACAAGAAATTATGTTAGATACTCTGGCCCTGAATCAGAAAAAACAAATGTTAAAGAAAGAAAAGCTTCAGCTAAATTTATAACACCGATAGGCTTTAGTTTGGATGGTGCAAGGGGAGTGTATAAATCACAATGAGTTTAAAAACAAAAGATGATTGGCCTATAAGACAACTAAGTAGAGACCCATTTGAAACATGGACTCATTACGATAAGAGTTCTGGCCTATACATACCTAATGAAAATGGAGTAGCTTCCCACTTTAGCCCAACCCTTCAAAGCTTTGGTCTTGGAGAAAGTTTTAAACTGTCTCGGAACAGCTGCAACATCTTTCAAAATAATGGCAGACGACCTGTATGCCGCAACAAAATATAAACTAAGAGTCACTTCAGCTTTTAGAGATTTAAATAACGCAGTAAAAAACTTTAAACAAAAGTATTCACCAACTGCATGGTCTAGAAAATACGATAGAAGATACCCAGCGTATTTTGCTGATAAACCTGAATGGAGGCGTAACGGAAAACTATTTATTAACAACCATGAGTTCCCGACAGTGGCGGCTAACCCTGTACTTGAAGATGGTGTCAGCCGATATTCTTCTGCATATGGTGGGAGTTTTGTTGGTAATGATTACATAAAGTATTGGTGGCCAAATTCTTTGTACCCTAATGATAGTGGAAAATGGTGGTATAAAAAACAGAATTATTCTAAAGTTGGAGACCCACCTGGTGCAACCCCTGGGATGTCAAACCATGGCTGGGGTATATCTGTAGATTTGCATCAAGATATTTTTAGTAACAAAAAAGCTATTGATTGGATGGCCAATAACATGTTACAGTATGGTTGGTCAAGAGAGAGCCTGCCTGATGATCAATGGCATATAACATATTACATAGTAGCTCTTGCTACCCCCTTGGTTATAAGTAAAATGGAAGATCTCAAAAAAGCTTCAACTATTAAACAAGTTTTAAATAAAGTTAATCCAAACATAGTTAGCGCAACAAAAAAAGTAAGTTCAACGCCAGCCTTAACTAATCTTTCGGTAAAACCAAATATTATCAATGAAAGTATCAATTCTAATATAGATTTTGATGCTCCTGCACGCAAAAGTTCAACACCATTTCAAACAGGAGGTGGTGCTTTTGGCAGACAAGCAACAGTAACTAGCGGTAAATTCACAGTGCTTCCTAGCCTGAAAAATTTAGATGGTCTTTCCCCTAAAATATTTAAAGTAGCTAAACCATATAATGGTTCATCTGATCCAGGTGATTTTTTAACTTACGATGAATTTTTTGAAATGATGATTCATCCATTAGTCGGAAACTTTTCTTTTGGTTTGGCGGCTGTCTTTACGGCCTTAGCTTCTAGAGAAGGAAACTTAGGTGAAAATAAAATAGGTATAGGTGTGGCAAATGGTTCTGAGCATTTAGGTTTTTTGCAAATAAGATGTAAACCAGAAGACACCAATAGTTTTGACCCAAAAAATGGGTGGCTTGGTACGTCGATGCTTTGGTCAGTTCCGTACACTGTGACTGGAGAAGCAGACCTTACAAAAAATAATAAAAAGTATGCATGGGAAGCTTTTATAAAAGATGAAAATATTATAAAAGACATTAAAGGCAAAGCATCTAGTCCTTCAAAAGCTTCTCAAGCTTCGGCTCTATCATTGATTAATATCAACACGCCGGCTTTTAGCGGCAATTATGATGTGGCAGATAGAAAAAATGCGGCATCATATTTAGCTGATTGGGCTAGGATACCCGCTAACCAAGTATGGATGATGAAATCTAAATTTAGTTTGCCTTCTAATTATTTAGAAAAACAACTTACAAACATTCAACTTCCGTATATACCTCAAGTGTCGATTATGAAAAAAATAGATAAACCTTGGAATGTTAGGGGCGTAGGATTTTTGTTTAACCCATGGAATATTAGTGGAGAAAATACTTGGAAACAAGGGGCAGATGTTAATATAGCTTTTAATGTGTTGGTTAATTGGTTCAAAAAGTATGGTGTTTTTTCAGAAAGCGGAAGCAAACCATCACAGGCACAAGCTGAAACTAGAGCGCTAAAAGAACTTAGTGATTTAACTTCTTATATGGAAACAGGAAAGAAAAATTCTTTTAATTCTTGGCTTCTTGGTATAGATTAATCAAAATATTTATTATCCAGTCATTACTATTATTTGCGGAGGGCAAATGAGTATGATTAATCGATTGAAATATGCTTTTACGCGCAAAGCAGCATGGATTTTTGTTCCATTATTTTTGATAGGATCTTTTGTCCCAGTTTCCAGTCCAGCCCAAGCAACATTTACAACAAATACGAAGATTTCTGGGGACCAGGCATTCCTGCAGGGCGAGTTTGCTGAAGTTGGCGTACGAGCAAACGGAGCCTTTGGCTCAACGAGCGTTCCTTCGGGTTTCCATGCAAACCCAACAAACTGCCTCGGATTCAGAGTTGACCGTGAAATGGACGGCTGGGGTGAAACAACGGACGACGGAGACTACTTCTGTCCAGGCTCACCGTTTGAAGGATGGCAAATGAAGGTTGCTGGGAGCATTGGTAAAAACGACCACTTTCAAACACTTATCGCAGGTGCAGTTTCTGACATTCAAGACTCTGGCTCCTCGCAGTGTGTTTCTTGGAACAGTACCGACCCCTACAACGGCGTAAGTGTTTCGCAGAGGTACTGCGTTCCGACAGCTGGCCAGGCGCTTCACACTGATGTGACCCTCACCAACACGACTGGCTCTGCAATTAGTGATGTGTATTTTGGTCGTGGCTTTGACCCGGACAACGCAACTGGCTCTGGCTCTATGACTTGTGCTGGTGGAACCGTGAGTACATCAATGTTCCAGTCTTGCAACGGTGTAACTGGACAAGGAACCGAAGCACAGGCAACAGCAAGATGGGGGAATAATGCATTCATTGCACTTCAGTCATTTGATGCTCGTGCTCGTGTGGCCAGACAAACTGGTGGATTTTCTTCACCAGACCCTGCTGATATTTGGAACGCTGGAAACACACTTGCGACTAGCGGAACATATCTTGGCAATGTTGGAGAAATGTATGCCGACGCCGGGATATACGTTGCCCTGAATGTTCCAACACTTGGCGTTGGCGCTTCGACATCATTCCGTATTAGCTATGTGCTTTCAGCAGAAGGAAATAATGCCCCAGTTCTTGGTGCTCCAGTTGTAAGCGGTATTGGCCAGACATCTGCGACTGTTGCTTCAACAGTAAACCCCAAGGGGTTCTCGACTACTGCGACACTGGTCTATTCAACTGATCCAGATTTTGGCACTTCAAGTTCGGTATCAATGGGAACTTTCACTGGTTCAAATGAATTAGCTATTGATGCAGAGATTACTGGGCTTGACCCAAGCGAAACCTACTATGCAAAGATTGTTGCAACCAATGAAACTGGAACAACAGAGTCTGCTGTATTTGACTTTGACACTCTTTCAGCAACAGCGCCAACCATTTCCTCAGAAGCACCGACAGTTGTCGTGGACGATGGTCCTGTGACACTGACTGGAACAGTTAATCCAAACGGTTTTAGCGCTACGGCAGTATTCCAGTACAGCACTACATCAGACTTCTCTGGAACTATAGTTGATGTGCCAGTTGCTGGAAACTTGACTGGAACATCAGATACGAGTGTTTCTACGACTGTTTCTGATTTGACTGGCTCAACTACTTATTACTATCGCCTAAAAGTAACCAACGCTTCTGGAATAGCATACAGTCCAACTGTTTCTTTTGTACCAAACGATATTCCTGCCCCCACTGCTGCTTACCTGAATCCAGTTACAAACTTGACTGCTGTTGCAAACGCAGATGGCAGTGTTGACCTTGATTGGGATGCATCGGCGGCAAGCAATACCGCTATCTACGGTTACTCGGTTAGTTTTTACGACCTAACCGTAATTGGTGGAGCAACATCAGGTGGTTGGGGAGTTTGGACTAATCAAGGAACCAACTACTCGTTGAGCACTGGGATGTTCTCTGGAAGTAATCCTGTCACGACTGGATACGGACCAGTTCGTTTCGGTATCAAAGCGGGAAATCAAAGTTGCTTTTCTAATGCAGGCGTAGGTCCATGTGTGTACGGTCCTGAAGTAACTGTTGATGCAACTGTTCTTGACCCGACTCCTGCAACTACAAGCACCACAACTACTATTCCAGGTCCAATATATACCGACCCAGTAGACACTAACCCGGTATACACTGAGCCAATAAACACTGAGCCGGTATATACAGAACCTATAGACACAGACCCAGTTTATACGGAGCCCATAGGCACTGATCCCGTGTATACCGAACCTATAGATACTGATCCGGTAGTAGTAATAATTCCACCAGATGATTATACCGTCACAGACATAGAAGACAACGAGCCAATCACGACAGTCATATTGGACAATATTCTTGAAAATACGTTCACTACTGATATTGAAGCTGACGAGGTTGGTGCCGTTCTTGACACACTCCTTGGCGCAGAACTTACCAACGCTCAGTTTGACAATGTCCTAGAAGCCGTGTTCACCGAAGATGTTTCGGCAGATGTATTCACCGAAGCACTAACAACGATGCTAGACGCAGACATCACCAGCGCACAGTTAACGGCGGTTTTGGATTCAGCATTCTCCGAAGATACTTCTGCCGAGAATATGGTTTCGGCTTTGGTATCAATCTTTGATGGTCCGCTTAGTTCTAGCGACTTAGACACAGTTATGGCAGCCGTATTTGACGAGGACATTTCGGTTGCGGACACCATGACGGTTCTTGGGGACTTGCTTGAAACAAACCTGAGCATGTCAGAAACAGAAGCAGTCTTTGACAGTGTGTTTGACGATGACCTCTCGGATGCAGAAACCATTGAACTTATCGTTGATGTATTAGATGACGAACTCACCTCAGAATTATTGAACGCTGTTCTTGGTTCGGTCTTTGACGAAGAAGTGAGCAACGAGGTTTTGATTGAAACCTTTACCGCTGTCTTGGGTAATGAACTGAATGCCGAATCAGTCGGTGTCATCGTAGATGTGTTGGAGTCAGATACAATTACAAATGACCAAGTATCACAAGTTGTTGACTTGATCACGGGTCAAGAGGGTGGTATCGAGGCAGGTCAATCAGCTGAGCTGTCTGCAAGTCCTAAGGTTCTAGAAAGTATAACCCCAGATCAAGCCACAGAAGTGTTTGCTGCCCTAGATGTGGCAAATGTATCACCAGAGCAAGAAGCCCAATTGGCAGAAGCCCTCACTAATGCACCAGACGATATTAAAGATGCTCTTGAGCAAGAAGTCGATATCTACGGAGAAGGCTTTGACGACTATGTTGCTGTAGGTTCCCAGGTTGACGTAGGAAGCCGTAGAACGCTTATAGCAGCCACCACAGCTGTTGCTGGCGTAGTTGGAGCTGCAGCCACAGGAGGAGCTTCTGGGGGCTCTACGGGCGGCTCTGGAGGTAGTTCTGGAGGCGGCTCTGGAGGATCTGGTAGTACTAATACTGAAGGACGCAGCAGGCGAGAAGAAGAGGGTCAAGAAGCAGCCGGAGAAATTGCCGGCCCAGAAGAAGACGAAAACGAAAAATTCACAAGAAATAGTATATTTAAATACGAGGAGGGTACAATGGAAAGAAAGTTCAACTTATGGGGCTTCATTAAGAAGTTCGCTAAAGAAACAGCTGGACTATCGTTTACATTAGCAGGTAGCGTGGTAGTATTTATTACACTGTCAGGTGACACAAGAAAGATAGCTATGATAGCTACTGGTGTTGCTTTGGCTGTGCATTACACGCACCAAATGCTACAAAATGATGAGGACTAAATATGAGTAGATTACTTTTAAACAAAGATGACGCAAAACTTGCTAGTGTTAAGGCATCGGTTGAGTCACTATTATCAGAGGTAACAAAGCAAAATAGAGAGCTGTTCACTCATCAAGAAATTGAAAATATGTTATTGGATATTTATAATTTAGTTGGTTAATTTTTTGCTTGTTAAAAAAATAATAATGATAATATATTAGATAATGATATCATCAGGAGTCAGGCATCGCCCAGTTTTCGTTTCATGATCTTTGATATAATTATATAATTTATAATCTAAACTATTGATATTTTTATATATTTCTATTTGTTCTTGCGAAAGAAAAGATTCTGGATCGTTATATTCTGATCTCTGTTCAGAATATAATCTCTTATTTGCTACTACCTGTTTATCTAAAACAATATTTGTTTTTTTTATTTTATTTAAAGAAGTCTCTAATTCATTTAACAAATATGTTCTATTTTCCAATGTAGAAAGTTTTATATTTCTTTTTTTAATTATTTTTAAAATTTCCTGAAAAGATATTTGATCTTCCCCTATATTACTGTAACGAAATTCATCGCCCTGCATATTGCGCCAAAGAACTTCAACGATACCACTTTCCTCTTCTTCTATGCGTCCCCAATCATAATCACCTAAAAGGTATAGGCATTGAGTATTGCAAGTTTGATGTAATAAAAAATTTTTTATTTGATAAATTTTAATATTTACCCAATCTAAATGACTGGTATTATTGTTCATATAGTAAAATTCACTAATTGATCTTTCTAGTGGATCTCTAACAATAGAAAACGTTTCTAGACTTTCGTTGTAGGGTTCAATATGCGGGCTGGAAAAATGATGTCCATAAAAAAAATCTATGTTTGAATAACACTCTTTCACAAAAAAATTATAATCTGCCTTATCTAATTTTTTATTAAAAAAAGGATCGTAATGCTCAATATCGGGTTTACGAAGAATTCGTAATTCTTTACAAAAAGCAGTGTAGATAGAATTTGATATTGAGGTTCCAGATGTCCTTGGAATGTGGCAAAAATATATCACATGAAAGTATACCACATGTAGTTTAAAAACATGCTAGTATATAACCATAATTATGGCATTGCTAAGTGCGCTAAAAAAAGTTTGTTTATTTAAAACTAACGAACCCAAATTCCTAGGCGTTCTAATTCTTCGCCGTTATCGCTGATAAAGCGGTATCCATCTCTGATCAGGTGGGTGTAATGAAAGTTAACATCAAAGTTTTCTGGGTGTTCATCTTTCCATACTGGAATCATTGATGTATTCTTATGTGAAAAATCGCTATTGCCACGCAGGTGTATCTCAATTAATTTTCCACCAATAAACTCACAATTAATTTTTTCATACCTAAGAGGAACGAGACCTAAAAAGTGTGGAAGAGGATGTGTTTGTTCTGTTTTTTCCCAGTAAGTAAATCTTTTGTATGGATGTTTACTGTGTTTAGTCCCAACGACAGATAATATTGGTTCGTATTTTTTATAATCAACACTGATGTGTTCGCCGGTAAATATTTCGCACCAAAATTCTCCAGGGTGCAGATGGCATGTATCTTGTTCAAGATATTCTACTCGGGCTCTCTCCCCCATACCTTCAATGTTAATAACTGGCTTTACAAAATATTCACCAGGTTTTGGTACGGGTATACCACGTGGCCCGCATAAGTGGCCAGCTTTTTTGGCAACAATTAATTTATCAAAAATCCATAAATCTTCTAATGAACACGTATTCCACGCATTCATTTCTGATGAAATATTCATACTACTCTTCGTCGTCTGGGATCCCGTTACCGTTTTTATCTTCTTTATTGCCACCAGTAGAAATCATTAATCCAGCTAGTGTTCCAGTAATAAATGTCGCAATGCTGGACAAAACACTAAAAAACATTTTGTCATTTTCTGCTTGAGCTCCAATTGGCTGCGTAACAAATACAAGAGCGTAAATGACTCCAATAGTTGTAAGGGTTAAAACGGTTGCCATAACGCAACCAACCACAAACTTAAGTCGAGCATCAAGTTCTGCTGGTGTTAAACGTTTTTTCATGGGGCGACTATCTCCTGTGTTGTTGTTGTTTCGTTTGGATTGAATCCAAGTAAAGTTTCTGTGCAGTTTCCATCTACTCTGCATAATGGCGGATTGCACTCTTCTGCTTCCCATTTTTCTGGGTCCTGACAAGAGTATCTGTAATTTCCATCGTAGCCACATGCAGATAAAATAAGTATTCCAAATGCTAAAAGCACTTTCTTCATTTGGCATCTGCTGCTTTTCTAACTTTTTTGTCTACTCCATTAAAGACTTCATTTATTTCTGCAACAGATAATTTACCGTCATCAAGAAACGCCCTAGATAAACCTTCTACTACAGTTGCTACGCCAGCAATACCTGCCATGAAAATGGCTTTCCAGAGTGGCACACCGGCTATTGTGCCAGCACCAATTACGCCTAAGCCCGAAGCTGCGAAAGTCGCAACAATGCGCATTATAATATTTTTAATTTGTTCCATATAATCCCTCCTGTTTGCTGGGATTATAGTAATTGCCTATACGAGATACACCAGTTACTAGCTAGTTGGCTCGACGCCCACAGACTTTAAAAAGTCGTCTTCTTTTTTCCACAAATCTTTAAAGAATAAATCATAGTCAATAAGTTCAGGATCATAGACATATTCTTCTGGTTTTTCAGAGTCATAAAAATTTTCTTGATTCATACTATATTCCTTTATGGTTCTATAAAAATGCACTCACCAGGGCATTCTTCGGCTGCTTCAATTACATCTGCAAGCCTATCGTCTGCGAAATATGCCATTCCAGCTGCGCCTTCTGGGTTCCCCACAGCGGCCGCATAAATCTTGTCCCCTTCTTTTACATACGCAAGACCATCTGGCATCATGTGGAATACATCTGGTGCTATCTCTGCGCATAGTCCATCTCCAGTACATAGGTCTTGGTCAATCCATACTCTCATTACTCACCGTCTTCTTCTTCGTCATCTTGAGATGATCCAACAACTCCATCGGGTATAGCCGCTAATCTGCAATAGCCTCCAGGTTGAATTCTTTGTTTAACAATTTTACAAACAGATGCTGATTCATGAAGAATACAATTCTCGCAACGTACCCCGATCTCGTAATTCTCATTTTCTGCTTCAGGAACGTACCCAACCCAAATGCCGTTACCGTCGTTATTTGAAAGCTTACCATATTTTTTTACGATTGCCAATAAAGAATCAGCGAATTCTCTCTCAGCTGGGGCTACTGTGCCCTGCATGGGCTCATTTTTCATCTCGTTAATATTTTTAACTAACGATTTTTGATAGTTAACGTCAGAAAGCCAGTAATTTTGCATACTGCTATAGTAGCACTTAAGCTTTTGGTATGCAATTTCTAGTGCAATAAGTTATGTTGCCGTGCTCATATACAAGGCCTCTGTTAACTTTACTATTGCAGGTGGGGCAGATATGAAAGACGCCCTTAGCGGCACCAATATATTTAATTATCTTACCAATCTGTTCAGCTTGTTTTACGTTTCCTGACGAATTAACTTTAGCTGGTTTTTTGCCGGCCATGGTACACCTCCTAGATTATTAACATTTGGCTATAGTAATAATCTGAGGGAAAAACTAAGATTTAAAAGAAGCTTTTTTCTTTGCTGCTACGCATGAGGCACATTTGCAATTTTTATCTTTATATCTTTCTGGGCTACCGTGTCCAAGTAAACTGTTTTCTCTCGAAGTTTTCTCAATATGGTGTGTCTTACATAGGACTTGGCACTTAGCCAATTCTTTTTCTCTAACTTCTTTTCTGCGGCTCCAAATTGTAGCTATTCTAAATTCTTTTTTATCAGGATCAATATGGTCTACTTCTAGACCTTCCCAAGAACCACAAACTTTACACGGACCATTTTCTTTAATCCATTGAGTTCTGCGAATTTGCAACCATGTTCTTTGATACTGTTTTTTGTAATCAACTTTATTTAAGTTTTTTTCTTTTAATGAAATTAAAATTTCTTTCATATACATTCTTTCTAAAGGAGCGGTTGAAGGGATTCAAACCCTCACAAAGTAGGTCGGAAACATACTTGCTCTATCTTTAAGCTACAACCGCAAATCTAATCTATCATCCATTGGGAATTTAAATATCCACCAAGTCTTGAACTTTCATTGAAACCGATCATTAATAATTTTATTTACTTTTTCTAAAGTATTTGGGAAACGACTACCATAGTCAAGACTAAGCTTAAGTTCCCAAACAGCATCTGTAATTTTTCGAGCAGATACATTTAAGTTTTCTTCCGGCACAAAGTCATTCTTTAATGCTTTGTATATTTGTTGGTATATATCAGTGTATCCAATGCTCATATTATTCCTCATCTAATTCTATTGGTTTAAACCCTACCATTTTTTCCCAGCTAGTAACAGAAGACTGTTGGATTTTTCCGTCTGTAAACTTAAGATCATACTCTAACCAATATCTACAATCTTCGGAAGGTATGGCTATATAAGTATAGCACCTAACATGTTGATGTACATAATGTTCTTCATATTTATCGCCATTTTTTAGATACATAAACCCTTCTCTATCAAGGTAGTAAACATCTAACATGCATTCAAAATCTTTAGTTTGAAAGTTGTCCGCAGCAATTGCGTTTTTAATAAAAACTATATGTTCGCTTGTAGCGTTCTCGGGTAAAGGTAAATCATAATTTACATCTAGATAATCAAACATTCCCATTATTGCCCCAATAAAATTTATCGATTGTTTCGTTGTGTATTATACTATCATCATGGATAATAAGAAAACTTGGTACGAATCTTTTTTTAGGTATTTGTTCCGCTGTAGGCCATATTTTTACCTAGTAACCCAAAGGATGAGACCAACAAAAGTTGGCCTCACCCTCGGAGAGCATCTGACTTCGTATGTACAGTATAGCATGTGGTCCGCCATCTGAGGCACTATTTAAAAAACATTTTTTTGAGTTAACAAAAGACATTGTCAAACGATTTAATTTAATCGTCGTCTTCTACTCCGCGGTCACCGCAGAATGGGCTTTGGGGGATGGGTCCAGAGCAGGCACAGGGGTTGTTGCGTTGTCCCGGGACTGTCATGAGTCTTTATCTTTCCTTGACTGATCTTGAATATGCTCTTTGGATTCTTTGGTAGAATTTGAGATCTACGTTGCCTGTAGCAAACTGATCTATAAGTTCCATCATGTCGTCCATTAAGTCAGAATCTTTGTTTCTTAAAAAGGTTTCTGCTGACTTTTGCATTTTCATTCCCTCGTACTTCGCTTGAAGTTCTGAGAGTGTTTCTTTAAGTTTCACGATTTCCTCGTTGTTCTGTTGCATATTATTTTATATAGTGAACAAAGGCTTGTTTCCGTAAACTAATTTGAATAATAAAAATAATATTTCTTGGAATAAAGATATAAGAAATTTTAAGTCTGTAACTTTAGAAATAATTTTTTTAAAGTTATCTTTATTAATCATAGTTTGCACGGAGTGTCCTTTGTGAGATGAAAAGAGTAGTGAAAATATAATATATTAATTATGCTTGCGCGTCCTGCCGACTAAGGACGAAGGGGATGTAGTTTCTGGCATTGTTCTTGCACCAGTGCATGGGTTCTTCCATTAGGCCAACAAATGTTTGGAAAGTTGATTTGCAATGCGGACAGAACCAGGAGTTCTTACCTTTGTATTTGACAGGTGTCTTAATACTTGTGTCCAAAACCTTAATGGTAGGCTTTCGTAGGGACTGGTCTTCTATGACGATTCTAGAGGCCTTAGAAGCTGTCTGAGGGGCAGATAGACAGTTAGGGCATAAGCGGGGTTTACGTCCTCTTGTTTGTTCTCTTCGCCATGATGACTGGCACTCTTCGCAAACTAAACTTTCTTTAGGCATTATATGCTCCCTTATTTCTAATTGCCAAACTCTGTACTTTGGATATTATATATAGGTAAGCAACAAAAAGTCAAAAAGTAACTATTTACCTTGTTCCTGTATATGGCAATGGAAAGGTGATCCTGTGTAAGGATCAAATTTTGCAGCTGTAGACAAAGCTTTTAAAGCCAATTTTTTAGCTTGCGGTATAGTAAGTTTTCTGTTAGTAACTAAAGCTTGGAGTGCACCTAAGGCATAAGATGAACCAGAACCAAGAGCGTACATACCAGAAGAATCAGAAGTCCAAGAGTAATCTCCGTCAACAACATAAATAATTCCATGTATAACTACAAGTATTGTAGAAGCCTGTTCGGCCATATGCTCTTTGTCTTCTTTAATATCAGGTATTGCGTAACCTTGTTGTTCAAAACATTCTCTTAATGCGGGAATAAACTTGGCAGTAAAGAACTGATCTAGTTTTTTGCCTCGCATATTTATCGGCGGAGTTGGTGGCTGAAATACGTGGTGAAGAATATTGATAGCTCTAACATCACCTGCAGCACCCAAAAGGTATTTGCCATTAACCGCAACTTTACCACACCCCTCTTTTAGGGTTGAAATTTGAGAAATATATCCACCGGAATCACTTGAAGATATACGGGAATCAACATAAACAACAGCAAAGTTATCGCCCTGCAAACCAACTATAGTTGTCATGCATTTATTATATCATCATTTTGGTATTCTTGTGTATAATAAAGTGACCCAAAAATCTGAACAGCTATTCTGTTTATATCACTTGAATTAGCTGGTTTCCACATTTTTTCGTAATAAGCGTAATTTTTGTTATTACGATGCTTCTTGTTCTTTTTTCTGGACATCGATATTACCATTTTCAATTGGATAATTAATTCTTGCAGACGAATATTTATTTCTTATATTTTTATTAAAGTACTCACCAACAGAAACAGATCTAATCAAACGATTATATATTTCTTCAGAAACATCATGATATACCCAAGTGGTTCCAGAATTAAATTTTATATATAAAAAATCAGAGTCTTCATCCCAAGAAACATTTATAATAAAAGAACTGTCGCGGAAAAAATAAGATTTAATTGTCATATGTACCTATGCATCGTTTTGGTGTACTGGTCGATATAGAAATGTAGATCTAGTATTTGGGTAGATTCTTCTTCTCTGGTCAAATGGTAAAAACCGTTAGACCACAAAGCACCTTCCACTATGTAGCCTGGTTTATAAAAACCTTTTGCACGGCTTATCGTATGATATGAGCCATCTTCCAACATCTTATATCTTAAAATATCTAATGGTATAGAAGAATTTATCGTTTGGTCAAAGCCATTAACCTGAACCTTGACTCTAGCATGCAGCGCAGAAAAAGTTGTTGCTAAGTCAAGAGTTTCTTTAAGGCCATATTCACTAGCTGAATAGTGGTAAAACAACGGAAAAACATGGTAGAAGTTTTCTACAAGACCAAAAGAACTTTGTTCGTCCAAAGTAGATTCAACAGAATGAAGAATTTCTGGGCAATGGATAATGGCCTGCATCTTAAATGTATTCTATTCTCTCTAATTGTTTTTGCTCTTTTACAATCATCTTTACATAAAGAGTTTTCTTCTCTATAGTCGAAAGAAACTTTATTGCGTTAACTCTCCACTCAGCTTCAGTATTCTTAAAAGCATTTATAGCTTCTTTGGTTTCTTGATTTTGAATCATTTCATTTACCTTAGCTTTACGCGCAGCAGCTCGAGAAGACAAATGGTATTCAACATTTCTTCTAATGGAAGATAAAGAATAAAGCCAAAGATCTAAATTTGATTTTAATATTTCTAATTCTTCTGATGTAGAAGTAGACTTAACGTCCTTAGTAACTATTTCTTCAAATTTAGTAAATTGTTTAGCGTCAAGATCAGATATGAGAGAGTGAGTAAATATTGTTTCTTTCATCATACAACTTCTTTCTTAGATTGATGTATAAATTGATAAGCTTGAATCATATCAGAGCGGAACTGCTCCACTGCATTAGCACCTGATTTTAAAACATATCCAGGAGAATATGTTGGCAGCACGGGCCAATAGCCTAGCCATGTTACACTGCCACGGTAATCTTTTATTTTAATCTCAGTTCCAAATATAACTGAACAAGCAAGACCGCCCATGGTAACTATGAGCTTAGGGTTCAAAGATTGTATTTCAGTATGTAAATATGGAGAACAATTAATTATTTCTTTGTTATCATACTTACCAAACTTAGGACATCTATTGACATATGTCAAGCATAAATCGCTTGATTTAAAACCAGCTTCTTTAATAGATTCTACCATCAAATTTATAGCATCTGGTTCTATGGAAGGAGATTCAGCGACAATCACTACATCTGGATCAACTACATTCCACTTTGGAAGCTCGGCAGTAGATGGTATAGCACACTTCTTGCAGTTACGAGTAACGGTGTGTACTTCTTTGGGAGTTATCGCAACTTTTCTAGAAAGAAGCTCTGAACGAAACTCTTGAAAAATACTATTAAGTTCAGACTGCGGCAAATGCTTTGACATATATTGATGTGTTAAAGCAAGCAGATCTGTTTCTCCAAAGGATAGGTACATCCCAGAAGCTGGTCTTAATAGACTCTCCCCCTTTTCGTTCAGGGCTTCTTCTATCAAAGAGTTTAATAACTCTTCGCTAAATTCTTCCATTAGAAGCTGTCTGGTACAGAGCTCTGCGTTTCTGTTTCAGATGATGTTCCAGTGGAAGCTGTCTTAGCTCCTTGAGTTCCAGCAGTTGTCGCATAAGAAATATGCTCTGCAACTACAACAACACGATTCTTGTTCTGATCGTCTTGCTTCCATCTTTCTTGCACTAAGCGTCCAACAATTTGAAGCTTTGCGCCTTTCTTAATCTTATCAGCTTTTACTTGACCGTGAATAAAGGTCGCGTTCTTGCCAATAAAACCATTGGCATCTTTGAGATAATACACCACATCAAAATATCCTGATGTATTATCTGAGCCCTTTTCTGATCCAGCGTAATCTACCGCTAAACGAAACTTTGCAATTTTGTCGTTAACCAATTCAACATCGGTAACAACTCCTCCGGTAAGGTTAATTAAGTTGCGTGGGTCTATCATAGCTATTCCTTGCTTTCTGTATTGTTATTTAGGATTTGTTTAAAGTTAGTTGATATTTCGTCAAGAAACTGCGTTGATAATTCTACAGCCTTAACAGGACCAAAGTCAATCGTGTAATCGTTAAAAAGGGAAACAAACAAATTGTATATCCCACTCTTTAAGTCAAGAACTTTATCAGTAGATACGTACTCATCTACCTGATCAATTAATCCGTCTACCTTTGTGTTATCGTCTTCGTCCTGCATGTTATTGCGTCCTTCTAGATAAAGCTGAATCTATCATCTTGCCAAGCTGTTTTACATCTTCAAACCCTTTGTCATACATTATTGATATGATTGGCTTTGGATCAATGTGGTTGTAAGTTATAAGTTGAAGATTAAAAACATCATTCAAGCTGTAAACTCTATAGTTGTTTAAGTCTCTTTTAGGACTAGGGTACTTATTGTTTTTTTCTCTATTAGAAATTGTAAGAGTAGAAACATTAAGTATTTGGGCTACTTCGGACCTGTTAAAGATTGGTTCAGTGATAGAATTACGGGACATTTTATCTACCTTTATTTAAGTTTATATATGATAATATAATATCATTTATTTGATAAAAAATCAACCTTAATGGTCACACATTATTTGTGGTCATTACTTGAATTTCGCGCTCAAAGCTGCAATCAGCGGTATTTAATTCAGCACCGAGTGTTGCAATAAGATGAGGGAGTAAAGAAGAATAAGTATAAGTTATATCCCACGGTCTTCCAGAAGGGATGCTGATTAAACCATTGTCTAATAAATATGAGACATAATCGCCATGGTCATAATCGTCATTTTCCATAACTGCTTCTATATCCTCAGGGTCATAATGGCCAGAAAGGTAATCTGCTAAGTTATCGTAGTAAGCACTCTGGTCACGGACACTGTCGGTTCGATAATCAAAAGTGCGAGTAGGACCAGACACATTCGGCCATGACATTTCGCAAACATCGGATAAAGAAAATTTTTCCCAAACACTTAGGATAAGTTTAACCTGCCCTGGAGAAGCACTGTATCTGTTTATGGACATATTGCTAGTGGGAAAATTTAATTGATATACTTGCTCAGGGATGTTCTTTAGCACTGTTTGGTTCTGCGGCAACTGCATAGAAAGATGTAAACAAGCTTCTGTCAAATCATGGTTCGTGCCAGAATTCCAAACCCAGTCATAAGCAGACTGTATTATGCCTGCATGATTCTTAGGATATCTATCAACATCCTCCATGTTTGACATTGTTGGGGAACAAAGTAAACCGTCAGTATAAAAGTTTGGAATAGGTGGAAGAAATAACTCTTGGTCAGTAGAAGACAAGCTGCTCTTCATGAAGAACATTCTTACTTCATAGGTATACATGTTAGGATTAAACTTAACAAAATATAGTTGCCAAGGTATTGGAATACGATAAACCTGTTCAAGATCTTCACAATCATCTGGGACATCAGATCTAGATGCAGGAACATAAAATATATTTTTAAATGTAGGAGGTTTTTCAAAAACTAAATAATTAGTTCCGATTATTTTGACTCCAGGAGGCAATATACCTGTATCTGTAGAGTTAGTTTTTACAGGATTAAAAACAGAAAAATATTCACCTATAGTTCTTTTTGCGGTGTCGCCAACAAGAAGCATGGTATTGTTTCTCTCGGCATCAAATAAAAAAGGATTAGTAATGTTTATATGAGTCTGAAGACTGGCGGCATTGTGTGTCCGATAATTAGAATCTTCTAAATTAAAGTCTGCTATTGTAAGTCTGTAACCTTTATCGTTCATACAACATCCTGTTCAATATTTTGTTTTGGCTTGCAAAGGTGGTCTATAGATCTTGCCAAAAATGATTCATCTACTGTATTAAACCAGGTTCTAAATCTAGATCTTTCTTGTGTTTCTTCAAGGCGTTCTTTGCAATGCGCAAGTATAGTGTTATATATTTCAGAAATAAATTCTCTATCATTATAATTAATAATTACTTCATAAGTGTTATCGGTCAAATCGTAAACAAAAGCAATTTGTTCATTCTCACTTCTATTAGCCATAAAGTCTATAAGCTGACGCTGAATTAAAGTAAGCTGTTGAGGAGGAATTTGTTGAAAAATTGATTCATGTCTAGATATCATAGTTCTATTTCTTACAAAATAAAAATCAAATACATTACTTTTATAAGTGTACTGTATAGAAGAATCAGTTAGTTTAAGTATTGAACTTACGCCAGAAGCGGAAGTTTCACAATGACTTCTACGCTCATGTTCTTCAATTAAATTTGAAAGTTTATAACCATCTATTTTATTTAAAGAATTGTAAGTTTGAATTTCTTTGATAAAATTAATTTTTTGTTCTAAAGTAAAAGCAGAAAATATACCAAAGTTTCTAGTGTAGAGTTTTTCTCTACTAATTCTAGACCTATTTAATTCAAAGTCTTCTTTATAAAATCTTTTAATTTTAGAAAAAAATTCTTTAGAAAAAACAGAAGATAGCTTAGAATAAAAATCTTTATCAGAACTAGGGTTAAGAAACAAGTTTGTTATAGGATAATCTTTATTATTCTTCATGTAACGAATGCGCACTAAGTTCTGTTCAAGATCAGCATTCCATCCACCCATCATATAATTATTAAATATGTAATTATAGATATAACCAATGTTTCCTTTTTCAAATTCTTCAAGATCTAAAACATCATTAAAGTCACTTAAGGAAGCAGAAAAACATATCTTAGAATTGCTATAAGAATTAGGGTAAAGACAAGGAATAAGTTGGTCATCAAGAGATTCAATTGGCCCACTGTTTAGGAAAAGCTGAACATCAGAAAAAGATCCAGTAACAAATGAGTTAGCCTTGAATATCATAACTGTCCAAGGAATCCAGACTTTAACAGCTGGCATTTTAGGATGCCCTGAATGAGCGCCACCCATGCGAAAATCAACTTCTAATTCAAAAGGAGGACGTTCTATAACATAGGTATTATTTTGGGAAATATACCTTACTGCCATTGGGTAAACAAAATCTTTATATCGTTCAAAAGAACGAACTTTTTTTATGCTGTAAAGTCTAGGAGTTGGAATCTGTATCATTTCTTGGAAAGCAACTTTTTCTAAATATGGAGGAACATACCTAGCAGAGTCGTAGTGTCTAATCCAATCAGTAAACTCTGAATAGGCATAAGGTTGGGAGGATTCAATTGTATAGATCCTCGTGTGGTCACTGTTAGAATCAAAGATATGTTGCATAATTGGGCCTCAAACTAAAGATAGAATATAGCTTTTTTTTTCAAAAGAATTTAAAGATTCTTCGTGTTTTTGATTTGGCTTAAGAATATAATGATCATAAGAAGACATAACTTCATCCATAACTGAAATTATACTATCTCTTAATTCTTGAGTATCTTTTTCATGAACAACATAATTTATTTGACTGTTTGTTTTGTCAAACAATTGGTAAGTTGCAAAACCATTAGATAATTTAATATATCTAATTTCAAAACTTTGAGCCTTAGAAGTGTTTGAATTAACCTCTACGGATTTAATGAGTTCATAATCATATTCATAAAAAGGACAAGAAGAAAAACCGTAAGTTGAATTAGAAGGATTAGAGTAAACGCAATGATGAGGGGTAAGCTTGTTTACATAAACCTTGGGACTAGAACAATTAGTGTCTACGGTAGATGGTTTGTTGGCAAAAAGATAACCAGAAGAAATATGTATAGAACCATCTTTGGTCATCCCGGTAAAATTCTTGCATACTGGAACAGGAACTGATGAAGGAGAAACTTTAAATATAAGAGTTAAATCTAGCATCCAACCATTTAATTTATCGTCTACATATCTTTCGGTCCAATGAGGAATTTGACTTTTGTCCGGATCTAACTGTTTCATGAAACTATCTTTCATAATATAGTTAGAATATATAGTTTGGATAGTTTCGCTCAAAGCAGTGATTTCACCTAAGTGTGCAGGATAATTAATGTACAATTCACCGCTATTAAAAAAATCATAAACTACTTTATTAACAGGAATTTTATTATAATTATTAATGTAAAAATTTACAGTGTGCTCACTGTCCATTTTTACTGTTGAAAACTTTGAACCTATTTCACTTAATTTTATTTTATACATAAAATCCTTTAAATATATTAGATGTTTATAATATTAATGCCAACTTAAAAGATAACCGTTAAGTCCCTGTTTTTGTTGCAAGTCTATTTGCTTGTTCAAGTGAAGAACAGCTGTTTCCAACTCTGCTATATAAGTACGGTAAGCTTCATTGTCTTTTGTCAAACTATCTAAACACTCTACTATCTTCTTAGCATGCCCTATAGAGTCGAAAGGGGTCGCTTCGAATACGTTGTTATGTATAGAGACTAGTGCTGCGTCGTCGGGTGTATATTTGGCAATAATGCAACCTTTGAAGCCAGTAGTGGAAGGCTCAAATTTATCTTTTATGAATAATGAACTATCAAATAACACATTGAACAAGTTGTCTTTTGCTGATGGAAGAACATTTTTAAACATGTGATTAATAAATTTAGTAGAACTATATGGATAAACATAGAATTCTCTTTCAGAATAAAAGTAATTGTAGTTACTTACAAACTGATCATATTCTTCTTTGTGTGAAGCAGAATATTGTTCTACATAATTTGTAATGCTAACATCATTTTCGATGTGAGCTTTAATAATATCTATCCGGTTAAATTTCCACAGGATATATAAATCAAAAGTTAGCCGCTTACTACCATGAAGGTTCGGCATTGCTTCATTCCAGAAAGCATTAAAAGAAGAATGAGACTTAAAATCAGTTATTAACATTAGTTGACCTCTATAGAGTATAGTTCTATTTTTGATTGTCGAAGATAGGTTAAGAGTGAACTTTCAACCATATGAAGAGATTTAAATTCAGGACAAATAGATTTAACAATTGGATAAATTTGAGACAGATAAGCTATATTCTGTAATAATAAATAGTTCTGTTTATCTACAAACAAAACGCATTCATTATTATTTATCTGTGTTAGATAACTTTTCCTTAACCACGTTGTTAATGGCTCTGGCAAGTCCTGGATCTTTATCGGCCACAAATCCTTTAGATCCTTCATTTAATGTCTCCACCATCTTTTTTCTTTGTTCCGAAAGCGAATCGGTAAAAGCTTTTTGTGCTTCAGGTGAAGCATAGTTCAACTGAGTTGCTAAAGCTTCCATCACTACTGCTTGTTCGCCGTAAGCATAAACTATTGTAGCGACCTGATCTTCGTAGGCTTCTATCTTCTTGATGATATCCTTAAATTGATTTTCAATATCGTCATAAATTTTTTTATAAACTTCTTCCATCAAGGTAGAAAGTAAACCAGTAATTAAACTAGCATCTGGTTGTTCAATAGGCGTTTCCATAATTAAATATTATACCAATCTGGGTTGTTTGTTACGTGGGATGTAAGTGATAGCTTCAATATAAAAGCTATACTAACAATATCTTGTCTAGTTACTTTGATAGAATCAACAGAAACTGGTGAAGACATGTTGGGGATGAAGGCTCCGCTCTCTGTTTTGCGTGCAGCAAAGTGGCCGCACTTCCAGGTGAAAGCATTGCTGTCATAAGACTTGTCTGAATTCTGCCAATAATGAGATTTAAATATTCTAGATATTGGCTTAGAATCTATTAATCCTCCGCCATAAGAAACAAAAGATTCATCGGTGGGGCTGCCATTCTTTTCATTAGTAGGAAAATTAATTTTAGCTGTTCCATTAATGATAGAATCAAGATATGCGGCAAAATCAATTGCGTCAACAAAAACCATAGTGCTACCGAGTAACTTGCCATCAGGCGAAGTCTTGCCAATATCTATTTTAAATTTAAGTCCTTGGTACCAAGGTTTAATTGAAAGAAAACCGCTCTGAGTTTTAGAACGAAACCATTTTTTATAAAGGTCCTGATC